AGACGAAAATCATGAATAAATTTTTGTATTTTGTCTGCTTGCTTCATAATAAAAAATTTAGTGTAATTGTAAAAGTTTATCTCAAAGGATCAATGTATGGTAAAAACAATAGTTTTGGTTGAATCACATATCAGTATACATACTTGGCCTGAATATAATTACGCTGCTTTGCACATATTGTCTGTGGTGATTTTGAAAAGGCATTTACTTCTTTGGATTATTTGAGAGAAAAATTGAGACCTATGTTTGTAAAAAAAGAAATGCATTTGCGAGAAACTAACGCCAGTAATAAACTCTAACTTTACCTGGATATACTTCGTTCAAAACCTGTATACGTCTATTATTACTATCCAATGTATATTCCAATTTCTTAATTAACATACCTCCTATAAAGTTAGTGCTTGAATCTGTTATCTGACTGCTAAAGTTTATAACTTCTATCTTTTTTGTATCACTTAAGTTTATGTCTGTAGGTATATCAATCACGAATGTATCTCTAGCATAGAATGTATCAATATTAATCTCTTGTATATGAAACAATGTCAAATCATTAATACTAGTAGGAACCAATAAAGGTTCTGCAGTTACATCATTCTTGAGAAATACCTTAACAATTACACCTCTAATTGGAATGTAAGTTATCAAATCAATAAACTTAATGTAGGGCATATCAACATATACAGACCAATCACTTCTAAAAGTTTGTTCCTGACTATCAACAATTATGTTCTGTGTCCATGATGCAGTATCTATTCTAACGTAAGCATGCATATTCATAACTAATCCAACTTGATTAGTTTGTCCAGAAACAGGATAAACCTTTACTGTTTCTGTATTATCTCTGAGTGTATTGTATAAATCAATGCTACCAAGTAAATTGTTATTTTCTGTAGCAATGAATAATTCTCTAGGTAGATATATTATGTAAGGAATTTTGATTAGGTGATATCTACCAACTGTGAATAGATTTGTTATGGTTGTTTGACTTTCAATCATCTGAGCCTGTGTACTATAATGCAAAGCCAAATCCATTTGATAGGGTAATCTAGTTATGTGAGCTACAATCTCAACCTGAAAGTTCGTATAACCTGCTACATTTGTATTGTTATCAGATAAGTTTATTAATGAGTCATTTCTAGCAGCAAGGTATAATTTTATTAAAGGTTGTTCAAAACCTGAAGCATGAAACTGACCTAAAAACGGTTGCTCATATCTATCCATTATTTTTTCATCAAAAACAACACAAAATGGTTTAGGTAAACCTCTGGCTAGCAATTCACTGTATGAACCAATTATAGATGGTTGACCAGATAGGAATATAATTCTATCAAGTCTTGTTTTATTATTCTCGAAATCCATAAATTCAACATCTCTATCAAACAACCTTTTCAAAATATACGATGCATACTGTTTGACATTGCTTGCAGTATATCTAACAATAAAGCTTTGTTTATTTTGTAGTAACAACATTGACAAACAAGCTACAAAGTAAAATGTCAACTGTAACTGTAAATATAAACGCTTTGTATACTTTATATCTTGATAAAATTGTAGAAGAGTTTGGAAGGAAGACTAAACCAGAAAATTTTGCAATAGCTGAATTTTCAACTCTTGACCTGGAAAGAGGTTTTAAAATTGGAGACTTAGAAAATCTTGTTAGCAGAGATACAAAAGTCATTATACAACATAGTAGTGGTCAATTATATTTAGTTGATACTCAAGTTTTAAAAGAACCAGTTAATATAATAAAACAATGTGGAGACTTAAATAAGTTTTATGATTCAATGCGTCGTAAATTGATGAATGCGGTTAAGGAAGAAGAACACAAACAAAAATTTGTTGACTACGGAGCATTGCATCTAGCAATATTAAGATTCTTCATCTATACTCATGGTTCTAAACAAGTAGCAAGAATCATATCAACCAAAATGATAATGGGACAAAATCTAATTGCAAGATTAGGTTTTAAATTCCTATTTGGAAGATCATTAATCTATCAAAAGATAGAGAAATTTAGACAAGTACCGATGGAATTAAATGATATGGAACTGATAACTGTTTTAAGCTTTGCATTAGTGTATAACGGTCAAGAACTTAAAAAATATCAACAAATGTTAATTAAAGAAAACATATCATTGGATAGTTTTGCATATCAATTAATTAAAGTTGAACAAACTGAGGAAAATACAAAACAGAATAATAACGAACAAAATAATAGTGAAACTGTTCCAAAGCAGGATGATAACCAACAAAATAATAGTGAAACTGTTCCAAAACAGGATAATAACGAACAAAATAATAGTGAAACCACTTCAAAACAGGATGATAACAAACAAAATAACAGTGAAACTGTTCCAAAACAAAACACAGGAAACAAACCACATCCAGTAGCAGCAATAGCAGCTTTAGTTGTAGTAGCAATTACTAGCCTTGCTACTGTAGGATATCTCATAATATTCTTCATCGAATCTGTCAAACATGCTTTCACCACTGTAACAACCACAATAAGCAATATAATAACTAGCAGCAAAATATTGATATTTGCTGCTGTTATAGCACTAGCGTATATTTACAGAGATGTTCTACTATATTGGATTACAGTCAAAGCATTAAAAGAACAAAAGCAACAACAACAGGATGACAGACAAAACAGAGATAGGAGAGATAGATTTAATGAAAACAGAGAACACAGAAATTATGAACAAAAATATCAAGAGCACGAACAAAAATACAAGCAACTTGTAAAACAAAAAATAGAGACATTACCTAGATTGGTAATTGCTTCAATATAATTTTTTTTACTTTTTTTAGATGAGCACTAATACTCTATAATGAGACTGGGCGATATACTCAAAGATTTTATTAAGACTGATATTAGTTATGATGTTTTTGGTTTATTGATTGATGATTGTATATTAGTCAGAAGCAAATATGCTCACCTGATTGAGGAAATCAAGCAAAAATACAACAAACCAACTTACATTGTTGATGGTATTGTAGACTACAGTAAAGGGCAACCTTTATACACTACAGATCTCAAGAGCACAAGCAGCAACAATGTATAATGCCATCTACCAAAAGTAATCAAAAGCCAAGAATTGTAAGAATACCCTATATCCGATCTAACAATCAAAAGATATTTCTACTTGATTTAACCTTTAACACTTATAATACAATAAAGTCACTTATAAACAATTACATAAAACCAAGGCTAAGACCAACAGTTGTTATTCCAAAGCTAACTATAACTAATCAGAATGCATACATAGAATATCGTAAAGCCTTAATACAACAGGGTATTACAGTTTTAAATTGGAGAACAAAAATTCCTATGCTATCACAAAGTAATGATGATGTGTCAGAACCAGAGAAAGCATATAACACACTTAGTTTGACTGTTGCTAACTTCATAGACTTAACACTAATATTTAGCAGTTTACATAACTATTATCAATCCAGATACATACAACTAAACAGAACATTAACCAAAATAATTGAGAATCATTTTGTTTTGCAACAAAACACTAATAACATTTTAGTATTGATATTTGATCCTCAGTTCGCAGCAAATATACTAAACATAAACAATATCAGAAATGATGTTATCGGTAAAATTCTCTATTATGGAAGCAATTGGCTTAGTTTGTTTTCGGAGATATACATAGCAATAGTTACAAGTAGAGGCTACGATAATGATGTAAAAATGCAAATACTTAAACTAGTAAATGTTAGCAGACAACCTTATTTGATTGTAGGAATTTTGGATAAATATCTTAGAAAGTTTGCTCCCCAGGAGACAGATAAACAAACAACTACTACAAACAAATTATATTCAATAGCAGATCAAAATGTTACAAACTATAAACCGATTAACAAAACAGAATATCAATTCAAAAAGTTTATATCTGCTTCACATACATTAAATATCTCACTAGAGAGAAAACATATACCTGATGTTAGCAGCATAACATTCGAGAGAAAAGAATTGCATATACCAACATTCTCTAGATTTTTAACTCAGAAAGATGAGAAAATCATAAGAAATGATAGGATTGAACAATATAGCACCATAATACCTGCAATGATTAGAATTATGGAAGATCAAGGTATAAAGATTAAGAAAGTTGACATTGATCATGTTAAACCATTTAACAGTAACAGAGTTACATTAGTCTCAAAAGTTAGATTTCACATACAGCTACCGGGAGGTCAAGAAGATATATTAGAGGTTGAACTGCCTCAGTTAATTGACAACTATTACTTCTATGTTAATGGTCGTAGAAAGATAATGACTTATCAGTTACTCTCAGATCCAATAACGATTGTAAAACCATACACAGTTAGGATACATACAATGTATCAGGTTGCAACAATAACATATAATCCTAAAAAACGGACATCAAAAATATACACAGTTGGAGTTGAACTTAATCCTGCTATATTATTTATGGTTCATGGTAGAAAGAAGTTCTTCAATTTATTTGGTTGGGATTATGAAATAGTTTAAGCTGTTTTTTTGTTAAGCTTCTTCATAAATATCTATTGTAATTCTTTTATATCTCAATCGGAATAGCGGATCAATATGTTGTGGTTGCTTTCTTATAACTTTTATGTTAGCATTTGGTCCTAGTTGTCTTCTAACAAATTGTACAATGCTAGACAAATCAACTTCATTTGAACTATTATTTAGTAAGATGTAATACGGCCTAGATAAATTACTCATATCTCTAAATTTAGTACAGTTGTTATTAGACAAAAAAATCCTAATATTAAGATTCTACTCTAAATACACCTTTTATAAACTCTCTTACATATGCTCCTGTATATGAATCAATTGTTTTGCTAGCTAACATAGTTGGAATTAGATTATGTCTCAGAGCAATTGCAATCAACTTAATAGTTGTAGCTAAAACTTTACTGTTAACAAATTTCTCGTTAAAAGGTAATTCATACAAAGATCTCAAATAGTGATATTGGTCTACAAACTTGTATTTTTCATCTATCATGCTAACCAGAATAGTGTCATATATGTTGTATGCAATAACTAAGCTTGGATCTTCATCCCAGATTTGTTTTAAGGATTTGTTTATTTTTACTTTGCTGGATTTTAATTCTAATTTTGAGACATTATCCAAAGAGTAAGATGTTAGATCTGGTTTTATATTGCGATACATCTTTAACAAATCTATTGTTGCACCATAGACTAAATCACAATCTATACCCACATTCTTTTCATCATTCACTTTACAGGGAATAATGGAACTATCGTTTGTTAGCTTTATGTATCTGTTTATAATGTATGATACGTCAAAGCCAACATTCCAACCAACATACAAAGCAAACTCATCTTTTATCTTATTGGTTATATGAACAACTAAATCCTTTTCATTTTCGAAAGCAATCAATTCAATTTCTTGACTAACTTGTTCTGGTAAATATTTTTTTACTGTTTGTAAATCTATATGTTTTGTTTGCAAGTAACAACTATATATTTTGTTCTTATTGTTATCCATATAACTGTAACATATGATGGGTCTATCAGCTACAACTGGATCTGGAAATTCTCCTTCATTGTTTAAAACTTCTATATCCAAGTATATATAACTGGGTTTGTGAAACGATCTATTTCTAGATATTGATAGGAATAACGCAAAATTCTGAACTAAACTGCCCTCTATAACTCCAAATGAAGAACTTTTGCCATTTATATTTTTTATGTAGTCACTAAGTATTTTATTGTAATTTCTGCTAACAATTCTGAGTTCTTTTTTATCTCCTGTTACAAATGTAGCGAAATTGAATTTTTTGTCTGCATCAAAATTATGTACAAAAGTTTGAATTGGTAATCCGATAATTTTTTTGCCTGCTTCAGGTTTGTATAAACATAACAACATATAATTTTCATGTTCAAAGCAGGATATTATATCATATCCATCTAAATCAATATCCAAATCTAAATTCTTAGCACTATCATATTCTGATTGTAAGAACTCTAATTGTTTTGCTGCTTCTACTTTGCTTGCTGTATCTATGTAGACTAGATTTGGATTATTTGTTGCTTGCTTAAATGTATCCAAAATATGATTTATGATATTCTCTTCTCTACTTCTCAAATAGTAAGCTGGATGATATGTTGCATAAATTTCTATCTTTTGTTTAGTATTCCTATCCAAAACAGTGTCTATAAATCCTTTTTGTGATGCTTTAATATGCTTAAGTTGGTAAATTTTACATATTTGTTGCAAGCCTCTATTACCTAGTGTAATAATTTTAACAGGTGAATATTTTTGTATTTGATTAATGATGTTTGGTCTACATTTTGTTAGCACAGTATCATTTGGAGTTTCATTCTTATCTGGATGACATAAAACACTATTTGTTATTACAATATTGTAGTTTTTGATTTGTTTTATAATGTTACGAATTATGGAGCCTGATTTACCTGTAAATGGCTTACCGGTTTTTGCTTCTGTGTAGCCTGGTGCTTCACCAACTAACATAATAGTTTGATCTGATCCATTATCTATGTAATCCTCCATAACAATAGGACGATCTCTTAACATACATGAAGCGCAGTTATCAAACTTCATACAAAAAAATTTAGTATTGTTGCTGCTTTATATTTTTAAGTATAGGATGACCTAATACTAAAATTTTTTGAGCATTCTCTTTAACTTCAAATTCATTTTCAAGTTTCATTAACTCCTCTATGAATCGCTTTCTATAGTTACTTGGAGCTTGGAAACCTGCTGCTAGAGGATTGAATGATGGTGTTCCATCTTCTGTTGTTGATGAAAACAATAAAACAGGTACGAGATCAATGACAGTCATATTTACATCAACATACTTCGGATGACCTGAAATAAAAGTCTCTTTAGATGGAGTAAAACTAATGTTTTGAACTGCGGCTAGTGGTATAAAAACTTGTCCTGGAACTAGACATGAAAACATATAAGGTGGAGCAGTAAATAATCTGCTTAGAAATGTTCCAGATTTAAGAAATTGAGATATAGCATCATCATTATTAGACCAATAATCACTCCATAAAGTAGGAGCAGATATCATATACAAACCAATAAGAGGTACTAATATATTCTCAGTAAATTCATTGAAACTGTTTGCAACAAATCTCATATTAATATTAACTGATAGTAAGTATGTGCTACTCTCATATGCTTGAGGATAAGCTGGTTGTTTAGCTAACACTAAATTTCTAATAATGTCAGTTATTTTGTTTAAACCACTATCTAAGCTAGTAAATATTTGATTTGGTATCAGTTGCTTAATAGTATCTGTAAGCAATTTACCAATAGCAGCTAATATTGCTACATTTGCAATAATACCCGATGCCATCTCTATACCAAAATTTAACAATTGTATACCTACATCATTTTCTAGTGTATTGTTGTACTGCAGACTGATATCCAGTTCTCTAGCCAAGTATACTAAGTTACTTACATTTGTTAGTTTGTTTTTTACCTTAGCTAATTGTTTACTGAAACCGTTTGTTGTAAATTTTGTTACACCTGTAAAATTTACGCCTTCCCTTAAATATTGTTCAAGAACTTTGAAATGCTGTAATATAAGATGTGGAAGTGAATCAGCTACTTGCAATCCGTCTACACCTTTGAACCAATTTACTAAATTTGTATAGCTGGGATCATTAGCAAGCAACATAACTATTAGTAGCATTTTGATTTTATTATACAATCTAGAAGTGTCAATATCTTTTTGATAAAATGGTTTGAATAATACCCAGTTTGATGTTGCTAGTACATCAAGATGTTGTTGATACAAAAAGTAATCAATATCTTTATATCTGTCTGATACATCTTTACCAACAAAAGCAAAGTTACCCAATTTAAACATGATTACGATGCTTATACAACATATCTAAACTTAGTTATATGCTATCAGATACATTGATTAAACATATATTCCGCGATAATGGTATTTTACCATCCGTGTATGTATTTAAAGATCCCTACCTCTATGAGATAGATTTAATTGATGGCTTCTTTCAAACTATGAGATATTTATCAGCAAATGTTAGAAAGTTTGATAGGTTAGTTGACTTCATTAAATCAGATCAATACAATGACATTTTGAGTAGTGATTTTGGTATCATGGCTAGCAGAGATAAGAAATCACTGATGATAGAATTTCACAAAAAATTCAAAACGAACTACATAGCAGAAATAAACAAAAGAATATTGAGAGTAGATTATTTTGATCAAACGGAGATTAAAGATATGACCACAGATTCAATAATTGTTTTGTGCAGTGAACAAAAAATTAAAGACTATATTACAACATTGAATAAAAATTATCATATTCGCATCACAAGATATGAGGTTATACTATCAAAATTGATTAGTCATAGTACTATTATGGTTATATAGTATTGATTACTTTTTTCCGCCTTTCTGCTTCTTCTTCTTGCCCTTCATAATAAATATTTGCTATTTTTTATACAATACAAAGCAATACCAAACATGCAAAAGAGTAAGTTTGAAGAGCTTCGCAAGAGAGTCAGAGTTTATCTACCTCAAAGTAATCAATATGTAACAATAAAAGAACCGCTAGCAAAACAAAGAATAAATATCATGAACAATCTTTTAGCATTGCAAACAGCTGGTAATGTAGATAAGGAAGAACAAAGTCTAGAGAGAATAAAGTTCCTGTATAAAATCATAGATAATTATGTTGAGAATTGTGTAGAAGAGTATGATCAAGTTAGTAAAAAAATCACACTAGAAGAAAAACATTATCTCATACTACCGATAATTGAGTTGCTAGCAACATTAACTGTTATTGAAGTGAAGGAATATTGCTCCAAATGCAACAGTGAAAATAATTTTGTGCTCACATATGATTTGAATTTATTCAACAATCCCAATATTGACATACTTGAACATATAAAAAACCTAAGAGAGCAATTTGAGATAGAGAAACCTATCTATCCACTGATTTTTGAATTACCAGAAAAGAGTCTTGAACCAACAGATGTAAATATAAATGTGGAAAATCTAGATATTAGAATAAAAGTTGGTTTTCCCTTGGCTTGTATAAATATTGAGGATGTAATAAATGCTCCCTTTGCAAATTTTGAGTATGTTCACAGTTTATATATATTTGAAACTGGACCTCAGGAGAAAATTAAACTGATGTATAATGCTACAAGCGGAAACGTATCTGCATTAAGAGATTTACCTGAAAGTCTAGTCAAAATCATAACAAGAAAACTCAACAAAGCTATTGAACCTTATCGACAGGAAAGAATTAATTTAAAGTATATGTTTACGTGTCAGGAATGTGGAAATCAAAATGAGATTACATTTGAACCTATACAGCATTTTTTCAGCATCTTCATGCAGTAAAATTAAGTCCAATGACATTTTTGAGCAATGCTCTGGTTTTGGAAATTAAGGATTTAGATATTTTTAATTTACCCGCTAGTTTTATGATTATATTTCATGTTCAAGCAACTAAAATTGCAGAGAAACAAAAAGAATTAGAACATAAATTATCTAGTCAATCTAAACAAAAAATTAATCATCCTTTTGTATTCTAAAATTTTTTGTCTAGATGTTATATAAAGCAATTAACAGCAACTAAGAATATGCAGATATTGCGAGAACAAATACAAAAAAGCATACAAAAATATTGGAATTTTGACAAAAAAATATTTATTGTAAATGGAAATTACATTACAAAAGAGTTATCTGATGTAGAAGTAGAATTTGTTAATGAATTATATCTGTTAGTCTTTGAAGCAAACAATAAAGATAGTTGTTTAATAACAGGTGTTGCTGATACACGAATTACAATACATGTTCCACATGGTATAGCTTCACTAACATTTGAACAACTACATCATAAACTACTTAACAACGAAAGTTTCTGGGCTAAAATTAATCTCTATCAAAGTACTGGTATGCTCACTTTATCTCAGGTATTGAAGATAGAGAAAAGAAATCCGATCCCAGTTTATAATTGGTCAACTTCTCCCATTGTTTTGGAAAACAGAGCTATCATTAAAGGTTTTACACGTAACGAACCTTTGCTAGTTACAGCAAACGGAAAATCAGCTAAAGATCAACTTGATAACGAGTACAAGAGTATAAGTTTAATCTCTTTGCTAGATGTTATCTTGCAAAAGACTTGACAAGGTTCTTATTAAGGTGGAGTAGTTCACAAAACAATAACAAAAAAAATCACTTTAAGATCAAAATAAACATCTGCCTAAATTTATTAATATGGACAAGGAGAAGTTGAGGAATGAAAGATTTTTGAGAATTTATTTCGTTGATAATGTATTATTAGTCGATGTAAACGATGATTGGCAAAAGATTTTAAAACAAAAAGAAAAGATAATCAAAATTGAAAGCGTAGAGTGGACATGGTATTTGTCAACTGGCGAGGTTGTGTTTCAATAAAGCTCCTTTTTCTCTCTTCTTTTTTTTACCTCATAATTTTTGCAAATACGAATAAATTTCGTTTTCAATGAGTATTTTGATAGTATTGATTATTCGTTGTCATTATAAACAATATTTTTTGCTCACCAAGTCTAAAATTTACTCTATGAATATAGTAAGCACAGTTCTAAACAAACTATTTGACAAATTATTTTCTATTGATGTTAAAATCAAGGTACTACCTCATGCTAGAACATTACCCATACCAAGATACATGACAGATGGAGCAGCTGGATTTGATCTGTATGCTGCAATAGAAGATCGAATAATAATACCACCATTTGAGACAAGATTAATACCAACAGGTATTATGATTGAATTGCCTAGAGGTTATGAATTACAAATTAGACCTAGAAGCGGATTGGCACTAAACTATAAAGTAACGGTTTTAAATAGCCCAGGAACAATAGATTGGGATTATAGAGGAGAAATAAAGGTTATATTGATAAACTTAGGCAATTCACCATTCACAATACAAAGAGGTGATAGAATTGCTCAAGCAATATTGAGTAGAGTATATAGAGCAAATCTTATTGTTTCCAATGAATTAAGTGAGACAATAAGAAGTGATAAAGGATTTGGGAGCACAGGTATATGATAATAGATGTTATATTGGCTTGCTCTTTAAATTTCTGTGAATTTGATAGCTTATTTAAAAAAGTTGCTTATGAGGTTAATATGGATTATAAATTGCTTAAATCCATAGTTTATGTTGAATCAAAATTTAATTCATTTGCTGTCGGTAACAAATCATATGGATTAGTTCAAATCAATCAATATTGGTTAAAGAAGTACAAAATACCAAAAAAGAAAATTTTTAATCCATATTTGAATGTAAGATTGGGAGCAGAAATTTATTTATATTGCTACGAGAAAACTAAGGATAAATTATTAGCTTTGGATTGCTATAATAAGGGTGAGAATAAAAAATTATCAAGAAAATCAACTTATGTGAAAAAGGTTTTGATTGCTTACAATATGTTTTGATTTTTTTATTTGCGACAAATAAAAAAAGCAGTAAAAGAAAAAATGCTACAACAAATAACAAATATGGAACAACTACTCCTATATGTTGCAACATTATTGTTACAACCTTTTGTTAACAGATACAATGTTTATGATTTACTTGAAGATGATATCTTTCTTGATAAACTATCTTTTTACATTTATCTAGCTTTTAAGGATATAACTTTATCTGATGAGGATAAATCTTTAATCAACTACTATGTTACAAACAACGATTTCAAAGAACAAATAATTGATATGCTCGAAGATATATCATCAAATAGACTAGATGTTATGCAAAGCCTAGATCAGTTCTATTTGGAAAATAAAGATATTGTAGATAGTATAACAAAACTATTTATAGAGGATTTTGAATCTAGTTACGAAAATATAGAATTGAAACAAGAATCTTTGTCTTTATCATACGTAGAAACGGAAAGCACAAAAACTATTAGCAAAACTAAAACAAATACAACTGCATATAGATTTGTACTGCATAAGCATATAGCCAAAAGAGCTGGTGTACACTTTGATTTTAGAATTGAGTATGCTAAGGATTATGTTTATAGCATAGCATTCAGATACAATCCATTTGAGCAAAGCAAAAGCTTAGGTATACCACAACCAATACATGAATCATATTGGATTGACTTTGAAGGAGAGATAAAAGAAGGGTATGGAGCAGGTAAAATAGAAATTATAACAAAAGGTTATGCTAAATTCTATCAAACAGACAAAGGAACATTAATAATAGATACTGTAAGCAAAAAATATGGTCAAGTAACATTTGCTATCGTAAAACTAGACGATGATAACAAAATAATGGTTGTTAAAACAAAAAAATATAACTCAGAGGAAAATAAAAAGGAGCTAAAAATACCAACAAAAAAAGAGATAGATAAATTACTTAGGTAAATGGCATGTTTTTTTTACTTTTGAGTAACCATTTGTTTAAAATTCTCTTCCAATAGATTTTCTATGTTCTTAAGATAGTCAAATCTTTTTTGTATTACATCCAAATTATGTTCGACAATTTCTTTAATTTCTTTTGATAAAGTTATCAATGAATCTGAGTATACTGATGCTCTCATAATTTGCTTGTTTTTCTCATAATATATTGTCATGGGTCTCAATAGAGATTCTTTTATTGGTTCATACTTAAACTCCTTCAATCCTGTCAGCAATTCTTTGACCACTTCCATTGCATGTAATTGATTTTTATTGTAGTAATCCGGTTCATAATTTATGTCAATTTCTATCCTATCAAAATTATGAGCCAACAATATATATGGGCTTCCATATACAAATCCTAGCCCTATATGCGTATCGTTCACAAATTTTTTGAGAAATGATATTTGTGAGTAATCGATATATGGTAGTATAGCATGAGTCATATCATCACCGTCGTTCTCAAAATATATCTTCATGTAATAGTTGAATAGTCTATCTTCTTTTCCAATCTCAACAAATTTTACGATCAAATAAAACAATACATTTGTAGCCTGTTCCTGCAGTCCTAACATGTCTATAAATTTAGACAACTTTCATGAACCAGAATCTAATAAGAAGAAATATCTACGACTACTCTAAATTTATCATTATGAGGTTAAATCTGTGGTCTAGGAAAGGATTAATTAATTTTGAATATGTAATTGATAAGGAATCACAATTACCTATGGTATTCATAAATGCTATTCAAGGTGATTACAAAGGAGATTTCAAAGGAACTACATTGAAAACTGATACAAAAGTAACAACCAAATTATCGTTCGAGGAAATAATAAAATTACTGTACGCTATTAAGAATAAAAGTGATATTAATTTCATGAGAGACAATGTAAACAGAAACATAAATTTCAAGTTTGAAGATACATATTGTCTAATTAGCATGAATAAAGTAGGAGTAAAAATTGAAACAATTGTATTATACGAATTTCTAATGTTTGGATTGAATGTTGCAAAAAATCAAATAAAATTGATGGAAGTAGGAAGACCTAATGTAGACAATAATAATAACAATAGTAATGATGAAGTAACAAATAAACCGGAATTTAAGACGCTAGAAATTGGATTAGATTAATTTTTGTTATATTTCGTTATAGGATTAGCATACGATTTTTTTATGAGGAATTTATGGAACCTATTAAAACACTATTTTACAGAACTTAAATTTGAATGGACTTTATTGATTATAATTGTAGTTTTTATTCAGGTTTATGTTAGCATAACTCCATATATTGATTACTTACTACTACCTGAGATAGAGAATTTGATATTGAGATTGCTCAAAGTTCTTGTATTCATGAATGTAGGATGGATTAGTTCATACAGATTGTATAGAAATGTAGAGGATAACAAATTACAATATATATTGAGAGCAGTACATACTGCTGCTCTAACAATAGCAGGAGCTTTAGTGCTATGATTGGTTTTATAGTTCAGTTCTTGCAAAAAAAAGCTATAATGCTTATTCTTTCAATTGTTATTTTACCTTTGCTAACAGTTGGAGTGTATAAGTTTTACACTCAGTATAAGTATATAAAGAAACTTGAACAAGATTTAATAAATTGTCAACAAAAGCAAATAGAATTACAATCTCAAATATTGGAGTTGGAAAATAAGTCCAATCATTATTTAAGACTGTATAATGTTACTTTAAAGAAGTTGCAGAAACAAATACAAAGATTTGATAACATATCCCAGAATTATGTTATAGAGATACCAAAAGATAAAGATAGATGTAAGAGAATCGAAGTTCAGTTACAAAAATTCAAAGAAATTGAATTGAAACTACAAAATGAAATGGAGGGAGCTAGAAATGAGTAAAATCATGTTTTTGATATTAACATTAGGTTCAATTATAATGTTAGCATCTTGTGGACAAACTGTTATACAAACTAGGTATTTATACAAACCAGTTGCATGCCCTATACCTGAAATAGAAAGAGCTAAACTTGTAAAAATTGAAGAAAAAGATGATCTAGATGTTGTTTTAAATAAACTAATATACAATTACAGTCAATTAAAAGAGGAAAATCTAAAACTATGGAATGTGATAAATGCTTGCAAGGAATTTGAGAAGCAAGTTGAGTTAGAATCAACTCCAAAAGATGATAATACAAACAAATAGATATGCAACTATACTAAAATTTTTTGTATGTTTGTATTACAGGAAGACAAACTATATTTTAACAATCAATTGATTGGACCTATTAACAAACTACACAAAATACACTACCCAGATGCAATTGACATAACTAACATGTTCTTTGCTGATGACAATGATATGGTTGATGCTATTATGAAACATGATTTGGATAGATTTATTGAGGTCTGTAAAAACAGACTACCTTACATTGAGGATATTAACAAGATTGACGTAGCTTCGCAAAAACGTAATTTGATATTGAAATTAAACACAGAAACACTTAAAATGATTTCACCCTTTTCTTTGTTATTATCACTAATCATCAAAGATGTAGACAAATACGAACAATCAAAAAAGATATACAGTTACACTATTAATTTCTTGAAGCAGGTTAATCCATTATTGTTGACTTACATTAGCAATAATTTGAGAAATACACTTTATAACAATAAGGGTATACTCAGTATACTCAGAGATATGTTAAGTATTGATGAATATGATGACATACTACATATAATAAACGACATTATAATATCTGCATTTACTAGCAAAAGATGGTTTATAGATAACAAACTAATTGGTTTGCAAGCAATTGGAGCTGTTGTTAATAGATCATTGTCATTGCTAATAATGAGAAAAGCAAGATATGATGTTAGATATATAGACAAAATTGCTAGCACAACTGATACTAGAACCTACTTTATAGCAAATATCCTTAAAAAGGAAATAGTTAAGAATGTTGATATACAACAAGATATAAATCAAGCAGATGTAATTAGACAAGACAACTTTATTTATCGTTACTTCATATTACCAGTTTTAAGTGTAAAATATGGTGAATCAAAATCTTTAATGTTGCTAGACGATAAAACAAGAACATTAATCTCATATGCATTAATAAATGAAATTGATAGAGCTGATTTACGTAAAGCGTTAACAAAACTGTTAAAGGAAAACATCACAATTACATTTACAAAAAAACTTCCAACTGTAGAGGAAATGAATGTTATATATGTTATGGAGAAAATCATAACTAAAGGATACATACAATACCACATACAATTCAGAGGAAGAAAGTTTATATACGGCATAAGTAAACTACAAAAATTCCTACAAAAAAATAATCCTACCTTGAAACAATACATATCTCAGTCAACATATCTAGAGCAATACTTATTACTAGTGTTTGCTATATTTCATGTTGCTTCAAAAGTTTTACTTAAGGATTACAATACTGATGTGTTATTAAATTACATAATGAAAGTCTATCAACGTATTATACGTTCTAGTGTACAGGAAATCTGTAGAGTATAACTTTTTTTGTAGCATCAGCAAAATATGGCTACTGTTTACGATAACAATAATAACATACTACAAAATATTCTAGAGACACTTAAAAATATAGAGAGACAAACAAGAATAACTGTTGAACAATCTCTTATAAGGGCACAAAGAGAAACAGAACTACAAATAAAATTACAGCAAGCAGTATCACAATTACAAAAAACTTTTGAAGAGCGACAAAAATTAGAAGAGTCGGTATTTAAAGATAACTTTATAGAGAAGATTACAAGGAAGATATCTACCAAGATAGCAGATATATTCTTACGAAAATTTCCAAATGCCCGTGATTTACAAACTGAAATTATTAGAGTACTTAGAAGTTCAACAGAACTTGGTAGAAGATACGAAGCACAAACTCGTAATTGGCTAGAGCAATTCTTTAAGTTAAATAGAAGTCAGTTAAATAAAATGCTAAATGAGTTTATTGAAGAATTGGATGATGTTTTTGCTGTAACAGATAGAACCAGATTTAAAGGTAAAGATTTTTATCAAGCTACAATAACTTATCTTGATTCAATTAGCAGAAATGTAGCTAGAATAACTGCTATACAATCAGCAATGTATAGATATTTCTTACCATTTAGAGGTTGTGGATGTGCAGGTTTTGTTGCTCAACAATCTGAAGATCAGTCTACAAAAAGAGAACAAAGAAAATCTACGATAAATATTTTGAGTAAAGTTAATCTTGAATCTGAAGATCAGTCTACAAAAAGAGAACAACGAAAATCTACGATAAATATTTTGAGTAAAGTTAATCTTGGAATAGGTTTAACAGAACAAGATATTATTAGAAGATTAAATGTAGAACGAGTCATCGAAAAATATTTAATGGAGGAATTAAATATAGCTGGACAAAGCAGATTGTTTAGACTAGCAAGATTTAAATTTCTTACGCCAATATTATCATTCTTTATTAACGATAGATTTGCTCAACTATTGGAAAAAGACTACTTAAGTACTAGACAGATTGCAATAAATACACTAATAGAGGAGTTGAATAAAAGAGGGTTTAACCTAACAGATGCTAATTTTTATCCTCGTTTCCAATCTATGCTGCAGATGTTGTTAATCAATCCAGGATTAATTGTTGATATGGAAGGCAAAATCAAAAAACCTGAATTGAATAAGTTGATAGAAGTATTTACATCTAAACCGCAAACAGAAATAGAAACTGTTGTAAAAGCTTTAAGAGAAGGAACTAATTTTGATTTGGTTAAAGATTGGCTTACATCAATATCTTATAGATTTGGTTCCGCAATTAACCTTAAAAATACCATTAACGAATTGGAAAAGATTCTTGGTGAATTTCAACCAGTTGATTTTGGTTTACTTGATACATTTGAAAAAGAATTGTTACAATATAGATTTGAACAACTGGGACATAGAGCAAAAATAGTACCGTATCTACAACAATTAATAGGAATGGTCAGAGCAGGAGCTATACCTCCTAATATTGCATCAACTGTTTATGGTAGGATATTGTTTATGCTCACAATAGGAGATTATGAATCTGTCATAGATTATGTATCAGATGTTTTAGCTCAGTCTCATAAACTCAGTAGGATTGCGGAACAACAACAAAAACTATTAACAGGTGGTTCTATTGGTGAGATAATCGAGCTTGCTGCTCCAGGTGGATTACTAGCAGATGTATTTGGATATAAGGATTACTATCAATTACTTAGAGATATAGCAACTAGAGCAGTAGCTGGTAATAGATTTAGATACATTATAGCCAATATATCCTACGGCCTAGGTCAAAGTCTTAAAGTCTTAACCGGCCTATGGTTAGCTTCCACTGTAGTAACTATATTGGCTCCTGTTGCATCACTCATACCTTTCGTAGGTCCAATCCTTGGAAAAGCAATTTATGCATTTGCTGCATTAGGAGGAGTATCTGCATTAAGAAAACTAACAAGTAAAAACATTTTAGAGATAATAACAAGTTTCTTTGCTCCATACACCAAAATTGCAAAAGGACTAGACAAACTAATAACAGGTGGAAGAATAACAGAATACTTAACTGGTAGATTTACAGATGTATACAAACGCTTCATAGAAACAGTAAATAAAGGTTTTATTGAACCACTAGGGTTAAGAAATGCAATTGAAAAGATAGCTAATTTCAGAAACAGATTTGCTAAGACTTTATTGGAAACTGCTGCTACTATAGATGATTTCTTTGGAGGTAGATTTAAAGTTGGAACTGGTTTGTTAAGAGGAATTAGTTCTCTAATTAATGCAACATTTGGACATTTTATAAGAGCACTAACTGGCAAAGGAAAGATTGCAAGAGCGAATAATGCGATACAAACTAATTTAGTTGGAAACGAAAATTTGGAATTTGAGCAAGTAGAGATTGCAACTCAACAAACAGATGTTAGCTCTAAGGTTGATATAGACTTAAGTAACATACTAAACAATATAAACGCGATATTGTCTACTCTACATGAAGTTAACTCTAAGGTTGGTATAGACTTGAGTAACATACTAAACAGTATAAACACGATATTGTCTACTCTACATGATGTTAGCTCTAAGATTGGTACAGACTTGAGCAACATACTAAACAATATAAATACGATATTGTCTACTCTATATGAAGTTAACTCTAAGGTTGGTGTAGACTTAAGTAACATACTAAACAATATAAATACGATATTATCTAATCTATATGAAGAACTTGAGTTGAAACTTAATCAAATAATGTTAAATGGAGAAAGAATGTATCATCTATTTACAGATCAACAAGTTGATAGAAATTCATATTATATGTTATTAAGAAGCATAAGAGATACGCTAGAGAATGTTTATGGTTCTAATAGCAATGATTATATTCCTAAAATACTACATCAAATACAAGAATGTGTCTGTAATCGTTCTAAACAAAATCAACCAGGAAATCTAGGACAATCTTTCTATGGTTTTAATTCACCTATGTTTCTGAGTAGTTTCTTATTACCAATACTAGGAAATATACTAGGTGACTTATCAAACTCAGACTTGTTTACATTTGGTGTAGGAGCGACTGCTGGAGTGTTAGCTGCTCGTAAGCTAGGATTGTTGGGTAAGATAATAAGAGGCATTCGTTCAATCGGTCGTAAACTTGGTATTGGGAAAATCATGGATTTTGGATTAAAAGGTATCAAAGGTGGTATTAAATGGCTACCAAGAATGATAGGACGATTTTCTCCTTTGGCTTTATTAGGTATGGGAATATCCTGGGGAGCAGATAAACTAGCAGATCTAGTTGGAGGTGATAGCTTAGCTGGTAAACTACTAAAAACTCTAGGTTCAGTAGCAGAATGGGCATCTCTAGGTGCAGGAATAGGTGGAGCAGTTGGTTCTATTATACCAGGTCTCGGAACTGGTGTAGGAGCAATCGGTGGAGGAATATTAGGTGGTTTATATGGATTATACAAAGGCGTAAGAGACCAATTCTTTAAAGATGAGAATACTACAAATATACAAACACCTCAAGTAACATTTAAAGATGAGAATACTACAAATATACAAACACCTCAAGTAACATCAGTAGATCTCAATACGCAAATACTTAATACAATTGCTACAAATACATCAACAATGGTATCTTTACTACAGAATATATCAAACAGTTTAGATAGTTTGAATGCAACACTATCATCTGCTTTTAATGTAAATCAAAATGTAAATAATAATTTGCTTTCTACATGGTTTGGATTAATAAATCCTAATTTCTCCATGTCTCCAAATTATAGTTACTTCAATCTAAGATGATATTTTTTTGTTTTTGTAGTATGCACATAATCTAAATTTATATCAATGCAACCGGTTGATTACCTAAAGCAAATGAAAAAATTTTGTAATGAATGTATGCAAAAATTGGAACAATACGATTTTGATTTAAAACAATTTCTAATAAACGTTATAAAAGACTTTGGATTAGAACTAGACGAAAATAATATCCCTGCAAAATTTAACAAAAAAACTATGTCAGAATTTATATCCAATTTAATAGAGTTAAATAGTAACAATCCAGATAAAACTTTGGAATGCATAGATTACATGTATAAATTAGGACACTGTTTATCTACTTTTGCATCTTTTTCCATAACACTAGATGATTTATTAGATTTAAATGAGATACGTAAGCAATACATAAAGGAGATTAAAAATACTACGAACATCATAAATAAAAATTTGTTACTCGAAAAGTATTACAATGAATTCAAAACATCCTTAAAGGAAAGAAATAATTTGCTTGTCAATATTGTTGATAGCGGAGTTAGAGCATCAGATATACAATTAAGACAAATGTTACTAGCCAGGGGTTATATAGAGACAGCACCTGGAAAACTAATATTTATTGAAGATAACTATCTAGATGGATTATCTCTACAATCTTTGGTTAGATCTGGAGAAGGAGCTAGAAAAGCAACCTATGATAAAGCAGTTTCAACATTTGAACCCGGCTATCTAACAAGACAATTCATTTACAACTTATCGCATATCAGATTCAAAGAGGAAGATTGTCATAGCAATCAATATATCGTCTACAAAGTAACTGAATCAAACTTTTACAATCTTGTTGGTAGGTATTATTATGACATTAGAACTAACAAAGAAAAAATGTTGACAAAAGAGGATAAACATTTAATCGGACATAGTATTCCCTTTAGATCAGTTTTACATTGCAAAACAGATAACGGTATTTGTAGAAGATGTTTTGGAGATTGGTATTATAGAGATTACGATGAGATAGGAATAATCACTGCTCAAACTTTAGGAGAGAGAGGAGTACAACTAACATTAAGAGTGTTTCATACAGGTTCTGCTGTTAACATAGCAAACACATTTACTAACTTACTAACATCCTATCCTGATTTATTGAGAATGGACAGAAATATCATTATACTTGATAAGCCAGCTGACATAAGGTTTGACACAAAAATCTTAACTGTAAAACATATATTATTACATGAAACAAAAATGATAATAAAATGTAACGATAAAAGTATAGAGATTGATTTACAACCAGGTTATCTACTCTTCATAGATAAGAACGTGGATAACTATCAAGGACCTCTGTTTACAATAAACTATCATTCAATTGTAAACTCTATCAAACTATTAAAGAAGATATTAAACAGCAAGTTTGTAATTGAAGATGAAAAGCATCTCTATAAGTTAATAGAGGTATTGTTTAGTATGCTCTCATACAAAGAAAGAATTCCACTATCTATGATTGAGCTATTGGTTATGGCTCAACTATTAACAAAAGACAATAACATTTACTTCTTTGATAGAAAGTTTGATTTTCCAATGACAAAAGAATCAATTAAAATTATGCCACATAGATTAGGTCTAGGATTATTGTTTGAAAGAGCATCTCAATCATTTACATATGAGACAAAAAATATTAATGTAGAATCTCGTATTAAACAATTAGCAGAAGAGTAAAATTATTTTTTGGAAATCTTGAGCAGATTGAAATTAGCATTAGGAACTATAAGTCCTTTTTGAGAAGCATATTTTTTGACTTTTGCACAATCTATGTCACAAGCTATTCCTTCTACTTCCATATCATTATTTATATTTGTAGCATTTTCAAATCTTATACTTTCAATGTATGCTTCACGATGCGATGGTCTTATAACAGCATCATAACAAATAATTCTTATAGGTGGAACTGGCTTTGTGTAGTCACTTTCTCTGATCCAGCTTGCTAATACTCTAGCTGAAAAACCTATTGCTCCCATTTGTGCTAACTCAATTAAATGCTTTCCATATGGACCTGTTGGATAGATAACACCTTTAAGTAGTTTTTTGTTCTCATCAACTTCTACATGTCTAATTATATGAGATACAAACTGAGGATGAATTGTAACTAGTCTCTCTATATCGTTTGAGTAGGGATGTCCAAATTCACCAAATGCTTCTCTGTTAGCAACTAATTGTTTGAAACTTTCTATTGCAGGTTTCATTGTTTCAAATGGATAAATTCTTTTATTTATGTTTGGAACATCAAAGCTTTGTAAGGTAGCATAGATTATTGGTTTACCCCTGTCAGATTCAATTTCTACATCAAAACTAGCACTCTCATAGATAAGTTTTGTTTCCATTGAAATTAAAGCTCGCAAAAATATGTCTAGCAAGAGAAATATAACATCAAAAAACATTATAAGTTTTCCTCTAGCTGATGGTAAAAAACTTGTCTTCAAGAGACAAAGTGAGTTCGTATACGATCCAGATATAATACAAGGTTTACTTGAATCAGATGAATTTCAAAAATTTGTTGAACAACTTGATTCACATAGTATAGAAAAGGATAAATTCAAACTAGTTGATGCAGCTTTTGAAACTATAAAACTATTAAAATCAGAACATGATGCTAATAAATACAAAGGTGTATTGTTAGTTGCTTTAGATTTTGAAACAGACAGTATAACGATGGATTTAATAAGAAGATTATATAACATTGATACAAAAGCAGAAGATGTTGTAGCTTATGCTTTGTATTTAGCTGCGTCTGGTCAAGCATCTAAACCACGACTATCAGATAATACAAGATTACGTTGGGCAGAATTACTAATACAGGTCTTCTACAAAGAGTTTGTTAAGTCCTTAAAACTATACCAAAAAATACAAGATAAACCAGACGCTAAACTATCAAGATTTTTTAATCCATCAACTATAGTTCAAAAATTGTCAGATAGTACAGCATTCGGATACCGTCTACCCGAGCTGCTACAAATAGCTGAAACATCATCTCCACTAGAGGAACTATCGTTAGTTTTCACTTTGAAACTAACAGGACCAGATGGAATTAAACAGGAAGCATCAGTAGCAGACATAGGTTACTTAGATGAATCGGTTTATGGTAAGATAGCTGCTTACGATACTCCAGAGAATGCTAACACATCTAAGACAAACAGATTAACACTCGGAGCATACATATCAGATTTATCAGGTAAAATAAAAAGAATAGAGTTACCTGCTTTGGAAGGACATTATAGTATATTGTCTCCACTTGAGAGCATGATACCTTTCATCGAGCATAATGATGGTAATAGAGTCTTGCTAGCAACAAACCAACTTAGATCAATTGTTCCATTGGAGAATAGCGAAATACCTATTGTTGCAACAGGTATAGAATCAATAATACCAAGGCTTACATCTGGACTATTTACCATACGAGCAGAAGATGATGGTAAAATTATAGAGAAAGAAGACGGATATATAGTTGTTCAATATAAAGACGGAAGGGAAGTATTTTATGATACTGGAGCAAGAATACTAAACACAGGTAAAGGTAAATATTATGTTAATATGCATATAAAAACTAACGATGTCTTCAAAAAAGATCAAATTTTAGTTGAATCAGATTATGTTAAACAAGAAACATTATCTTTAGGAAAGAATGTGCTTACGGCATTTATGCACTACAAAGGTTATACATATGAAGATGGTATTGTGGTATCTGAATCATTTGCTAAGCAACTAAGTGTAACAAAAAAGACTTTTATAGTTAATATACCAATTTGGAAAGATCAAAAGATTGTAGCAGTAAATCCAAAATTGCTTAAAGGTGAGAGATTTAAAGATGGTGAGATAATGTTCAGAGTTGAAATGTTAATAAATGAAAAGCAAGATGTAGAGGAAGAAGAAGACGAACATCTAATAGAACAATCTGATAGCGAATTTGTATCAGATTCTGAAATATCAATACTCAAAGAAGTAGCAGGTAGAGTTATTAACTACAGATTCAAAGGTAATGATATATTGGATTTTGCTATTTACCTAAATGTTGATATAAATGATGATAGGGTAAAGGAACTTAAACCAATATATGATAAGTTTATAACCAAATACAAAGCCTATGTTCAAAATTATACAAAATACTATAGTGACTTTGAATCAAGATATTTAATACCGGAAGATATATCAAAACTAAAAGGTTTTAGATACAACGATAAGAAACCAATTGCTATACTGAGTTTTGTGCTATCAAAATATAATCATGCTAGATTAGGAGATAAGTTATGTAATAGACATGGAAACAAAGGAGTTATTGCTGCAATCATACCAGATGAATTAATGCCCAAAACAGAATATGGTGAAACAGTACATGTTATATGCGATCCATTAGGAGTAGTCAACAGAGCTAACATTGGACAGTTATATGAACTTGCTGTATCTTACATAGCAAAACATGTTTATCAAAAGTTTGTTAAGGATCTCAAAACCTTTAAAGAGACTTTTATAAAATTCTATGAAGTATTATACTTTAACTCCAATATTTTGGATAAACTGATGAAATCATTGCATGCATTAAGCGACTATGATTTCAATAGGATATACAACAGAGCAAAACAGATACAGGCCATTCCTGTTATTATACCACCATTTGCAAGTCCATCATCACATGGAGATGATACACAAGCTGCTATACAAAGGCTAGAGAAACATTTTAGTATAAGCACAAGTCAAAAATTATATCTACCTGAGTTTAAAACCTACACTACCTATCCTGTTAGCATTGGCTACATGTATTGGTTTAGGTTGGAGCATACAACAGATGAAGTATTACATGCTGTAGCAGATGCTCCAAAGAGAGCTCTAACTGGTCAAGCAATGAAAGGTAAAAAGATATCCGGTGGACATAGAATTGGAGAGTTTGATAGTTGGGCAATATTAGCTCATGATGCTCCAGCAGTGATGAAAGAATTGTTCATGTTGAATGCTGAATCTTCTGATTTTCTTGATAGTGTTATACCAAACATAATACAGCAAGGTAAAGCTACATTGCCAGCAGAGTTAAAAATAAAATCAAATCAATTGTTACAACAACTACTTTATAGCTTTCATATAAAATCGCAAAAAAGTTAACATATTTGAGAAATAGTTTTTTGTATATCTTTTAAGACATTATTTAATTCATTTGTTAGTATATTTATGTTTTTGTTGAATTTATTTATGGTTTGATTATATGACTCATTAATAGTTTTTTGTATATCTTTTAAGACATTATTTAATTCATCTGGTTGTATATTTATGTTTTTGTCGAATTTATCAGATGGAGCAATATTCTCAATCATTCTAGATAGTTCTTGTAGCGCTTTTTCATTAAAAGTTAAGAGATCTGGATTTACAAAATCTGTTAGAACATCACTTGTATTTGTAGTTGTTTGTATTTCCATTGTGAATTCAATAACATTGCTACTGCTGGTAGTACCAGTGCTACCGCCGGTAACAAACTGTCCTTGTAACAAAAGATTGATTATAATTTCCCTATTATTGTTATCAATAACTATATTACCCGACTTGACATTAGCATGACCATGATTAATTGCTATATTGCCAATTCTACCAGAACCAAATTTGATGATACCAGAAGTTATATTATATTCATTCAGATTTAGATAACTACCATTGATTATTTGCAACATACCACCTTCAAGCAAAGTTATTAAGCCATCATATAAATTCAAACTATTAACAGTTTCATTGTTTATTAAACTCATCATTTGTTCTCTATCTATGTTTGCATGAGAACCATTTATGGTATATGTTTGTGAATCTAATTCTAGACGTTTTCCTTTTATTTTGACTTTGTAGTCTGTTAATTTATTTGGATTGCTATCGTTAATTATATCATCTATCGGATCAATAGAAAGAGCAGGATTTTCGTTACGAATTGTCCTTATGTAACTTACAATACATTCTGCCAGTGCTAATAATGGTAGAGTAACATCTAGTATATTATTAATGCTAAAGCCAATGTTACTCAGTAATGAACTAATATCATTAAGTAAAGCATTTATAGATTGTAAAATTGCAGCTAGAAAGGAAGCTAAAACATTAGATATTTGTTTTAGTAAATGAAATATAGGACTTCGTTGAATAATATTTGTAATTGAACTTATTACATTATCAATAACTCTTAAGATTGTATTAACTATACTTGATAGTTGGCTTATTAACAAAGGTAAAGCAGCCGAAGCTAAATTGATCAATAGTTGTGTTATAGCAGCTGGTATCATAGACAAAATGGAAAATAAATTACATATTTTCGAAAGTAAGTTGTCTACATTATTAGGTTTTAATCTTTTAACTTCTCTTTTTATTGACTCAAACAAATTACTTAATTCTCTAATAGTTTGATCTGTAGTGTTAAGTAGCATAGTTTTTAATTTTGTTTCCGTTATAATTCTTAGTTTAGAATTTGTACCTGAATTACTGTATGTTGGTGAAAGTATGTTTTGAGTATTATTACCATTTTGTATGTAAGATGAAACCTTAACATTATATGGATGATAAGAAACAGATGGACCTGGTGCGCGTTGATCTGCATACACAGATCTAAGTATATAACCTTTGATAGGATTACTACTTAGTATCGATATGTTTTCACCTAATATCTCTATTTGCTTTGCATGTATTGTAATTTTTGTAGGAGTCATTTCAATTATTGATTGATCTGCACCTTGTTCAACTACAAGCAATATTCTATTGTTTTGTATCTCAATTGTTGAACGTATGATATTATTGTTACTAATATTTTTAGTTTCAACTTGTAGACCTACTATAGACTGGGTATCTGCTGTTTGTTGTGTTATTATAGAATGAACTATTGACCTTTCCGTTGCATCAAGTCTAGTTGTAAATTGATAATAATTTGCAAAATTTTCCTGCTTCACAAATAATCTTTTTTCAAAATTAAATGTTTTGCTAACTCTTCTATGTAGATAAGGTTTTTCAAAGGGTAAGGTTTCTACTTTTTCTCTAATCACAATAGTGTCATTATTGATACTAACAAGTGGTTGGTAGTAGAATTTTTTGCTGTAAGCAATTGATTCATCCACTTTTGATCCACCTACATTAACTATCCTACTATCTTCAGTCTTATATTCTACAATTCTAGCATTAAACAAGCCAGTATTATTGTACTGATTTATGATTAGATTGTTCAGATTATATGTATGCACTTTGCTATGTACAAGTATGTGATCCATATATGATTCTCTTCCACTAGAGATTTGATTGTAATTTTTATCATCTTGATTTAACAAATCTAACAACAAGGGTCTGCTTCTGTGTAATAAGAATGACGAACCTATTGGAAAAGATATGTTAGGAACTTTGAATTGAAAAGGCTGTTCATTATTTATTTCAGCATTTAGTCTTGTTTGTGCAAACAATGCTTTTTCATCTACATTTAAATGTTTGGATAAACCTGTAAGTAAATGAATATTGTTTTTAATCAAATCATCAAAACTAACATTGATATCAATAAATTCATTCGTTTTTGCTCCAAACAATGTTCCAATATTACACAAAGCATCAGGATGTCCAACAACTAAACCACTAGTGTATTGATTGTGAAAATAACTTGGTTCTGTAACAACAATGTTATTACCCAAAATAGATTTGTATAAAGTTGTCATATTTCTTAGCAATTCTCCTTCTTTTATAATTTGTGGAGAACCTATTATAATACCTAGATCTGATTCTGGCCACATATAAACCAAGACAAGAGAACCTATAGCTATGTAAGGATAGCTATAAGCTAAATTTCTTCCATACACATAAACAGAAGTAGATATGGGAAATGCTTTAATAGTTCTTTTCGGTTCTCTAAGTAATAACACTTTGTATAAACCTTGTTCAAATGTAGGATAATCATAATCTTTAATTTTAAAAGTTTTACCCTCTTGTTGATCAAAATCAAATCCCAATACTATACCCAACTCTAACATTTGATTAGCAGCTCCGTTATTGATGCAAGTACATATAGCATTAGGTAAATTGTTGCAGGATGTGTCAGACAAAACAATTGAACATAACAATTGGTTTTACGAATATAAGATAGATGGATTGAGAACTCTCATTTTTAGTGACGGTAATATTATAAGCAGATATGGAAACACTCTATATATTGATGTTGACAAAGATATAATCAAACAGATACCAAGAGGATATGTTTTAGATTGTGAAAGTTTTGCAAATAATGTTTGGCAAACTATGTCAATTAGATCAGAAACAAAATCAAAGCATATACAAAACAATATAAAAATCTATGTTTTTGATATAGTTGATCAAGATACAATACTAAAAGGCAAAGTTTATGAAGTTCCATATGAAGAACGTAAACAAGAACTACAAAAGTTATTAAAATATATCTCAACTAAGGATAAGAGATTTAAATATGTCCCACATATACGAGCTACAAAAAATAGTAGAAAATATTTTATGGAAATTGCTAAACAATATTACAATAGAGGTTTTGAAGGAGCTATGTTTAAGAAAGCTGGACACTTTTATGTTCCAAGCAGAACATCTAACTGGATCAAAGCTAAACTATTTGTAGATATAGATGTTAAAGTTGTGGACGTTATCATTCAAAACAGTAGAGCAAAAGCTTTTGTTTGTGAGTACAAGGGTCATAGATTTAATGTCGGTTCTGGTTTGACAGAGGAACAAAGAAGATTTGTGGCAGAACATAAACAAAAGTTTATTGGCAAAAAGCTAAACATAAAGAGTATGCATTATACAGAAGCCGGTATTCCTAGAGTTCCGATATTTGTTGGCTTCTATGCAACCGATTTTGATAAAGATTTTGCTCAGTTACTAGAACAAAAACAACTCTTGAAGTTATCTTGAGCTGAGTAATTATGGATATTAACAAAATCACTTTTAAATCAAAAAAAGATCTAAATACATTTTTAAGACAAGTATTTAATGAATATGGACCAGAAACAACTGCTAAATTAATTGCTGCATTACAAAAAATCGGATTTGAGCTAGCAACAATGCTAGGTATGACAACTAGTTATAAGGATTATGTTATAATGGAAGTAAAGGATTTAAGTGATAAAGTTGATCCGGATACCTATGATAAAAAATTAGAGGAATATAGCAAACAGTATTTTGATAAATATGCTACGTTTAATAATCCAAGTGTGTATGCTATGAAGATTGGCGCTGCAAGAAACAACATCAAACAACTAGCCATAAGCAGAGGATACTTTGTAGATGTTAGAAATAAGGTTATACCCAGGCCTGTAGTAAACTCTCTAGCAAAAGGTATCAATCAACGTGAATTCTTTGATTATGCTAATGCTGCTAGAAAAGGTATATTGGATAGAGTTATGTTTACTCAAAAACCAGGATACTTTCTAAGACAAGCCATTTATGCTTTAAACGTTGAAGTTGATGTAAATAAAATATGTGAACCAAAAGATTTATTAAATGTAACTATAACAGACAAAAATAAACATAGATTCCTATACAGATTCATAAAGCAAAAGGATGTGGATATATTGTTGGATGAAACTAATATAGATAAATTTGTGGGCAAAGAGGTCAAAATGTACTCACCTATATATTGCACATTACCTAATAACAAAATTTGTAAACGTTGTGCTGGGCTTATATATGAGAAACTAAACTCAAAACAACTTGGTGTATTATCAGCTCATGCGATATCTGAATTTGCATACACAGGTCTACTAAAGTCTATGCATACAGGTGCTCGCGCAAAAGTAATACATAAAACAGCTCAAGATTTAATTAGTTCACTCAAAAAAGGTGGAATGTAAAAATTATAATGATAGTAGAGCTCTAGCTAACAAAACCGGATTAAAAATTTCACCAACAGTTTGTACATTGCTATTGATTAATATGGCATATCTATAATCAAAGCCGATGTTTTTATTAACATATTTTTTGATTAGATTACCATCAAGACTAATATAATCAGCAGAAGCGTGAGTCGTTTCCATTATGTTATAGAAACTTTCTATAGTGATATAATCATGTTCTGTTGACAAATATAATTTGTTTAGAGAGTGCAATAATTTATAGGGATACATAACAAAGGAGTTAAACCAACTTACATTTATTATGTTAATAAGATCTATATCTATGTCTGTTAATAAAGATATAAAACCAAGTAAAGCTATATAACTCATAATAGGATTACTGTTAATTACATTTACCAAGTTCCTAGGTAGAGCTTTCCAGAATATAGATGATAAATCAATTAAACAAATCCTACTCTTGTTATCTGTAACGAGACTTTCAATTAAATCCATATAGTTAGGATCAGGTAATGTAATTGAATTCGGAACATCTATAGTTGTTATAATTCCGGTCTCTGTATAATTGTGTATAATTAAATACGCACATATGAAAGCAATTAAAAGTTGAACAGGAGTAAGAGATATGATTGTATTCTCTATCACAATATTATAAACATCAGTTGAATTTAACAGTTGCTTAATTTTTTGTATGAAGTAGTTGTAATCAATATAAGCCTGATTTAATGTTACAAAATACGTTGTTTTTATCTTTTTGTTAGCTGGAATAAAGTTTGGTATGAAAAGTCTGTCTTCACTGTTTGCTAGCAAGTAAACATTTTCTTCAGCTATGTAGTAAAACAATCCACTATCATTTTTTATAATGTAAACTGGATACAGTATAACTTCATTTCCCAATATCTTCTCTATAAGCTGTTTTATCTTTTCTGGTGTTGGTTTAGTTTCACTAAATAGATGATCTGTTATAACTCTTTCAATAAATGGATTGAAAGATATAATGTTAACAAAATTACCATAGATATTCTCAATTATTTTGAGTTTTGTTGTATCCAAAGAATGTCTGATAAACCAATACTCTAGATATCCGAATGCTGAATAAATTGAAAATATGAGAGCATACAACTCAATATCTCTTGCTTTCAGAGTAGGTATGAATTTCTGTATAGTTTGTTCTGCAGCTCCGATGTTAACAAGATTAACAACATTAAACTTTATTACAATTTTTTCCAAAACAGACATAAATAATTCATCTGATGCTAGATTATTATCTATGTCATAAACCATAGATCTTATGTCATCCATAACTAATTGTCTTTCTCTTATTTGTTTTAAAATCTCTTTGTAAACCTTTAAATACTTCTGAGCAATATCATTAAATAAATTGTATATAAAATCTCGTGTTTGATATAGATTCTCTTTAAAATGAGATTGAGGATAGTTAAACATTTATCTGTTTGCTGTAGTCATTAACTTACTGTGAGATAAATTTCTCAATTATTTTGCTAAACAATCCTACCATAAAGCCTAGTAGCATGAGTATCAAAGTCTTTATCATATCACTTATCTTATTCTCTCCTTGAGCTAGTTTATTTTTTATTTCCTCAGTTTGTAATTCCACATACTTAATTCTCTCATTCAAAATTTGTAGATCTTTAGTTATCTCATTCTTCGTTCTATAATCTAACATCTCAATCTCTTTTTTTATTGTTGCTTGCTGAACTAATATGTCACTTACTTTTGTTAGTTCTTTTGATATTCTTTTCATTTCTTCAATCAAGAAATCAACTTTTTGATTTAAACTTAATAGTTGTTGTATATGTTGTTGTTGTTCATCGTATTTTTCTTTTAGTATAACAATATCATCGTATATGCGACTCAGATCTTGTCTGCTGCTTTGGTTTGCCATAATTCCATGAGCTTTTAAAAGTCATGTTTGTCACATCATATGGTTTGCCCATAGATGGATTTGTCAGTGAGAAACAAGAATCAACTTACATTAAAAACATAGAAAGAATATTTCGTGCAAGCAAAGAATACAAACAATTTGTAACAATGATCAGACAGGAATATGATGGAGAATATTGTAGAATAACTAACGAACATTATATGGATGTAGAAGTAGAGTTACATCATTATCCACTTACATTATATGAGATATGTTTGATTGCTACACATACATTACTCAAACAGAAGCAGAACATACTGACAACATTCGATGTAGCAAATCTTGTATGTAAGATGCATTTTGATTTGAAAGTTGGTATAATTCCAATTGCAAAAACAATACATGAGAAGGTTCACAACCAGGATTTATTATTGCCTCGTGAATGGGTAATTGGTAATCCATGGTCATTGTTAGAAGATCAGGACTTTGTAATTCCTGAAGAGTTTATTATTTGGAAACTAAAACAAGCAGAAAATTTTACTTTACAACAATTTGAACAACTTTGTAAACCTATATTATGGCCTTACGTAAAGCAGTAAATTATGCAAACAAAAAATTATCCTTTATTTACACCTGTAGATAGAATATATGGCTTAGATCCTAATATTGTTAATCTAATCTCACTATTTGTAGCCATGGGTCATAGTCTACTTAACAAAATCAAAAGCAAATATCTTGTAGAGAATTACAATAAATTAGATTTTGTGAGTAACATACCACAACTAACTTTCTTCAGTAAAGCAGCTAACTCCTACAACTTGATAATAAAAGAGATAAACGATAGTGTTTATGATGAAAACTTTAATTTTCTGCTAACATACGACCCTGATATTATTTTCGACACTTATCATTTTATACTTGAGGGTTTTCTGGAAGGAGCAATAAAATCATATTATCTGCAAGACAAAAATGGTGTTAAAGCATTATCAGCAGATATTTTATCATTTACAAATGAATTAATTAAGGCTATTGTAAAAATTAGACAAGAGTTAGAGAATACAAGTATACAAAGTCTTAGAGTTTTAGATGAGTATCTTGAAAAACTTAGTTCCTTTATTGTTGTTTTATGGTGAAAAATTATCTCTTAACAAGCTGTTCTTTAATTGTTAATGCTATGAATGCTTGTCCTATAGTTAGTTTTTTATTATCAACATAAACGTAATCAAAGATTGTGTACTTACCTGCTAACTTTGTTGTTAGCAATTCTTTAAGCTCTTGTATGCTATTAACATTGAATTTAAATTCCTTTGGATTATATTTATAACCCAAATCTTGACTTGTTTGTGATCCAACTATTAATCCAAACAGAGCATTTTTATCTATACCATATGTGAAATTATTTATATTTTCTGATGAGATCAAATTTTTTGAGAGTGACATTTTTTCTAAGGCTTCTTTCTTTGCTTCTTCTGTATGTAGTGTATACACTATTGCAGTATCTACAACAAATATGCCCGGTGAAATATGAAAGTAACAATAATTAGAGTCATCAACTGAGATATCATACAAAGTTAACTTTTGTTCTGGTTTAAATTCAAACCAAGAACAAGGTATGAAAGCTAAATCTTCGTACCGCTCTATCTCTATATAATTGTTGAATAGTTTCTTTGGATAACCAATAAAACAATAGTTGTCTAGATTGCGAGAAATTTTCTTTGGTGTAGCTTTGATTATTTTCTGTTTGCTAACATCATAAACAAGTAAAGAATGATCACTAGATACTTTAAAATTAGTTTGTTTCATTTTTAGATTGTTAGCATATTCATCTTTTAGTTGTATGCTATATCCATCCAAATTTAGATGTACACTTACTTCTACTATTTTTGACCATCTTAATTGTCCATTAAGGTTTATTGTTAAAATCTCAACTTCATAATCCTTATCTACTGTAAATACAAGATTTGATAGATCTTTATTTACATATTTGATTTTAAAAAGCATATCGTTATACATTTCCAAGTTGAGAGCATATTGAAGATAAGGAATGTTGTTTACGTTCTTACTAAAATCGTCTACATTAAAATCTTTCAAATTAGCATGTTTAAATATCTTTCTAATTTCTCTTTCCTTCTTTTTAATCTTTTCCAGTTCAAGTTTTTGTTTAAGATTGTTCATACTTAGACAATGCTGTATAAACTAAACAAAAATTATTTTCATTTTATGTTTTAATAAGCAATTAAACGTTTTATGGACTTGTTACAAAAAGATATTCCGATTCTAGCAAAAATTTATGAAGCAAAATGCTTTTACGATTCTCGAAATAATAGAATACTCCTGTATTATAAGAATCATGTTACAGCTCGAACTTTAGTTGACTCTTATAATCTACCAACAACACCTCCACCGAATAGTTCGTTGTATGTCATATATGACTTACAAACTGGAATATTTAATGTAAGTACAGATCCTCCAACCTATAGGGTTAGCAATTCAAAAGTGTATGTAACATCGCCGATTAATGCTGAATACGATATGGATAAGGTTATTATTTATAGAATTAGTTCGTATGAAATGGATACAGCTATAGACTTAAACTATATACTTACACAGCTAAATGCGGACAAAGTTGATGGATTTCATGCAAGTCTTACTCCAGCACCGAATGTGATAGTCCCTCTCAATGCGAATGGAATTTTAGATTTGAGCGCAACTTATGTGAAAAGCGATGTTTATACATTTCGTAGAGTTGATTTAACTAATGCGACGAGTGATTATGAGTTGCAGGTTGGAGAAGAGGCTTATATAAGTTTTAGCAACGCAACGAGTGTGCCGTTAAGAATAGCAACGCAAAGCGGGACTTATTATGAATGTCATTTGATTTGTAGTAATGCTTATGATGAAAGTGCAAATTTTGACCCAATTTTTCTAAACCCTAATAATACACAATATACAAATGCTTTTGTATATGCAACTATATATAGAAATTCTATTGATCTTGGCCACCATTATTCTACTTATTCAGCATTCAGATGCGGATGGCTTTTTTCTAATTGTACGTTTTTTATCACAAATTTCACTCAATATAAAAATGTGAAGGGTGTTTACGATGTATATGGAAGTAGTATTGATACCCCAACTATTGTAGTTTTTTCTACAGATTGGAAAGATAGTACAACAGTCTGGACTTCGCTCGGAACTATTACTTTTCCACAACCAACTTCAGGTTATATCTTAGTCAGGAGGTTAGCATAATGAAAGTCTGGGCTTACATACATCCACAATTAAACATACTTTGTTGTGCTTTGTTGCCTGAAGCGGTTCCTGAAGGCGTCCAAGCAATAGAACTTGAAGTATCATCTCCTGATGATGTAATTCTTGACAACGGACAAATCAGAGTAAAAACAGAAGCAGAAAAACTCGCAGAAGTCAAAGCAGACTTAATCAAATTATTACAAAACAGAGCAACGGCTTATATAAATACATACTATCCTGATTCGAAACAGAAATCTGATATATCTGATAAGGAAGTAGGAGAAACTTACCTAGCATATAAACAGATCAATACAACACAATTAAGAGCAGATATAGCAGCTCAAGTTTTAGCATATTATCCTGATTTCACTACTGCTTTGAACAATATACTAGCAGTTTATGGCTCAACACAAGATCCTTACATTAATCACTGGCTTACACAATTAATGAAGGTTGCTTTCAGACAATACTTTGTTCACAGAGTTAAACAACAATATCATCAAATGAAACAAAAGATTGAAAATGCTACCAGTAAAAAAGATTTACCTGCTCCAGATTCATTAACATTTACTGAACCCTGGCCCGAAGGAGTTTAACTTGCTACCACCCAAAACTCAACTCAATTTTTTCGGGCATCACACCATCATCATAAGTCTCTATGTACACCTTTTCTCCCAAGACCTCCTGCAATCTCTTTATCCTTTGCCCTCCTTTTCCTATCACATGTCCTGCCATCCATTTGGGAACTCTGAGAACCAGCTTTCCGTTTTCCCTTTCTAAGTAGTAGAATTTTGTGATTTTCTTCTCATTCATCACATAAGAAACACTCACCACATAAGCTTCTCCTTTTAGAAGTTTCTCCTTTAGTTCTTCCTCTCTTTCTGCCTTTATCTTCTCCCAAGCTCTTATTTCCTCTTCCACATCATCCACTTCTTTTACAAGTTTAGCAAACTTTACCCTCTCAAGTTCTTCTGTGATGAGGTAATAGCCAAACTTGTTTGCATCTGTGATTATGTATTTGCCGTAGCCTTTGACAATATAGCCTCCCTTTTCAGAAGGTTGAAAGTCAATGGGCTTTAGAGGTAGAACCTTTCCAAGCACGCCCTTGTCCCTTAGAAGCCTTGAGGCCAAGCCTGCGGTGTGATAGCCCACTGCACTGCCGTATTCATGTGCCATTTTCAGCCTTGCACTTCTTACAAGGTCTTTCTGAGAGACCTCGTGGATGATATACCAGTCTTTATGAGGATATGGAGAAGCCTTAAGCATCGGTCTTTCCTTTTCAAAGAGAACACCGCTTGGAGTTTCTATTGTGAATTTTTTGATGTTGGATGCGTAAGTGGAGTTGCCCCAGCGAATGAACCTCAAGCCTATCAGCACTCCCTTTATCCAATAAGACCACACTTCCATTTTGAAAGGTTCGTCCATCTTAAAGTAGCCTTTTAGCCATTCAGACCCAGCCCAAGTGAAACTCATATCGTAAAAAGTCCCGTTCGTCAGTTTTTCCACAAACTCCTGAAACTCTTTGCCATTTGCAAATTCATCCTTTTCCAAGTCCCTTTCCACATGAACCTGTGCAAACTTTAGAGGGTATTCTTCACTCCAGCCCGCAGCATACCGCCAAGTCTTATCTGAAAGTTCATGTTTTACATTGAACGCCAGCCTCCAGAAAGGAAAAGCAGAGGTTTCCACAATTTTGCCATCTTTAGTTTCAAATACGGTCTTGCTATCAATTACATCTCTAACTTGCAAGTTCTTAGCATCCATGCCAGCCACCTCCTTCTAAACTAAATTGTTAAGAGGGAGTTAACTAAGTAAAGAAGTTTTTGTAAAGAGTTAGTTAACACAGAGGTAAAAACCGCATGGCATAAAGCCATGCCTGAAGTTATAGCTTGACGATTTAAGGTTCAAAAAGTCTAATATTTTTAAATGCATCAACTAATCACTATTAAGTATCTGAGCAATCAAATCTATCAAGCTAGCATCTTTATTCTTTTTTCTTAAATCTATCATCATCTCAATCAATTCAAGTTCATCCTTCTTGTCTAGTAATTGCATAACAGTTTCAATAGGAATATCCTCAATTTTATCAATAACAAACGGTAAAGTTTTGATTGTTTCTTTCGTGAAATTCTTTCTGTTTTTCCATAATGCAACTATGAATTGTTTGCTGAGTTCAATTCTATTAATACTATAAATTTCGGCTATTGCTTTTGTTAACAGATTATCATCAATTAACTTAACATTTGCTCTCTGCACAATACATCCTTCTAATAGTTGTAGAGCATTTCTCATATTCGGATATGTAGTGTTTATTATTCTCATTAATTGTTGATCATCATATTGTATTTGTTCTTGTTCGCATATATATCTCAATCTATCAAGCATATCATTTTTTTGCATTTCTTCTATTTTTATTTGAACAAATCTAGATCTTAAGGATGGCAATAATCTTTCAGGAAAATTTGTTGTCATTATAAATCTAGCATAAGTATGCTTATCTTCAATTATATTCAATAATGCTGATTGTGCTGCCATTGTTAAGCCACCCTGTGGTGCACCTACTTCTTCCATGAATACAATCCTAAAATTATCATTTGCAGGTTTAACAGATATAAAAGGAGTAATTTTGTTACGTATAACATCTATGCCTCTGTCATCAGAAGCATTCAATATTAGAGCATTCTTCTCATTGGTTAGAATGTTTTTGATTATTATTCTGGCTATGGTTGTTTTACCTGTTCCTGGTGGACCATACAAAAGCAAATTTGGTATATCCTTGCTATCAATCATTTGTTTTATTTTCTCCTTTACATAATAAGGGAGTACAACATGTTCGAGTGAATCTGGTCTGTATTTCTCAACAAGCAAACCCATAACTATAATTTTAGTTTAGTTGTATAAATTGTTTGATTATGAATGTTTAGACATCACAGCTAAATTTGAGATTATGAATATCTCTAGATTGCTGGATAGAAAAAGTAATGGATTTAGCATATTGGAAAATAACAAGGTATTTTGGAGAACAAACTCATTGCTTACGTATAAGAGATGTCCATTATATTTCAAACTATTTATCATGGATCAGAAGGAACAAAAACTAGACTTACCCAGGAATATAGCTTTAGCACATGGAATTATTATTCATAGGGCAGTTGAATTCTTATTGAGATCATATCTATTTGGTTTAAATGGAAGAACAAATCAATTACTGCTTGAAGTTATTGATAATACGATAGCTGAGATATTAGAAGAAACAAACAATATAGAGAATAAAAAGTTATTTAAAGACTCTATAGAGTATGGATATTTAGCTAAGAAAGCATTTCAAGCCATACTAAGTTTTAATCAAAAAATAATAGAAGTTGAAAGTGTTTATCTGTTTGAAAATGATAAATTCATACTCAAGTTAACACCAGATCTTATTTTATCAAATGCAATTGTTGATTTAAAAACAACTAGCAAACCATTATCAAATCTATATATTTACGATGATTATAACTGGCAACTAAGTATTTATACCTCTCTATTTGATGTAGAGAAATCATATTTTATCTATGTATCATTTGCTGATATGGATGTAAGGATAGTGAATAATACTGAACAAAAAAGTAAGACGGAGGTATTAGAGACTATTAATGAGCTTACAGATAAAGTATTAAGATCAGAATACGAACCAAGAAAAAACCCTCTATGTAGGTTTTGTAAATATCAAAGCAAATGCAGTTTATTTAACAAATAATTTTTTGTTTTTATTAGCTAAACTAAATGCAGAAATTCTTTATGATTTCTGGCTTAACTATATACACACTAATACTCATGTTCATATTTGTAGATCTGGTTTATGTCTATAGATATTTTGCTGTGCATACGTTACAGACAATACCATTATCGTTAGGTGTAGAATTATTAGCAGCATACTTTTCGTTTGTAGCTATCTATTATCGTAAATTAATTCTAAAGATTATTGCTTTATCATTTGGAGCATTTGTTTGGTTTTTAGTTATGACTGCAACTACAAAACTATGGACAGATGTCTCTTTACTCTCAGTATCAATAACTATATTTGTTCCTTTTGCTAACCTTGTTTTACCAAGTATAATTGCTTACATATTGAGTAATACAGAAAACAAACAAGTACAATTGAACCTAGAGTCTGCTAATAATAATAATGAAGAAACACCAAAAGTGGATGCAGAAACAAACACTAAAAAGAATAACAATATATCATTTGATGTTATTGCTACAGAACAAAAAATTAAAGCTTTACAGCAAGACAAAGAATTAGTAGCAAAACTAAGTAAACTAAAACCTTTATTATACCGCTACAAAATAATAGAGTTCAATAACGGTTCTATGTATCTTGGTGTTGATAGAAAGCAAGCCAAAAACAACAAATATTTAACCGCAGAAGATATAAAGAAACTAGATGGAGTTAAACTCGTATACAAAAATAAAACCTAACCAGTACTATTAGATTTTTTTTGTTATTTGCTCTGCAATAAATGCTTCCAATTTCTGAATGATAGCATCAAGATATTCATCAACATTGTTTATACTGGTTTCGCTGTTCATAGCAGTTGCAATTTTACTTAACTCTTTTTGCAAGAATTTTAACATATACTTTTTCTCTAGATCATTTATTAGTTTCCTATGTAATATCTGTATCAGAGTTACAATATAATCTATTTTTGAGAGCAATGTCTCTTTATATAGTTGTTCATCTATATCATTTACATTGATAGCACTTATATCATCTATATTGGATTGAACTTTATTTATATCTAACTCTGCATCCAAATCTATTAAACTATCATCGTTGTTTTTTAAACTGTTTTCTTGTTCATTCAAACTAAAATCCGTTAAACTTAAATCATTGTTTTTCAAACTGTTTTCATTATTGTTTAAATTTGTGCTTTCTGTTTTATTTCCTTTAGACTCCAAAAAGATTATGATGTTATCTATCTTTTTTATGCTGCTATCAAAACTTTCATATGAAAACATAAAATGATAGCTACAATATACATTTGATAACACATACTATAAAAGTGGACTTAGTGAATATTTTGCTTTTTTTGTATGCAATACATTTCTTAAATCTTATTGCTTTCTTATCTACTGTTTTTGAATTGCATTGCATTAAAACTTCTAAACAATAGATGTAAGTCTAATATATTTGTTTGCAGAAAACATTTTAAATGTATATGATACACTGTTTCTAAATATCTGTTAGCAGAAAGATTCTTTAAATCCGATTGCAAATACAGTTGTATCGAAATAAAATGAATTCTATTGCAATAGACAAAAAAAGAAATATTTCTCTGTAAACAGATTATGATCTATAGCATAACAGAATACGGTATTATATGTTTGCAAAAAACAGAAAATAGTTTTCTTTATAATCTGTAATCACAATAGCTAAATTTCTACTGCAAAGAACAAAAAGTAAAATTTGATTGCATAGAAACTATTGTATCGTTTTGTATCTGATCTGTTAATTGTTTTGTCTTTCTATTTCACTGTTTGTCATGCAATGCTAAATTATATATTTGGTATATGTTGTACACATAACGTATAGAGGATAAATAAGCTATAAATATTGTTACTATATCGGAACGGAATAATAACAATACAGTATACATATTATCTATAACGTTATTGTAAAACAGATAGATTATCAGAAAAAGAAGATAACAATGTAACAATTAAACAGAATACAGAATATAGATACTGTATTACAAAACAAAGAAATACTATTGTTAAATCAGTTATATAATATCTGTTAGTATGTTATATACTTATTTGACTTATTGTCTATATTTTGTATTCTGTATTTTGAATATTGCTTATGAATGTATGCTGATTTTATATGTGTATCATACATAGTAAATATCGTCTATATACTTACTATATAGTTTAGCTATAGTGTAGTAAAAGTTTTATTCACTATGCCTAAACTTACTTATAGACTGTTCAGTAAAACAAAAAGAGGGAGGAAATCTTCAAGTTTCCTTTTGCAGTTCTATATCATTAGTTGCATTTTACATTATTACAATTATGATATAGTTTGATTGCATTCGTGCTTAAATTTATAGTCCATAGTCTTAGAAAACCAAACAAAAAAAGAGGGAGAATTTATTTTGACAACTTATCGTTTGCAGTTTACATTTAGTTTTATACTGTTTGCATGTCTAGATTCTGTTCACTGTAAAGAAAACAAAGAGGGAGGATATCATAAGAAAAGACATAGCTAGTATCGTTAGCAATTTTATTGTACAAAACTCTGAAACATCTATTGTAATGTTATTGCTTACTGGATTAAGATAGTTAGCAGGTAAACTAAATTTATCATTATGACAAACGTAACTAACCAAAAAGCAATTGTACTATTCAGTTCAGGATTAGATTCTGTTGTTAATGTTAGCATATTACAACATATTTACAAGATTGAACCTATATTGTTGTTTATTGATTATGGACAAAAAGCATTAGAAGCTGAATTACAATCTACAAAAAGATTTGCTTCTGCAAATGGATTAAAATTAATCACGCATAAAATTAGTGATAGAATACTTGGTTCAAAATTGACAGATGGAAATAGTGATATTGATGTAGATGTATCTGATGGCAGAGAGGCTCCTGTAGATTTAGTTCCATACAGGAATTTACAGTTTGCACTGATAGGAGCACAATATGCTCGCAAATTAAACATTAACATAGTATCATTTGCATTCAATATTAGTGAAATGGGAGCATACCCAGATAACACAGATAGATTTCTTGAGAATTTGAATGAAATGTTTCTTGCTACTACATACTATCCCTATGAGCAACCAATCTTCTTCATAAGTCCAACAATAAGATTCACAAAAACAGAATTGGTAAAGATTGGAGCATATCTTGGAGCAGATTTCAAAAATTCAACATCTTGCTATTATCCTGTTAACAACTTAGCATGTGGAGTATGTAACTCATGTAGATTTAGAATAGAAGCATTCAAAAGAGCCAAAGTTAAAGATCAAATAGATTATGCTATTGAAATAGATTTTGATTCTCAACCGGTAAGTTATGAAGATGTTAAAATGCTCTTGGATGTAGCATTACAGGATAAACAGAAACTAGAACAAAAACTTGAGAAATTTGGACTTACCTTAGGAGCAAGCCATGTGTAACATAGTTTTATCCTACAGCAAGAATTATTTGGAGCCTGATTTAGTTGATTATATGCTTGATATATTGCCAACAAAAGGTAGAGATAATTACAGTGCATTGATTGTTGATGATGATTTTAATGTTCGCTTAATACATAACAAAGATTATGATACATTCAAAACACTAGTTGATTTATATATGCCAACTAAGTTGTTATTACTACATAGTAGAGCAATACCAGAAACAGAAACAAATACATACAATGGACCGAATATTTACACAAACAATAGATTTTATGTAGCACATCATGGAATAATACCAAATGCAGAACAAATAAACAAAAACATTAAGATTGATAGTCAGGCTTTGCTTGATATATATGAGACTATTGATTATGAGAACATTAACAAATGGTTTATGCAATCAGTAAAAAAATATCCAAGATCAAGTGTAGAAATAGTTTATGACGTAGAAAATGATAAGCTAGTTATTGCAAATACATTTATGCCTCTATATTACACCATTATTGATGATATGTATATATATGTTGCATATAAACCTGATGATAGATTCTGTAGTATGCAACCATATAGTGTTAAAGTTATTGATCTCAAAGAGATTTTAGTTTACAAGTAGATTTGCTAGAAATCTAAGTACAAATTCCCTGAAGTACGTTGCGGTATTGCAAGATATCACTCCAAATTAACATTCACAGAAAGAAGATTTATAGAGAGATTGGCTAGAGAAGGTTATATACAAATTGTTATTGCTACAAAACGCATTAGGAGGTGGACTATGTCATATATACATTTACCTGATGGTAAATTAGCTCATTTGTTTATTGATAACAAACAAATAACATCAAGTATTAACGAATTTGTAAACGACTTAGAAAGAGAATTAATTACAAACAATATCAATAAACTATTCATTATCGGTATACTAACTGGAGCAATTTATTTCACAATAGATGTAGCATCTGCTTTCAGCAAAATACCTGTTGTTTTGGATTTCATCCAAGTAAGCAGTTATGGAAACTCATTCACATCCGGAAACATTAAATTCATTAAAGACATAAATCACAATATAAAAGATCAAGTTGTATTATTGCTTGATGATATAGTGGCAACGGGCAAAACATTGTATTTTGTAACAGAACATTTACAAAATAAAGGAGCTAAACAAATAATAACAGCTACATTGCTGGCAAACGTAACTAAAGATAATGTCTACAAGCCAGATTTCAGTCTGTTCACCATAGACAATGAAAACATCTGGATTATCGGATATGGCTTGGATTACATGGGCATGTATCGCAACTTAAAAGATCTTTATGCTATACAGGTTGAGTAAAATATACTTTAAGCATACTACACATGATAAGTCTAAAACTTGTCTAAAATTAAAATTATGAAAACCTTAAGAGGAGGTGAAGTCATGAAAGAGTTGCAAACCATGTGCAAATACGAAAGGGACATGAGAGAGTATTGCGACCGCGGAGTGCTTGGCAATGTGGTTGTGGAAAGCTTTGGGTATGATGAGGTGTATGGGATAAATGGTGATGAGGGCTTGGCGGAGTTGATAGACAACCTACAAGTATTAGAGGAGTGTGTGATAGTAGAAGAACCGTGTGATTGTTGGAAATACGACCGGATTATGCATAATGATGGTGGGAATTATCACTCAAGGATTAGGGTTTATGAGATTACCCATGCCATCTGCTGAAAAGAGAGGAAATGGAGGGCTTTCTGAAAGGCTATGAAGAGGAGGGCTATAGCATTCACTACCAAGAAGCTTAACAGACAAGGAGGTGTCAGAGATGAAAAAAGTAAACATATCTTTGCTAACACACAGATGTGGAGACCCAAACTGTGAATATAAATACCCAGATTATGAGCTTAATTTAACAGAAAAACATGTTGAAATAACATTTATGAGGAATAGTCTGCGCAAGAACCCTTACAAATGGAAATTAAATCGCGAATATTTGTTGGATTGGTTGCTAAGTCTAAATTTCACAAAAAGCAACTGGAAAGGCGTTGGACATCTGCGTATAGAAGATTTCATCACTCTTGCCTCTTATATTTTCCCTGATGATTATCACATAAGGCTAAGAAGTGTAGAGCTAGATGAAGCGATGAATTTAGAAGATTTCATAAAACTACTGCATCCAGAACACAAGAATCAAGATGGACAAGATGGATGGAAAAGTTTAATGGTAAAAAGAGAACCGAGAATGTTCCATCCTCATACTACATTTTATAATCCTTTCTGGTTTGATTACAGGAACAAGAATATTAATAGCAAGTTAATAGAAAGCTCAAGCGGTAGAATAGAAGAGTTTTTGAATATGCTGTATGAAATAAGCCCGTTGCTTTTAAAGAAATATATAGAAAAGGTGGAGATAGATGAGGATGAACCTGAGCGGTGGGGGTATATCTACCTTCACAAGAAATTGAAGAATTGCGTAGAAGAAGCATGGTGGAGCAGGGAAGTATGTCTAATTTCAGCGAGCGATACCATAAGAAGCCGTCTAAAGTATGATAAATCATGTATTGAAAGATCAGCTGAAGAGTTAGTATGAAGAAGAAGGAAAGGGTTACTGTTTTTTTTGGATGCACGCCTCTACCAAGCCCATAATCCACGTTTGCATAAACATCGCAGATATCTGCCCTCGGATGGCTTTTTGACAGCCTCCACTGATAGCCCACTATCTCTTCTTCATCCTTTATGAGTTCCACCGTTGCTTTCATATAAGCATGTGCAGTCTCCGTCCATGCAATCGTTTTTAGCCTGTATAGCTGCTTATCGTAGACCCACCATTTGACCGCTTTATTCACAAGTTCCGTTTTCCCTTCTCGCAGTGCATCTTCAATCTCTTTCAGAAGTTGCTTGCCCGCATAGTATGTTCCTTCTTTGCTAATCTCATAGTTGGGGCGGGCTTGGGAGACGGCATATATTCTGCATACTTGCAGGCTATTTTTCTACCATGAAAGGAAACATGATAAAAATCATAAAAAAACCTTGACTACGTCTAAACTTGTCTAAAATTAAAATTATGAAAACCTTAAGAGGAGGTAAAGTCATGGAAAGGAAGGAGCAAGTTCAAACCCCCGCTGGGAGTGTATCCCAGCAAAGCCAAACCGATGAAGGAGATGTTGATATGGATAGGGAAGCCCTACTCAATCAATTTATTGAGTTTCTAAGGGACAGTCTTTACTATGACTATCTTAGAAAGCCAAGAAACTGGGCAAAAGGACTACTGATTTGGTTAGATACTACTCCTGAAAGGAGTTGGGGGTGGAGTTTGGCTTCCATTATGGACACATTCTTGAGTGGAATGGACGAGTGGAACAATTTAGAGGCTGAGGAAAGGAAGGAGTTAGCTTGGGAAATTTATGAAAGAATTGAAGAGTTAGCAGGAAAGGAGGAGAAATGGGCAGGGCTAAGTGTGGAGGAGTGGGTAGACCTTCTGAAGAAGGAACTGATTGCAAGGAAGGAGATAAGAGATTCGGAAGAGTGGGTTAGGGACCTATGGAAAAACTGGTTGAAATATTACATTGATAGGCTGGAACCTGATGAAATCCTAAACATTGTATTTAAAGGGAACCCAGACTGGGATTGGATGCCAAGGAGAGAAAGAAAGGAGTTGGCTGAGGAGGTAATAAATCTCATAAAAGAAAAATTACAGGAGGTGAAATCATGAAAGAGTTACAAACCAGGGGCGAAGCCCAGCAAATTGAAAACAAGCAAGGAGGCAAGGTCGTGGTAGAACATGTTGATGACAGGGAGATTTGGTGGAGACGTATTTTTGAGAAGATTGACTAAACCTAATGATGAGAAGAACGCTTTACTTTACTTGATAGATTATGTAGATTGCAAATATGTAATACCTTGCAACAGAAAGGATAGATTTTTCTTTTTCTTTCGCTATGACTATTACATTTTAGTTGTTGAACCTTTAAATCTTTGGTAAAATGTAGTTTATTATATGTTGTAGTTCATGAAATTTTTACTTATAATCCACTTTAAGAATGTGTTAAAAAAACTGTCTAAATTTGTATACAAGAAAAACTTTTAAAGGAGGTGTAACATGAAAGAGTTGCAACAAATCCAATTTGAAGTAGATGTTATGCTTGTCCGTTTGTATGATGAGAAGCCACAAGTTCCTTCTGTACCCTGGAAATTTACCATTCAAAACTTGGACTGGTATTGGCCAATCCGTTGGTGGCTTTGTCCACTTGATGATGCTAGGAATGTTTGGTTAGTAAAAAGGGTAAGTCCAGATAATCCTTATGCATTAGAAAGATTGGATTATATTGGAGTTGAAATAGGAGGGAACTTGGTTTATGTGGAACCCGAATGGAACAATGAGGTTATCCAGATTTGGAACAAGGAATCGGTCTTATCCCTCTTTAAAGATGTGAGAGACAGAAGACTGTCGGGTGTAGCGGTAGAGGAGAACTGGACTCAGGAGGAAAAAGAAAAGGCGGAGAAATGGCACAAGTTGGTTTGGGTGATAAGAATGCTTCTAAAGGATGAAGATGTTTTAGAGAGCGGAGAAAGGGCTTTCAGGGCATACATAGAAAGATATTATCAGAAGTGGTTGAAGGAGTTTGGCGACCTCTTTGAGAAACTTGCAACGCTGAAACCACAGGAGAGAAAAGGACTATTGGAGGATTTAAAGGTGAATTTAGAGAAAGAAGGTTTTGAGGAAGGCTATGACATGTATGTCTATTACCCTTAATTTTATCCCACCGCCGCAGTGGGGTGGGTTATTTAAGCCTAGCAAAAAAACTTAAAAGGAGGTGAAGCCATGTTAGACAAGGAAGAACTGAGAATGTTTCTGAAACTGTACAAGGAGAGCTTAGGAGAGGAAAGGTTAAGGGTCAAGGAAGATAAAAGACAACCCGTTGAGATAGGCCAGCTCAGAAACCTCTTCTGGATGCCCAATGAATATGTCCTTGTGTTCCATGTGGAAGAGGATGGCCTTGTCCATGCGGTGCCCTTGACTGTGTGGGTCAGCCTCACCACCTGTTCCATCAAAATTCATCTTCCCGAGTATGTGGTGGGCTTTCCCAAACTCTATGCACCCTTGCCCTTTGTGGTCTATATCAGAAAGGAAATTCTGGAAGAAGAGGGAGTCCCCGTCTACAAAGTCCGTCCAGACACAATAGAAAAGGTTTTAAAGGACGTAGAGACCTCTCCCACCTGGTCCGCCATAAAACCCATAAGGGACTTTCTAAAGCTCGTCTGGAAAAGATACGAAGACATAATACTAAATTCTCTATTCTACACGTATAGCCTTAGGGAGAGTGTCAGGAAATGAGGGAAGGGGGGGTTATATATAACTTAGTAGATGATTAAAACAAGGGAAAGGAGGTGATGCAATGGTAAAGCTATATCTTTATGAGAAGGAAGCGGACGGTAAGGTGTTTTATTATGTGGAAATCGGTGCAGAAACTCACGGCAGACCTACTTATCTGCTATGGATCAATAGAAAGCTTCTGAGCGAAGAACTTATTGAAGCGAGAAGGTTCATCTTTCCAGCCAAAGGTGCAAGAATAGAACAGGGAAAGAGCGATAGAACCCTTATACTCAAACCCGACACGAATAAAAATGTTTTTTATTACATCAAAGGGTGTGGTTATAGGGGAGATAGTAGCTTAGAAGTGTATGATTGTGAAGACTGTAAAGTGTATAAGTTTTGGGAATATTCGTCACCAAGAGGATCTTTGGGAGTGAGTGAGGGCGTGTTGGTAGAAACATCAAGCGAAGCAATAAAAATTAAATGGAGCAGAACGGGGAGGCTATATGGAGCACCGCCAAGAGGCATAACTATACTTCATATAGACGGTAGAGTAGAAGAATTGCCCGTTGAAGATGAAGAACTTTTGAAAGAACTTGAATAAGGAGGGGACAAGATGAAAGCTTACGACTACCTCGTGAGATGCCCAAGCTTTCCTCTTATCAAGAGGAAATTTCAAGACTTCGTTGAATTTTCTAAAAGCGTAGAAGTCATCCCGTGGAAAGAGGAGTTTGCCGTGGCAGACCGCAATCCTGAAGCGGTAGATCATCTTGCATTCCTTGAGATGCTTTTTGAGATGAAGGCTATTACAAAAGAAGAGTTTGAAAGAGAGACTGCTAAGCTCCCCGCCTATGCCAGCAGGACGGGCGGGGTGGCTTTCATAGAAGAGGGGGTGGTGTCATTCAGAGATGAAAACCCGGCAGAGCACATAATCATTCATGAAGTAGGGCATTGTTATTTCCGAGAACCAGATCAGATATGGAATGCTTCATATGGCGGTGGAGAAGCTTTGTTCTGGCTGATCATTAGAAACGATTTACCCTTGAACGAACTTGCAATTTTTCAGTATCACTCATGGTTGAGGAAGGTTTTGCAGGGGCAAGTGGAAGAGGTGGCAGAAGAGATTGTGAGAAAACTTTCAAAGCTGAACCTGCCCGTGTCCCCGCACATCTACGCTTATCAGCTTTACGCTGGAACTATAGGGATGGGGGCGGAAATTCCGGGAGAGCTTTTTATAGACTTGGAAAATGAAAGATGGAGGGAAGTCAAGGTTTCAAAGGCTGGGCTTTTGTCCTTTTTGGCTAACCTCATGGTGGGGGCAGGTTTAGGAGACAGCATCTACCTTGCATACTTGCAAGCTATCTTTAATCTTTAATTATGATGGAAATCATAAAAAAGTCCTTGACAGAGTTTTAGACTAAGTATATAATTAAAACTATGAAAACTTTAAAAGGAGGTGAAGCCATGGAAAAGAAGGAGCAAGTTCAAACCCCCGCTGGGAGGGTATCCCAGCAAAGCCAAAAAGGAGGTGGTGATATGGATAGGGAAGCTTTGGTCAATCAATTTATTGAATTTCTAAGGGACAGTCTTTACTATGACTATCTTAGAAAGCCAAGAAACTGGGCAAAAGGACTACTGATTTGGTTAGATACTACTCCTGAAAGGAGTTGGGGGTGGAGTTTGGCTTCCATTATGGACACATTCTTGAGTGGAATGGACGAGTGGAACAATTTAGAGGCTGAGGAAAGGAAGGAGTTAGCTTGGGAAATTTATGAAAGAATTGAAGAGTTAGCAGGAAAGGAGGAGAAATGGGCAGGGCTAAGTGTGGAGGAGTGGTTAGACCTTCTTAAGAAAGAACTGATTGCAAGGAAGGAGATAAAAGATACAGATCAGTGGGTTTTGGACTTGTGGAAAAACTGGTTGAAATATTACATTGATAGGCTGGAACCTGATGAAATCCTAAACATTGTATTTAAAGGGAACCCAGACTGGGATTGGATGCCAAGGAGAGAAAGAAAGGAGTTGGCTGAGGAGGTAATAAATCTCATAAAAGAAAAATTACAGGAGGTGAAATCATGAAAGAGTTACAAACCAGGGGCGAAGCCCAGCAAATTGAAAACAAGCAAGGAGGCAAGGTCGTGGTAGAACATGTTGATGACAGGGAGATTTGGTGGAGACGTATTTTTGAGAAGATTGACTAAACCTAATGATGAGAAGAACGCTTTACTTTACTTGATAGATTATGTAGATTGCAAATATGTAATACCTTGCAACAGAAAGGATAGATTTTTCTTTTTCTTTCGCTATGACTATTACATTTTAGTTGTTGAACCTTTAAATCTTTGGTAAAATGTAGTTTATTATATGTTGTAGTTCATGAAATTTTTGCTTATAATCCACTTTAAGAATGTGTTAAAAAACTATCTAAATTTGTATACAAGAAAAACTTTTAAAGGAGGTGGTTGGATATGAGGGATATAAAAGAGCTTAAGGCTTCTCTGAAATTCTATAAAGACAGTTTGGGGACAGAAAGGCTTAAAGTAAAGGAAGAAGCAAGGGTCCCTGTTCAGGTTGGACAAATTAGAGTTCTTTTCTGGATGCCCGAAGAATACGTGCTAATTTTCCATATAGAAGACGAGGGACTTGTTCATGCAGTTCCTCTAACGGAGTGGGTAAGTCTTACTACGTGTTCTATTAGGATACACATAAGACATTACACCTTTGCACCTTTGCCTTTTATTGTGTATCTTAGAAGAGAACTACTGGAACAAGAAAGTTATCCTATTGCAATGGTCAGGCAAGAAACTATAGAAAAAGTACTAAGGGCTGTAGATAGATCACCCACGTGGTCTGCAATAAAGCCAAAACGGGAGTTTTTGAAACTCGTTTGGAAAAGATACGAAGACATAACACTAAGTTCTCTATTCTACACGCATATCCAAAGAGAAAAAAATCATAATCAAACCTAAAAAGGAGGTGGTGCTATGCCTTTAGCAAAAAAAGGAAAGTTTTATAGTGAGCTTAGAAAGAAGTTTTTCTGGTTTATGGAAGTGCTTGATAGAGAATTAACAGAAGAAGAGATGCTTTTACCTGAACCGTCTCTGGTTAAGAGAAATGACGATTACATGAGAGGATACTCTGAGCTGTATATACTAAGTAACGAACAATTCTTACATAGAAAAACGGAGGAAAGTGGTGAAAGTGTTTGGATTTTGATAGGTATAGAGCTAGTGTATAACGATTATGATTATGTTCACAGAGAGTATATTTACAAACTCCAAGCGTACGAAAATGATTTTCTAATGTTTATTGACTTGCTCTCGTATTACAACATCTACAAAGATTAACTTTTAGATTAGTTTTTTTTGCTACAATATACCTAAATTTATTAGCATGACAACCAAAGTTAATAAACAGCGTATTTATCAAATTTTCAAGACATTGCAAGGAGAAGGAGCATATATAGGGTTACCTGTATTGTTAATCAGATTTGCTAGTTGTAATCTAAGATGTAAATTTTGTGATAGCTATGAGAATTGGTCAAATCCAGGTAAAGATTTTAGTCCAGAGGAACTGATAAACTACATATTAGCAAACTATATAGTTGATTCTGTTCAGAATGTTAGTTATGAGCTAAAAGATTATTTGCTTATGTTTACTGGTGGAGAACCTTTAATGACAGAAGATAGACAAGCATTTATAATTGAAGTATCAAAACTATGGAATGAATATAGTGGAAAAGATTTTGTCATAATAGAAACAAATGGAACAAACCCTATAATAGATGACTTTGTTCATTGTAATAACATAAAATTTCATTTTAGCATATCACCAAAAGAAACGAGATATCAACATAAATATGTAGATACGTATCCAAAACTCGTAGATCAGTTAAACAATATGAATGTAAACAACATAAGCTTTTCCCTTAAATTTGTTTATGAAAGTTCACAAACCCAGGAATTTATATTGTCATTGGTAGAAAAAGTAAGAAATAAAGCAATTGGCATATTTGTTATGCCAGAAGGAGCAACAAGAGAAAAACAATTAAACAATAGTTATGAGACACTATTATTCTGCGCAAAACATAATTTGATATTCAGTCCCAGATTACATATTTTACAGGATTTTAAAGAGAAAGAATTCATAGGATAAAATTTTTTGTTTATTGTAAGCACAAAAATTTGATATGTCTGTGGCAATTGTTCAACAGGATATAAGAACGCTAGATCAACTAATGAATAATGAAGATTATTTATTTGTCTTTGATGAGGTTTATAAATATACACCTGATAGAATAAAGTATCTCTTTCCAGGTTTTGCTATTACAGGTCGTTTTGACTTCATAGGACCATTAAAAGGATTTCTACCTGCGGTTGTGACATCTTCTCCAAATGATATTGTTGTTACAATACAACCTGGGCTAGCACAATGTGAAAGTTTTGGACTAATAATATCTAAACCAAAAGCAATTACAATAACAAAAAGTGAGATAGATAGTTACAAAACAGCAAACAATATAACAGCAACTCTATTTAGAACTTATCTCTGTGTACAAACAAATATAATAAGATGTAATGATGGTATCAAAACAACGAACATGGAATGGGTTCTATCTACTGGATCTGAAAGTAAAATATTTAACTTAAGTAATACTCCAAATTGTAGAATACCTATACTAGCACTAGATATAGACACTTCTACAACTATATATAATGCATCTGTTAATATTCCACTGACAGCTGAGTTGTATCCATAATTTTTTGCAAAAAAATAATTAGGAATAAGGAAATTGTTCAGTTGTAAAAGTTTCGTCTACTTCAGTATTATTTGTATTAAGGTTTATGCTTTCTTTTGTTAACATCTCATAAAACTTTTCTCCGAGTATTTGCTTTATGAGATTATCAAAATTAACATTCTTTTGCAATTGTATAGACTGCATTGTAGATAGAGATGAAAATATCTCAGACAGTGTGCTAAATATCAGACTTACAGGTTTCGTTAATTCAATTTTGAGTAGTTCTGCATACATATAGTAAAGATCTTTATCTAGCAAATACATATAGTACAACATAAGTTTTGTTAGTGCTTGATTAATTGGTTCTTGTAACATTATTATTTTCTCTAGAAAGTAGCTAGACACTATTCCTAATAGAGCCGTTTCTGTTTCTTGTATTAGATGTGAAGCTGGTAAGCCAGCTACCTTGCCTATAATACTTTGTAGCATATCGAATAAAGATTGTAAGTTTGGATTATATTCTCCCATAGGTGTAAAACCTTCAATGTTAAAATATTTTTGTCCATTCTTTGTTGGTATGATAAGTATGTTGTATGGTGTTAAGAATTTGGGAAATGTCTGAGCTGGTATAATATCATTAACTGGAATTAATTCGCTTTTAAACATTGTGAGTGCTTGTTGCAGATAATGTGATACATGAGCATTAGATAGATTAGAAACTTCCACAGTAACATTTAATACCTTTCTTTCGTTGACAATGTCTGTAGCTATCTTCTGTAACAATAAATTATACAAGTTACTCAGACTAATAATGTCTTTTATTAAACCTTCATCATAAGGTTTAGGAAATTTAAACTCAACAATCTTATTTACAGGAACTAAAAAGATGCTCTCACTAAAATGATCTGCTAAATCTTGTTTAATTTTCCTTAGCATTTCTTCATTGTGTTCAAATATAGCATTCGCAAGAGCATTTGTTATATTCCTTAGTAATTGCTCTCTTTCTGGATTATTTTGTTCTCTGTTAATAGGTGTATGCAAATCTTGAGTAAATGGATTACCCACAACAAGATAAGCAATTGTTAATTTACCTAAAGTAAGAGCTTTAACTCTTGTTTTGTTAACAATATGTGCTTTATATAGCATTGTGTGTCTGTGAAACTTATTATTGCTTATTGTGACTTTAATGTTTTCGTTTTTTTTGCTACTATTCTGTAGATTTCGCAATTGCATGAAGGCAAAATCATAATCTTGTGTATTCTCTATATAAACATAACTTTCTTTGTTTACATTTAGTAGTTTCTCAATGTTACTGTAGTCAACTAGCCAAACATAACATTTTCCATCTACTATAAGTGTAGATAGTACTTCATAGATTATATTGTTTAAGTCTAGTGATTTTGCTAAGTTAAATACTATATCTTTGTCTACTTCCATATCAAGAGTTATGATATATCTATCGCCATTATATAGTTGAGGTGCTAAATTGGTCATATATATTTCAAATATTCTTTGCAATATAGGATTTCCATTTAGTGTTTCAATTGTTATGCTTGTTTGATTTGTGCTTCTTAATATATTGCTCAAATCAGATTTCAGAGTGGGAGCTATTTCTTCTAAAACTCTTAACAATCTTTCTGATATACCAGCGTCTTGTTGTTCTAACTTATTTTGAACTAAACCTTTAAGCAATCTTTCAACATTGGATAGCTTTTCAAAATCCTTATTGCTAGGTTGCATTTTTACAGCAGCTTGAAGTAAGGAAAATATATCATAGCACACATAATTGATGAATTTTATAGATGGATTAAAAAACTACATACAAAACAAAGATTTGTTGTTACAATATATTAGGCAGCATCCTATTGAGACCATAGAGAATTTGTTTTTAATGCCTGCTCCAACAGATGATAACAAAAAAGTTCGTATAACATTAAACGTTCCTCAAAAATTGTTAATAACTAATGCACTACAATCTAATGATATATATGCACTAGGTTCAACTCAGATAGCTGGCAAAACTACAGCTGCTGCTTTACTAACAGCATATGTTTTAGTTGCATATCCAGGAATACACGTCTACTATCTATCGTTAAAAGATGAATTGGCTATGGACTTCCAGAGCAGAGTTTTGCGTATCATTGATAATATGTTTCCCGCTATAAAGGTTGAGTACAAAAGACAACCGTTTCAAAACAAAGTTATATTGTTTGAGAATAATTCAGTTTTCAGAGTTAGTGGTATCAATAAACACTACAAAGATCCAAGCTATCTATTCAAACAATTAACTGTTCAAATATTGATTATAGATGAGTTTGCTAACATTAAGAATAATTGGAGAATGTTGGAATTAGCAACAACAAGATTAGCTGCTACACGTAGTATGATGCGCAATATATTTCCAACATCATTAATATTATTGTCTAATGCTGCTGCTTTGATTAATGATGAAGCTAGATTTGCATTCAAATTATGGTATGATAGCACACAAGGTCTAACAGCATATACTCCTATACTATTCTACTATAGAGACTTACTAGATGACGAACAAGCTAACAAACACATTGAAGAGGAATATAAGAGAACAAGAAACCTCAGGCAGATTTTAATAAACTATGAATGTATGTTCTTACCTGATAGCGATAGTTTCATTGATGATGATGAGGTTTTGAACAAATTAGTTAGGATTAACAATAATATTAAACAAAAAACATACTTTTTGAAAGATGATTTTGGAGAAGTTATAACTGCTTTAAATGTGTATAGTGATATAGAATTGTATATGTTTCAAAAACCAATTTATATTGGAGTTGACATAGCCACTGCTTATGGTAAGGATAGCTATGCTATTGTTGGTGTTGATCCACAGAATGGTGATTTAGTATTTGAATGGCAAGCTAGTAACATAGACGTAACATTTGTTTTGAGAATATTATCAGAAATAGCTAAACAGTTTCGTAACTGTAAATTGGTTATAGAGAGGAATCTAGGCTCACATATTATTGAAATTTTGCAGCAAACATATGCAGAGAAAATTTATATAGATAATCTAAATGATCAAAAACCGGGTGTCTACACTACACAAAAAAGTAAAGAGAAAATGTTCTCTATTTTATATGATGTTGTTAATCAAAATCCAGATGCAATCAAAAGCAAAAACCTAGCCATACAAATACTATCACTTAAAAAGAGAAAAGGAAAAATTGTATCTGAACTTGAACATGATGACTTATTAATGGCTTACTGTATTGCTCTATATGCAATAAAGAATGATAGTATGCTAGAAAATATTAATCAGGATAATGAACAAACAACAGTAAATGAAGTAGCAGCATTCAGTCAATTATTGATCTATCAAAAGGTTGCTCAGAATGTTCACCAAACAGAAGAACAATTATTAGAGGATTTAGCTAAAATAGCAGGAACAATAAACGATAAAGATATATTGCTAACATTAAGCCAGCTGAAAATATAAAAGTTTTTATTTTTTGAGCTTTTTTATTAGCGTAAAAGATCAAATGAGTCAACTATTTTCAATGGGTAGCGATCAACGTATTGTTAAAGCTGCAAGAGTATCATTTGCTAAAGATTTATCATCTGTTATTGATGTTGAAAGAGACAAAAAATTGATAAAATATTTGCTTGATAATAAGCACGCTTCTCCTTTTGAACATGTTATATTTGCATTCAAAGCAAATAAAAAAGAATATATAAATCTCATATCAAAAATATCTTATCCTGTTGTTAACATCTATTATGATGGAAGTTATATATGGCTTAATGCTCGCACATTAATTAATTTTATTGATCAATTGCCTTATAAGTTAGTTGAATACGCCCAGCAAATAATACCGACTACGATGAGCTTTGTTTTACACAAAAGTAATGTAAATAATTACACAATAGATAAAGATCAAAACGATCAAATTATAACAACAAGCAGTGGTTGGATAAAATTATTGGACAAACTAGAACTTGGAACATGCTTAGATCACTATACATTTATTGTAGAATGTCCATTGTTTGTTGCAAGACAATGGTTCAGACATAGATTTGGTTCTTTTAATGAAGTCAGCAGAAGATATACGGATGTTGATTTGGATTTCTATATTCCAGAAAAGTTGAGACTGCAATCAAAAAACAATAAGCAAGCTTCAGATGATAATTATCTAGACGATGAACAAAATACTTTGCTAGTTAGCTTATTACAAACAAGTGTTAAAACTATGAAAGTTACTTACAATTTATTAAGAGAATTAGATGTTGCTAAAGAGATAGCTCGTGGTGTTTTGCCACAATTTATGAAAACAAGATTTTACTGGACAGTTCCAAGAATATCTGTAGACAATTTTATAAAGTTACGTAAACATAAACACGCTCAATTTGAGATAAGAGAATTTGCTGAAGCTATCGAACAAATAATCGGATATAAAGAATGCTATAATTTAAAGCTTTAACTTTTTTTGTTCTTACTGAACGCTTTGAGCAAAACTAAGAATGAGAGTTGTAAAACGAACTGGTTATACAGAACCATTATCAATTAATAAAATCAGATCTATTGTCAATTTTGCTTGCAATGGGCTTAGAGTTGATCCTTATGAGCTTGAGATGGATGCTCGCATACAATTCAGAGAGGACATCACCACCAAAGAAATACAGCAGCTGCTCATAAGAACTGCCGCGGAAAAGGTATCTCCAGAAAATCCAGATTGGCAGTATGTGGCAGCAAGACTTCTTCTTTACGATCTTTATAAGGATGTGGCGTATATAAGAGGCTACAAGATAAAAGACAAGATAAATGGTAAATACAAGCCTTACAACACAGAAAGCTTTTACACTCTTGTGAAGACCTACACAGACAGAGGTATATACGGCGAGTATTTGCTAAGGGAATACTCCAAAGAAGAGTTTGATACTCTTGCCAGCTACATAAATCCAGACAGAGACCTTCTTTTCAACTATACGGGTATAAAAGTACTCTACGATAGGTATTTAGTAAGGGATGAGAATGGAAATGTTATAGAGCTTCCACAAGAGATGTATATGCTTATTGCTATGACTTTGGCTATTCCTGAAAAGAAGGAGGAAAGGCTAAAATATGCAAAACTCTTTTATGACCTTATATCAAACCATGAAATCTCTCTGGCAACTCCTACACTTATGAATGCAAGAAGACCACATAGTCAACTTTCTTCTTGTTTTGTTTTAACAGTAGATGATGACCTTTATGATATCTTTGACAATGTGCAAAAGGCAGGACAAATATCCAAGTTTGCAGGAGGTCTTGGTATATACCTTGGCAAAATTAGAGCTGCAGGTTCTCCTATAAGGAAATTCAAAGGAGCAAGCTCTGGTGTTTTACCTGTGGTTAAAATTCTCAACGATGTGATGGTGTATGTGGACCAGCTTGGCATGAGGAAAGGCTCCGCATCCATAACCCTTGACATATGGCATAAGGATGTATTGGACTTTCTGGAGGTCAAAACCAATGTAGGAGACGAGAGAAAGAAGGCTCACGACATACATCCTGCCATATCCATACCAGATCTGTTTATGAAAAGACTGAAAAACAGACAAAAGTGGACGCTCTTTGATCCCTACTACTGCAAGAATGTAAAAGATGGCAAAAACCTGGAGGACTTCTACGGTCAAGAGTTTGAAGAGCTTTATGAAAGGCTTGAGAGAGAACTTCCGCCAAACACCAAAAAAGAAGTGGATGCCTTTGAGCTATGGAAGAGACTGCTTACTGTGATTTTTGAAACGGGAGAGCCTTACATATTCTTTAGGGACACCGCCAACAGGTTAAACCCTAACAAGCATTGTGGTATGATCTACTCGTCCAATCTTTGCCACGAGATAGTGCAAAATCAAAGTGTATCAACGCATATTTCAGAAACTGTAGCAGAAGATGGCACTATAACTCATGTGAAAAAGTCCGGAGATGTGGTGGTTTGTAATCTGGGTTCTATAAACCTTGGCAAGATTTGGACAAAAGAGGACTTGGAAAGGGTAGTTCCTATCCTTGTGAGGATGCTGGACAATGTGATAGAGATGAACTACTATGCCATAAAGGAAGCGGAATATACCAACAAACGCTACAGAGCCATAGGCATAGGAGTAAGCAACTACCACTACTGTCTGGTCAAAAATGGCATCCAATGGGAGTCAGAGGAACACCTCAGGTTTGCCAATGCCTTGTTTGAAAGGATAGCTTACTATGCTATAAAAGGCTCTATGCAATTGGCAAAAGAAAGAGGAGCTTATCCTTTATTTGAAGGTTCAGATTGGAGCAAAGGCATATTCTTTGGAAGAGAGCCAGAAGAAAACCAAAAAATATCTGAAGAAAATGGCAATAACTTAGACTGGATAGGACTTGCGGAGGATGTCAAGAGATATGGACTGAGAAATGCCTACTTGCTTGCCTTGATGCCCACAGGCTCCACATCTCTGATAATAGGAGCCACTCCGTCCATTGATCCTATCTTTGCCAAATACTACAAGGAAGAAAATATGTCTGGCATTCTCCCACAAGTTCCACCAGAAATAGACAAATACTTCTGGCATTATAAGTCTGCATACAATATAGACCAAGAGTGGGTAATAAGGGCTGCTGCCGAAAGGCAAAAATGGATAGACCAAGCCCAATCTTTGAACTTGTTTATAGACCCAGAGCAGATTGATGGACCTAAGCTCTCAAGACTTTATGAACTTGCTTGGGAACTTGGGTTAAAAACCGTGTATTACTGCAGAAGTAAAAGCTTAACAGAGATAGAGGAATGTGAAAGCTGTAGCGTATAAACAAAAACTGTCTAAGTAAATTAGTAAAAGTTCGTTACTATAGCAATAACAATCTGGTTTGGATAGAAGAAAAGCGAGTATGTTATTGATCAGTGAGATTATTTGTATTTTGATTAAGTAACAAAAAATAGTCTAATTTTTTGCTACGTGTGTTGATTTCAATTGTTACATCGAAATTATAAATTTAACTCACTTCCGCCTATGATAGAGAATCGTCCAAATGAAAAGCATTTGCCGCAGTCGTTGCTACTTTATCTTATGTTATTGTTATGAGCAAAAAAAACATATCTAAATTTTTTTGCATGAAACTCATTCACACAAGAACAAATCAATTAAGATATTTTACTGTTGGTAATTTTCAAAATCGAGTTTATAAGTTCGGCGTATTTTACAACACTTACATAACATCCAGTAATAAATCAGCGTATAAATTGCAATATAATTATCAATTCAAAGATTCTTTCAGTTTGCATCTTATGTCATTGATTGTAGATAATTTCCCAAAAAATGTAAATAGTATTATCGCTCTTTTAAATTATCATAATTGTTTGTACTACAATCCCACAGAATTCGGTTTAAGTTATTTTGATAGTAACAAAACCTGGCGTCACGAGAAACAAAACAAGCTTATATTAGATTGTATTTATGATATTCTGATATGGAATTACAATTTTAACTGCAATATCGGGGTTAGTTTTATTGGGTTAGATAGAGTGTGTATTGATGTTCACGATCACTATAACAAAGAACGTAAAATCATAGATTTTGCAAATCAGGATTTGATAAATATGGTTTACGAGATAGCTCAATGGAATAGAATAGAGAAAGAACTTATATTTACGGTGATATATAATTTGCTCTTGAGATAACGAACAAATCATCTAAATTTTTTTGTATACTTATATAAACAAAAACTATGATCAAAAACTAAACAAAAATTGTTATTATATAGTCTGCTACTGAGATAGTAGTTATTTGCACGTATGCTAAATTTTTTTGTTATGAGTTTATTTATCACAGAACCACTTATATTTGAGGGATCAAATATTAAGCCAGAAAATTATGGATTAACGTGGAGATTTCATCCATTAGGTATATTTAGTGAGACTATATTTGGTCCAGTATATGATTATACTTGTGCTTGCAATATAATTCGCCCACCAAAATATATTTGTCCTGTTTGCAATGTTGAATCTAAACCTGCATACATGAGAGCATACACAATCGGTAAAATTAAATTGAATGTTCCTGTTCCACATCCATTAATATTGTTAATACTTCATAGGTATGAAAGTTTATTTGGAATGTATGCTTATGATGAGAATAATGGTATACAGGATAAATCACTTGGTTTGTATATTGAGAAGAAGGTTTTATCTCCTTTTGGTATATGGCTTCATTTACTTGCTAAGATATATAATGCGTCCATACAAACAATGATTGATAAATTTGGTTCAATTGCTTTGGAGAAAGGTTTATATTTGGATCAGGATTTGGATTTATATGAACAAGTTTCATCGCTCATTTATAATAAACTGAATGATAACATACAACTAGTACAAGCCATCAGAAACAATGTTAGCTTTGACAATGCTTTTGTGGAATATATTAATGTATTACCTGCTGGAGTCAGAGATATTAATATTGCATTTGGTAAAAATCTAACCGTTTTAAATTTGCATGAGATCAACAGAGATTATCTTGATCTCTTATCTGCAAACAAGAAACTTGATATAGATGAAACATCTACAAAATACTTTATATATGGTAATATGTTACATAAACTATACAAAATAGAGCATAAAATAATATCATCCTTCATAAAAAAGAAAACAGGTCCAATTAGAGGTAAAACGCTAGGTAGAAGAATTGATTTAAGCACTAGGGCTGTTTTGGTTGGAAATCCTGCTATCAAACCAAATGAAGTAGTTGTTCCTTATATTTGTGCTTTCATGTTGCTAGAGGACAAAATCATATCCAAACTAATTGAGCAGAAACAAAGTAATATAACTGAAAGAATTGATTATGTCTACCAAACTTTAAAGGTAGATGAAACAATCAAAAAAATAATTGATGAGATAATAAACAAAGAAGATGTTTATGTATTGCTTATGAGACAACCTGTATTACATTTGCCTTCTACAATGCAATTCAAAATAGCTGGAGCATACGATGGATTTGCAATACAAATGAATCAACTGGTATGGGAAGGATACAATGCAGATGCTGATGGTGATACAGTTGTCTTATTCTATCTTGATAGCAAAAATGATAAGTTTGATGTAACAAAACATTTATTTGTTCCACATGGAGGTTTAAATGTTAACATATTGTATGATTCACTAGCAGGATATGTTATAGCAACGTAAGCTAGTTTTTTGCAAAAAAATAAGAAATATAAATAGTCAAAATAGTGATCAAACCGATTACTTCGAGCATTTACCTTTGCGAACTTTAAGCCTTACTCTCATTAATATAAATTTAGACAGATTTTATTTTGATCTTAAAGTAAAAAAACTAATCCTCAATAAACTTATCCAGATATGGCAATAATAATTGTTCTAATTTCTCTGGGTCCTGATCTGCTAACTCCAATAATTTAAATTGATAATCTCTGTTGATTTTAAATTCTGTGTATATGCTTCTATCAATCTTATCAATAACCTTGTTTATCAATAACGTTGATAAAATATCAAGCAAAGATACATACATCATTTTACTTACTTTTATGTTTTTTGTTTTGGTTATATGCTTGACATTGCTCAAATCATTTAACTCATCAAACATACTTTCAACCCATTTTGCAACATTATCTCCGAGCAATTCATCGACAATTTTGATTAACTGTAGTTTATTGCTACGTATATCCAATTTTGTTACATTATATCTATTCGTCTTTTTATTGTAGATGGGAACTAGTAATGGTCTGTAATAAGTATATGGTGTTGTATCATGTGTTATACTTATGTTATACATTGTTAGCACATCATAAGAAGGATATAACCTATCCAAGCTTTTTGTTCCTAGTATATGGTATAATTTTATGTTTTTAAATCCGTTTGCTCTTAATAAACAGTAATGTAAGACATTATATGCTCCGACTGAAATTGGCTTTTTGTGCATCCACCATGATGATCCAGTTGCTACATACTGAGCCATATTCAAATTTGGAAGTTGATATATTTGCTTCCAATTTTGATAGACTATACTTGGTGAAAAATGTAATACGGTTATTATAAATTGTCTTTGAGTTTCATATTCCTTAAATCTTCTAGCAATTTCTGAGTAGACATCATATGATGCGCTAATACTTGTTTGTTCATCTACAACATCATCTGTATTGTTAGCTCTGCATGCAGGAATATCCAAGCTGAATATGAAGATTGGTTTGGATATGTTTTGTTGCTTGTATTGAGCATCTATATAGTCAATTAACTCAAAATAAACTTTAATATGGCTATCAATATCTTTTTTTGTTAGTTTACCTTTTATGTACTGAAATCCGCCACTGTCAATATAAATAGCTGCATACGGTAATTTCTCAAGATTTTTAATAATTGTTATGAAGGTGTTTAAATCCACTTTACTTGATAGATATGTTCCCAATGATATGAGATAACCAATTCCCAATTCTTTGAATACATTCTCAGGAACATACTTGTCAAATGAACTCATATTGTGAGCATAAAATATTTTCGTATTCCAATTGTTTACAAAGCTGTTTAACAAATCCATAATCTATAATTTTAGTCATGTTGCTAGCCAGTAAAATTTTCCTCATTATCATCATTCACAAAGATTGTGTTCTTTATTCTCTCTTCAGTAAAAGTTTTAGGATCTGTTATATCCTTATCAACAAACAAATTAATCTTTTCTGTTTTTAACAATTCATTCAAATCCAAGCTGGAAGCAGATATGCCAAGTTGCTCTGAGTATTTAACCAATACTTCAATCTTCTTTATGATAGCATTGTTTATGTTGTTTTCTCTATTGTTTATGCTATCAAGCAATTCACTAAATATTCTAAGTTGATGTAAATCAAATGTAGATAGTTTCTCTTTGTTGAGAATTTGCTCTATACGATTTTGTAGTTGTTCAATAATCTTTTTTGTTTTACCGAGGTCTTGTTTTGCTTCGTTAATGTAGTTTATTATATGTTGTAGTTCATTCATGAAATTTTTGCTTATAATCCACTTTAAGAATGTGTTAAAAAACTGCCTAAATTTATATACAAGAAAAACTTTTAAGGAGGTGTAACATGGTATACTTTATTACCTTTGCCAACAAAGTTAGCAAGGAAAGAGCAAAGCAAATTATCGATGAATTGCGTAGGCTTTATCCAGGGCAGACGTTTGTATTTTCGCCAAGACCACCCAGGGGAAGAAAGCTGATTCTAGAGCTTGTTGGAGAAATCATCATCTTAACAATTCCTGGTCAAGGTTCCAAACAAGAAGGTTCCAAGAAGGAAGACTCCAAGGAAGAACTCAAGCAAGCCAAGCAAGAGCCCACGCAACATGGTTTTACATTGAGTGAATTGATTGCTAAGCACAAAAAAGCTTGATCCCCCCTCGCGGGGCTTTTTTTGGCAAAAAAACTATCCCTGATCTGCAAATGTGAATATAGACTTTGCTTTCTCAATAACTCTTTGGATATCTGCTAAATAATCTATATCAGGATTAAATAGAGTGTCTCTTAATTGTCCTCTTATCGCAGTTAATAATGGAATTCTCTCAGTGAATTCAAATGTAGCTCTTGCTACAGCTAACTCTACTTGTCCCGCCGTATATCTATGTCCTGTATCAATTTCAGTTAAATTACATCCACCGAATATTTCTCCGCCCCATATCTCACTCAGATCAGGAGATAATAAAACATATCCTATTACAGCAGTTCGCTCTCTGGGATCTATTGTATGTGGCATCCAACCTTTCTCAATAGATGTATCCAAATAATACTTCCATTTTAGCAAACTATTAACTACAAAATTGTATGCTGTATCCGCTCCTACTTTTTTGAAAACAGATAAATATTCAACAGTAAATTGCTCACCAATACCAGTTATAACTGGTTGTTCTATTCTAAGTGTATATACATCTTGTGTAGCAAATTGTTGCGGCCATTCCGGTAATGTTATTCTCTGAAATGTTTTGAATAAAACCTCGTTTAGATTGTTTTTTATTTCTGTTGCTACTGGATTATTACCTGAACCCAATTTAAAAACATAAACAAATCCGTATTGCCTGATTTTTGCAAAATCTGTTTCATCTCCTATGTCTCCAACACCAATAAGCCAGCTAACCATATAAATAACATGCTCACATGTTATTGTAGTAGTTTTGTTATGTATATGCTACGAATGAATTTGAACCAATACTTCATGTTTGGTGTTATAGCATCTGTACCTGACACATGATCATCTACATTCAACAAAACAGATAAACTAGTTAATTTTATCAAATCAGGTACTATTATTGATTCAACAAAACTAATTCTGTTTCCAACAAAGTTTCTATAATGCTGTTTTACAGGATAAATATAATATGTCGATAATGTTATGCTATCTAAGTCTATATTTAAGTTTCTAATTGTATTAGCTAAGTTTGCATACTTGACATTGGCCGTAGATATTAAAACATCTATAGTTGGTTGATCAATATATGGCCAAGAACTAAAATTATAACTGTTGTAGCTTAAGTCCAATAAACGAGTTAAAACATAAGCATCAAGAACTATACTTTCATTTTTATATCCAAACAATCTAGTGCCTGTTTTGAAATCTTTATCAACATTGTTTATTATTGTTAGTGCATTCTCTAGTAACTGATTTGTATCTGTGTCCAATATGCGATCTACATTCTGATTATATAAATATCTTGTGGTATATATGCTAGGTGAGAATTCATCGGTTAGCAGAGTTGTTGTACATTGGTATAGCGTATCAATCTTATCTCCGAGAGCATTATATTTACTTTCGGCAACGATTTTATATCTTCTAATGTTGCTTGTATCATCATAAAATTCTATCACACAATCAAGAAAGGATTTGATACCAGGAAATATATTGAAGGTATAATCATCTTTAGGGAATTTGCGTAACAGCATCATTGTTGAATTATTATCATAGGATACAGTTGAATCAGAAATACGTAAAGGATTTGCAGCAATATTTGTATCAATTAAATAGATTGGAAAATCATCTATAGTTAGGTATTGTATACCTGTTAATGCATATGGAGATTGAACCATTCCAGTTTTTATTTCTGTTGAATTATCTACAACAGTATTATATAAACTATTTTCCAAAATATCTGCAACAGTTGGTAAATTAAGATTTAAATAGGCTCTGTTAGAAGATGCTGCTTGTATGTAAGGCATATAAAGTCTTGCAAATACTCTTTTAACATAGGGTAAGTAAGAGAGTAATAGCTCATAGTAATTCTGATAGTATCTGTGAGCAATAATCTTATCATCGTGTAATCTTAATCTCTTAAGCATTCTCAAAGTGCTGTCATAACAGCTAACATTCTATAAAAAAATTATGATAGTAGATCATTAACACTAATGTTTTGTAAATCTAATTGATCTTGGAATAAACTAATATCATCTTGAGCAATATCTTTTTGATTATCTTTCTCTACATTTGTAACAAGTTCAATAGGTGATGTCTCTTTCGCAATCTCATATCCAATTGTTTCCTTATTAGCTAAAATCTTTTCTAGATTATTGTTTATCTTTTCCATAGTTAAGTTTAACCTTTCCAACAATTTTATAATTGTATCCAATTGATTTGCTGACATATTGTTATTTGATTGATCACTATCAAGATTTGCTAGCAACTGATTTATTTTATTGACAATTACTGATGTGTCAACAACTATCTGATCAGTAAAATCTTTTACATTACCATCTTTATCTGTTGTTATTATAGTGAATGTGTTTCCACTTTTAATCATTTTAAACATAATGTTTTTAATTGTAATTGGTAGTTCAAATGTTCCTGCTTCTTTATTCATGAATTCAGCTAATTCAATGAACACATCTCTTATCGGTTTCTTGATTATATTTGCTCCGATGAAATTTATTGGCCTGAATTCTCTTATTTTTGCATTAACCGAATCGACGATTTTTTCTTCGTACTGTCTTTCAGTTATACTACTCAATTCTTTGTTTAATGGAATAATATAAAACAATATTGCAGAACCATATTTTGGTGATGGAATTAAATTGATAACGGAAATGTTCTTTCTAAAAGGGATTATAATCATATCACTAAATTTAGACAGATTGTAAAACGTATAAAAAAATGCTTATCACATTAGAAGTACACAATAAAATATTATACTACTTACATCTATCTCATCACTCTCTTCCTTCTTAAGTATATGCATTACCATAGCGGCTAAATCTACATTCTTTGGCTTTACTATATTAACATAATCATATTCAAATCTAATGACACAAAAGTTTTCGTTTTCAATAACTTTTAGACCATTTTTACGACCAAAGTCCTTAAAGGGTTTTGTTCGGTATGAATACAAGTTATATAATAATTCTGCTTTGTATTTATTTTTTGAGAAAAAGGTAATGTTAAATTCATTACTAATGAAATTGAGCATATCAATGTAATTTAACAAATGTAAGATCGGTTTTCTCTTTTTTAAAATAATAAGTTTTCTTTTTTGTTGCTTTATAATTTTAATAAATAAATCTATGACAGCAAAAGATAATATTTCATTGGCTTGATAATCACCATAAACATGAATACAAAATGTAACATGATCGTTTCTAAATGTAAAGGTTAATTTATAGTCGTATAACAAACATTTCATAAAAAAAAATTTAGATTGTTTTAAGCTACGTAAGCTAACGACAACTTATCAGTGATGTTTATCACATTAGAAATACACAATAAAATATTATACCACTTTCATCTATCACACGACTCTTTTTCTTCTCAAGTATATGCATTACCATAGCGGCTAAATTTACATTCTTTAGCTGTACTATAGTAGTATAATCATATTCAAATCTAATGATGCATAAGTTTTCACGTTCAATAACTTTTAGACTATCTTTATAAACAAAGTCCTTAAAGGGTCTTGTTCGGTATAAATACAAGTTATATACTAATTTTGTTTTGTAGTTATTTTTTGAGAAAAGGGTAATGTCAACTTTGTTACTATTGAGATTGAAATTGAGTATATCAACGTAATTTAATAAATGTATGATCGGTTTCCTCTTTTTTAAAACAATAGATTTTCTTTTTTGTTCCTTTATAATTTTAATAAGTAAATCCATGACAGCAAAAGATAATATTCCATTGGCTTGATAATTACTATAAGTATAATTATCACATGAAACATAATTGTTTCTAAATTCAAAGGTTAATTTCTCGTCGTGTAACAAACATTTCATAGAAAAAAATTTAGATTGTTTTTAAGCTACGTAAGCTAACGATAACATATCAGAAATGCTTATCACATTAGAAGTACACAATAAAATATTATACTACCTACATCTATCTTACTCTCTTCCTTCTCAAGTATATGTATTACCATAGCAGCTAAATTTACATTCTTTGGCTGTATTCTACTAGCATAATCATATGTAAATCTAATGACACATAAGTTTTCGTATTCAATAACTTCTAGGCTATCTTTAGCAAAGTCCTTAAAGGGTCTTGTTCGGTATAAATACAAGTTACGTGCTAATTCTGTTTTGTAGTTATTTTCTGAGATAAAGTCAATGCCAAATTTGTTACTATTGAGATTGAAATTGAGTATATCAATATAATTTAACAAATGTATAATTGGTTTTCTCTTTTTTAAAGTAATAGATTTTCTTTTTTGCTCCTTTATAATTTTAAAAGCTAAATCCATGATAGCAAAAGATAATACTCCATTGATTTGATAATTCCTAAAACCACAATTATAATATGAAATATAATAGTGTTTAAATACAAAGGTTAATTTCTCGTCGTGTAACAAACATTTCATAGAAAAAAATTTAGATTGTTTTTAAGTTATGTAAGCTAACGATAACATATCAGTAATGTTTATCACATTAGAAGTACACAATAAAATATTATACTACCTACATCTATCTCATAACTCTTTTCCTTCTCAAGTATATGCATTACCATAGCGGATAAATTTACATTCTTTGGCTGTACTCTACTAGCAAAATCATCTTCAAATCTAATGACACATAGGTTTTCGCGTTCAATAACTTTTAGGCTATCTTTATAAGCAAAGTCCTTAAAGGGTCTTCTTCGGTATAAATACAAGTTATATACTAATTTTATTTTGTAGTTATTTATTGAGAAAAAGGTAATGTCAAATTTATTACTATTGAGATTGAAATTGAGTATATCAATGTAATTTAATAAATGTATGATCGGTTTCCTCTTTTTTAAAATAATAGATTTTCTTTTTTGTTCCTTTATAATTTTAAAAGATAAATCCATGGCAGCGAAAGATAATATTCCATTGGCTTGATAATTACTATAACTATAATTATAACATGAAACATAATAGTGTCTAAATATAAACGTTAATTTCTCGTCTTGTAACAAACATTTCATAGAAAAAAATTTAGATTGCTTTTAAGTTATGTAAGCTAACGATAACTTATCAGTGATGTTTAGATTTTATTTTGTGAGCGTATACTATAAATGCAAGACATATACATCGGTCTCTTTAAGGGTAGATCTCTATTTTCCAGACTAATAGAATTTTGGACAAGATCAGATATTAGTCATGCAGGTATAATATTGGAATTGGAGTATCCCTACAAAACTATTGAAGTCTATCCAAATGGTAGTTTATGCAGAATATATTGGAATTATTTTACATTGCTTGATCATTCTGATGATACTATTGTAGAAGTATATAAATTAAGTGTTAGTGATCAGGAATATGATTATGCTATGAGATTTTATAACTATCTTGCAACGAATAATGTGCCATATAATTGGCTTGGTGTTATTGGTTTTGTGATACCTGTGTTTACTAGTAATGGTGGATACTTTTGTTCAGAAGGTGTTGTTGAAGGATTGAAGTTTGGAGGTATATTATCTAATGAAATTAAAGGTTGGAAAATAAATCCCGATATGCTAAAACAATTACTAATAACTATGAAAGCTGAACCCATAAAACTATTAAAAGTAGTTTATGATAAGCACAACAAACAAAAGACAATTATTGAATTACGCTAGCATCGTTTAAACAATGAAAATAGTAGATCATTCGGAGATATTAAACTTAGTTTATGTTTACACCTATAATAAAGAGAATGAATTGATGGATTATATAGTTACAGCCAATGCAACATTGCCATCATTCTCTTACTTTCTATCTATGTTACTAGGCAAACAAATATTTGGTGCTTGGCCAGGAAAGGAAACAGACTTTTCTAGTTACAACCCTACAAATAATGTGAATAATTTAGTTTGGTATTTGAGTTTAGGTCATACAGGATTTAATTCCTCTAGTTGTTCTTATAACCCTGTTCTTACTATACCAACAAGTTACTTATCAGATAATCCGTCTCGCAATAACATAATTCGTATTACTAGCAGTTCAGATCTAAAAATTGTAAGCAAAGTAAGATTTGTTGAACAATCAAGTAATTGCGGTAGCTATACCGCTACCATTGGAGGAATACAATTACTGTTTGATATAGATTACACAGAAGCAAATATAGATATCCAAGATTCATCATTTACAGGATATTGTAAAAGTGGTGATAGAAGATACGTAGCTATAACTGAATTAGATTTGTTAGTGTCAATAAATAATCAAACTCCTAAGATGATAGCTTACACAACACTACCTGTTCCTGTTTATAAATATGATTTGAAAAGAATAGAAGTTATATGGACTGTTTGGTTTAAACCTTTTGCTCAATAATGTTTTTTTGCATCTAATCTAAATTTATGATTATGAACATAAAACAAAGATATGGAACAAGTCTGAATTCAGTTACAACAAATCCATTTGCTACATTACTACAAATTATAACACTATTGATAGTTAAAGATGAAAGTAAAATTCCTATTGTTTTTGAATCAATTAAGCAAAATATGCAAACAAGCATAGCCAGAATATTGTTAGCATACTATATTCTAACTAATCAAACCATCTTCAAAATTCTATACAAAGCAATTACAAATGAACAATTGGATTTAATTCCATACATATTAAAGTATGGATTGCAATACACTGATAGTGAGAAATTAATTGATCCTGAGATATTGTTTAGAGCTTATCAGGAGAATATTGATTTTAGGAACCTTGAGCAAAAACAAATAGATTTTGAACAACTAAAAGTTTTCGAGATTATAAGAGATAAATTACCCTATATTGATAGATTGGATGCTTGGCATACATATCTTTTATATGATTTGGATTTTGAAAAGTATTTGAAATCAACAAAAAAAGATATAAAAGTGCATTTACTTGATTGGACTAGTGGAAAAGTGGCAGTGTAATTTTTTATCTTAATCTAGTTAATGTTAGTAGGTTAACTACTTGTAATTTGACAAAAAAAGTGGAACACCCTGCCCGTCTGCAAAATTACATTGCTTGCTTCATCTGCTCACTTCAAGCTCGTATTGTTTCTCTCTGTTGGAGTTGAGTTGTATATTTCTGTTTAAGCTGTGCTACTGTATCCATGTCTCCGATAACTTCTGCTTCTGCAATCTTTACAATTACATAATCAGTTTGAACAAGCAATGTTGCAACATAGTTCTTGAGTTCTGCGAGTTTTCTTTGCTTCGGTTTTGAAAACTATATTTCCATTCTCAATTGTTAAATCTTGTGGTAGAGTTCCATCAGGAACTTCAATTGCTATATCTTTCGTAGCTATATCCTTTGAATCGGAAACAAATATTTCCGTTTTCTATCCAAGTCCAAGCCATACTTTACAATTGTGCTTAATGGTAATACAAATAAGATCTACGAGAAATATTTTATAGTAAGCAATTTGTTTTTTTGTGTATACTTTGAATCATCAAAAAACTTTTACTTTAACAGAATATCTTTCAAAATTGATTCATTTCTCTTTGTAAAAGAATCTACCACATTACCATTATAGAAATCTTTTAAATCATAAATTTTAGTTGTAAACATAAACTTATTGTAACTTTCTAGCAACTTATAACCTATCTCAAGATTATCTTCTGTGAATGATTTTAGTGATTTGAAGAACATGCTTTCTGATGGAACATTATAAATCATGTAGTAATAAATGTCTTTCAAAATGTTAATATCTGAACAGTGCAGAAATATAACTAATGGTGATAACTTTTGTAGAATAGCTATGTTATTCAAAATACTATTGTTATCAATATCATCCTTCAATCTAAGTTTGAAATAATGAGTGTTATAAACATCAACGGATACAATACTTCTATACATTACAAATGAATTAAATTTCATTGCATTTTTTGTAATTTTGGAATATGTCTCAATAAATTTTTTCTGCCTATCAATTATTGGTAAATTTTGTAACTCACATTCATTGTACTTGGGTTCTATGAATATAATCTTTTTTGTATATTTCATAAGTTCATTGAATAGAAATGATTTACCAATTTTTGAAAGTCCATCTATTACTATACGCATACTCTAAAATTTAGAGTGGTTGAGTAATTTGATATATTGTGATCTCAAAAGCATAAATTCTTTATGCCTTATGTTCCAGGTGCGACAGGATTAAAGAAATCAATAACAGAACCAGACATAATACCCACAACAAATTTTGCATTCGCTGTAATAGAATTACCAAGAATAGTTCCAGATGTTAATAGAGATTTATTTAACTACATAACAAAATATGGTGGTGACAAAGATTTTGGTGTAAAACTAGCTGCTAGAACCATATCTATTTCAGACTGGATACCGAGATCTACTTATGCAAAGCAACAAGTGTATGGTGGTAGATATGCTATATCTGCTCCTAAGCATGAAGAGCCAGGAACCATAACCTTACAATTTCTGGAAACAAGAAAACCTTCTGCTAGAGATTTCTTCTTGCTTTGGAGAAAAACTTGGGATGACTTCTCAGGCAAAGCCATATACTATGATCCACCAAAAATGTCTGGTAGATTAACAATCTATTACCTAATACCAGACCTATCTGCAATAGATTTGAAAATCATATTCTACAATGTTTACCCAGAATCAATATCGAATGATGCTATAGCAGGAGACGTATCTGCAACTGATTTAGCTCAGTTCAGTGTATCGTTCAGATATGTAGCAGCAGTTCCTTGTTTTAATCCAAAGTGGGATCCGAAAGGATTATATTATCGTGATAAATTATTCCCTAGCGTCGCTAAATGTTAGTTTTTTATTTTTTTGTAACAGCTGTTAGGAGTATGTTTGATTGGCTAAAAAAAATCTTTATGAGAGACAAAACTAATGATTTTGTAGATGAGGATATAGATCAAGAATATGAATTGGAAATGTACATGGATGACAATTTTAAAAAACAAATTTGTATGGAGATAGTAGAAAATTATTGTATAGCTAATGCTTTGGCTCTATCACAATTTAATGATACAATAGTCGGTAATTTTGTAGATTTTGAATCATATGTATCAAACGAGATAGTAAGATTAACTCGTAACTTTAAAAATGTTATAAACGAGGAAACATACGATATTTTAATTGAATGTTTTGGAAGTGAAGCATTAGTTTTAGATCTCATATACACAAAACTTCTACATTACTACGTGGCCTTTAGATTTGGCGTTGATTTGGAGTGAACTACTTCCACTTCTTGCTTGAATTCTGTTAAAATCTATCTACAAATTCAAGATCAGATATAAACTTCTTCTTCGTATTTATTAGTATGTTAAACTTTATGTAATCATTTATCTGATCATGATAAACTATATTTTTTTCTCTTAAAGCCATGATCTCAGGTCTGTATTGATATATAGTGTATGAAGGTAAAGTGATAACCTCTTCATTGTTTAAGTCAAGGTATATTTGCATTTCTGTGAAAAGCATTTTGACTTGAGCTAACAAATAAATGTTTTATGCTTTGCAGCTTAACACATTTATAGAAGAAAAAGTAGAAGAACCAAAATTTGATCCGCTAACAACTATTATTTTTGTTAAGGGTAAAGCATACACAAAAGATTTAATCTTTGTTAATAGTTTGAATAAATTAGTAAGTAAAATTCCCATTGAGATAATTAATAGTAATAGCTACAGTTCTTATTTTGTTGCTTGGAAGTTAGCAAGTAACAACTTACCCTTCTATGTGTATGTTCTACCAGAAACAAGAACAAGCACAGTAGTCTACTACAAACTATCAATAAGTAATCAAACTATTGCATACTCAATAAGAACTTTACCAGCAGATCTTAACATAAGAGCAAAGATATTATCATCTCAATTAAGATTGATTGATTACACAAATCACAGAGATATCACGGATGCATTTTTTATAGATAGGGAAAGTTTAAATAACATAAACATAAATGATTTGGATGATCAAGCTTTAACTTATACAATTGAGGTGATTCAGCTTGAAGATTTATTATATAACTTGCACAGAACATTAACAGCTGGTCATGATATTACATTTATAGTTTTACCTGAACAATTAGATGCAGAACAAATACCTATTATAAACGATTGGCTAAACAAACTATACTATGAATATAAGGAAGTTTACGGTTCTGGTTTTGTTGTTTATGCTTCACATCATTATCCTGAAGTGAATCAGAAGGAATACCTATTTGCTTTACGCAGACTAGATAATGATTCTTTGACACATGAAGTCTTTCAATTTAATTACCTTCCTTACTTTAGAGATAAAGATATTTTATTGTCTTACATATACTATGCTCTGTTACTACAAGCAAGATTACAACAAAAAACTTTAACAGTTGATCATGTTGATTTTAAGTATTTAATTGATCCGAATACATATACAACTCGGTTAATTGCTGAAGATGTATTAACAGATTATCTTTACACACACAAGCACAAATTTTATCAAGAATACTTCATAGCAGGAATATCTATTTTGAAGAAAATATTAAGAGTCTATTTATTAAGGGCTCTACATTCGCTTAGTATAAATAGGGTTTTGGATGCGCTTAATGCATCCGTAAATGATATAAATTTGTATCTGAAAGAAATTGTACAAGATTTTCAAATACTAAACATAGAACATGTGGAAGCACTTGGTTTAGTATACATTGAACTTTTGTTTACATTTAATATCTACAATAGATTAATTAATGTTAAATTGTTTGTACATATTAGTAGAGATAAACTAACAATTAGTGTTTAGCACTCAGTCTAAATTTTTGTTTATGTTTACAAAAACAGGTAGATTTGTAGAGAGAAGAATTATACCCACTCAAATTAAAGTATTGGATAGTATATTAGGAGGTGGAATAGAAGAAAGAGGAATAGTACTGATCGTAGGAACTCCGGGTGCAGGTAAGACACAATTATCTATTCAAATTGCATCACAATTTAAGAAGCAGGGTTATCAAATATTCTATTTGGACACAGAAATTGCTGTAACAGAAACAAGAGCTAAAGCATTTGGATTAGATTTGAATGATCTCATACAATATGCTCCAACTATAGAAGAATTGGATGAAGCAATTGAATCAGAATTATTACCGAAATTACAAGATAAGAAAACTTTGTTAGTTATAGATAGTATATCAGCACTATCAACGAAACAAGAATTTAGTTCACTAACAGATAGTATAGCACTAGGTATAAAAGCAAATCTGTTAACCAGACTAATAAACAAACTGTTTAGATATAAAATTGACTATAATCTAACCGTTGTTATAACTGCTCACATGAAAGAGAACATAAGTTTAACTCCCTTTGGAACAACTGGGTTACTGACAATAAAGGGAAAATACAGGATACCGGGTGGAGCTGCATTACTGTACGCAGCAAATCAAATGCTGTATCTAATAGCAAAAGAAACAAAAGAGTTAGCAGGTAATGTTCAAATAAGATTCGTCGAGGTTGGTATTATAAAGAACAGATTGTTTACTAGTGGAAAAAATGTAAAAATAGCATTCTCCGATAAATACGGGTTCTTTGATTTGCTATCATCATTACAATTTCTAGTTGATTATAATGTAATTGAATCAAAACAAGGAAGATTAAAGTTTCCATTTACAGACAAAGGTTTATTAATAAAAGATGTTATAACTCTATACAAAAATGATACAAAGTTCAGAGAACAGCTTGATAACTTAATTAACAATAGTACATACGAGATATTAGTCAAACCATATATGTTTGAAGATAATGTTTCTGATAGTCAAACAGAAATGGACATACTCGCTAATATGCAGAAAACTGAAGATGTATTATCAATAGAGGATACAGACATAAACAAAAAAACAAAAAAGAAAAATCATCAACTTGATGAATTGGATATAGATATATGATTTTTTATGCAACCAGGCTAAATTTATTAAAATGAAGGAATTCATTAAGACGGCAACTAAAATTGGAGCATTCTTTATTACAATTGATGATAATATTATGTATGCTTACAACAATGATTTTGTATTAGTCGGAGCAAATGATTTTCTACCCAACTGTTCAATTGTTAATTACACTCCACTACAAATTCTTGAGAAAGATGCAATCAAAAACATTGCTGTAAATTATGATTCAAATGAGTTAGTAATTGAAACAAATTTTGGAAAGTTTAAATTCACTGTAATGAAAAATGAAGATAAAAATGATTTGCTCAAGAAGATTATAAATCTATATACCAACAATGTGTACAACTATAGAATTGATACAGGTATTCTAAGCAAGGTTTATGAACTAACTTCTGTTATGAAAGGATTGAATGTAAACATTGAAAATGATAAAATAGTATGTTCAACGATTGATTTTGAATCAGAAATATATCTGGATGCAGAAACAAAATTAGAAGTTCCATTAAACACAATACTTGACTTTGATCCAGAGGTAATCGACATATATGCAGATGATGAACATATAATATTGATTGGAAGATATGATAGCTACAGTTTATTTAGATTAGTTTAATTTTTTTACAACCAATCTAAATTTATAAACATGGAAGTGTTTATATACGACAAGGAAGGAATTCTAAATTACGATTTAATTTCTGCTGTCATGAAAGAATTGATACCAGGATCTGTATCAATTGAAATTATGGTATTTAAAAATGATACCAACTATCTCGTACATTACAATTCAGATGTGATTAAATTACAAATAACTCCAAAATTATTTTATGTCCCAGTAAAATTTATTCCACGCGAATTGGAAAAAGAGAATAAAATTGTTGAATTTTACATGCATGAAGTACATCCGAAGTGTATTTTGAAATTAAGAAGAATGAAGTTTTAACATTTTTTTACACCTATGCTAAATTTATCACTATGGAAAAACATTTAAATCCAACAAAAATATTTAACGAATTTGGAGAAAGAAATATTAATGCCAGATGCATCATTGGCGGAAATACAACTAACATTATGGAACTTAATAACGTCAAATATCAGTGGGCTTTTGACCTATACAAGACTATGGGCTTTACCAACTTTTGGATACCTGAAGAAATACCTATGAATGATGACAAAAAACAATATGAGAAATCACTATCAGAAGCTGAGAAGCGAGCATATGAATTAGCGTTAAGCTTTCTAATTGCTTTGGATAGTTTTCAAGTTGTTAATTTGAAAGAATTCACAAGATATTTAACTGCTCCAGAATTGCATATGGCTATAACAGCACAGGAGTTTCAGGAAGCACTACATTCATATTCCTATCAACTAATACTTGAAAGTGTTGTAGATCCTATCAAAGCAGATGAAATATACAACTACTGGAGACAGGATGAAGTATTGAAGGAACGTATAAAAGTCATAGCTGAAATTTATGATAACTTGAGATTCAATCCAAGTATTGAAAACTTTGTTAAAGCTACTATTGCAAACTACGTACTTGAGAGCTTATACTTCTATTCTGGTTTTGCATTCTTCTATACACTTGGTAGACAAGGCAAAATGTTAAACACAGTTCAACAAATAAAATACATAAACAGAGACGAGTTAACTCATGTTACATTGTTTCGCAATATAATACTTAGCCTAAAAGAGGAGCAACCGGATGTATTTAAAGAACTTGAGAAATGGATTGTTGAATATTTTAAGTTTGCTACATATCACGAAATTAGATGGGGACAATATGTAACGCAAAACAAAATATTGGGTATAAACAATGATTTGATTGAGAAGTATATAAAATATTTGGCTAACTTGAGGATAACTCAATTAGGTTTCAAGCCAATATATCATATAACAGAGAATCCATTACCTTGGATTGATCAATTTAGGACAATAAACAATACCAAAACAGATTTCTTCCAAAAGAAACCACAAACATATGCAAAGAGAAATGAATTAAGATGGTAGTTTTTTTACAATTATACTAAATTTTTTGTTATGCAAGATCAGCATAAGGAGGTATCAGCACACATATTATTTGGACAACATGAGAAAGCAAAAAAATTCTATCAAATCAAATATGCAAAAGATGATAACTTTTATGATATTGACGATGTGGATATATTGCCTGTTTACGGAGGTGATAAATTAGCATCAAATTTTACCAGGCTTGGCTTAAAGGAATTAATGATGAGCTCTGAAATCTATAAAGATAGGCTGCTAATCTCGTATCTAACCGATGGTAAATATTTTAGTCTCAAATTATATACAATGAGGATTATAAAAAATACTCTGAAATTGTATGCTAGCAGAAATCACATATTTAAAAAGAAGTATTTAATAGAGTTCTGGAAGCAAAAAATGATCAATTTATCTCAATAGCGAAATCTTTTTTGATAGTTGAACATTAAGCATTGTTAGATCTTTGACTATATCCATATCTAGTTTTGTATTAACCTTATCCAAACAAATCTTAACCATCTCCGGTTCATGATCAATTAGCCACATTAGAAATTTAATCCATTCTTTGTTGATGTTAGCTGCAATCGTGAATATTGCCATCAATTTCTGTGATCTATGTAATGAGTTCCAATATTCATAGTGATTCTTTAATCTATGATAGTCAACATTATATTTTAAGAATGAGTCAAACTTATCAGCTACAATTGGTCCTAACAATCCCATTAACAATTCTCTCCTAATTTTTGTATCAATATTATCTTTTGTTTCATTTAGCAATAATCCAACTCGTTCCCATGTTCTTGGTGATGCAAAATTAGTGTATCCATCATCATATTTTGGATCAACATCATATAGCAAATATCCTGGATGTTCATGTATAAACGCGGCAACATGTTCATTGAATGAATTAGATGATGTATACCACTTTAGCCAATCATTAGCATCTACTTCTACATTAACAATTATTAATCTGTTTCTCAATGGTTTTGGTAATGTTTCCGCATCTTCCGAATGTTCAATTTTGTTCCCAGCCGCTACAATTTTCAAATGACTCAATTTTATATGACTACCCAATTCCTTTGAATCAAGTAATGAATAGAACAATGTTCTTATATGAGGTATTTGAACATTCGTTATCTCATCAACAAATAGTATACCTTCGCATTTCTGTAATACTTCAAATACCTCTACAGGAAATAATTTAACATATCCATCAACAATTTTTGGAAATTCTATGATATCACTATTAAAATACGGAGCAATAATCCTATAGTATACATAGTATTTATCTGGATTTTTCAATATCTCATCTGCTGAAAATTTTTCATTCAGATCAACAAATATTTTATTTCTCTTTTCAGATTCTGATATTGCAATCTGCTTAATAATAGATGTTTTACCGATACCTGGAGGTCCTAGCAATAGCATTCGATCAATATTAATTTGTAGCAAACTACTTAACCTCATAACAAAAAATTTAGATTACTTGTAAGGTAGTTATGGTTTCTCAAACTTAATTGTAGATAGTAATGCTTGGAATTCCGCATCATCTAAATTATGTTTGTAGTATGTTGTTATGGAGTTTGTATCGTTTATTCCTCTAGACTCCATACATAAATGTCTCATATAAGTTATTACTACTATTCTGTCCGATTCAGTAAAATACTTTAGCAAATCAAATAGTCCATCAGTATATAGTTCCTGTACAATGGGTTGTCTTGCATATAGTTTAGCAATACGTGATAATTTTGATAAGCCAATGATTTTGTTTTGTGGCTTGTATCCACACCAGACATTACCTATAATGGGAGCATAATGATGAGCACATACACTATATACTTTAATAGGTCCAACGAATAGCAAATTTTTGCTTTTGTTCATGCTTACATCTTCATCTTCAAAATTATCCTCAAAAGTTTTGATAGTTAGTAGATGCTTAATACATTCTGCATCAGAATCAAAATTTTTTCTATTAATAGCAAATTGCATGATCTCCGTCCAGTATTTTGATACTCTCTCTGCAGATTCAGTAAAATGATTTGCAATTGAATCATTTTTTGTTAAATCTACTAATTGTTTTGCTATACTCAAGAATTCTTTCATTTTGATAAATTTAGCATCGTTGAGCAAAAAAATTAGAGAATTGCTCTTAATAAGACTTCATCCCTAACTGTTGGATACATAGATTTCAATTTTCTAAACATTGGTATTAAATAAGGATCAATTTTCATTGTATCTTTATCACATGTATTTACATTATACATGCAATGCATAATTCTTCTTACTCTATCAATTGATGGTAGATTCATGAAATCGAGTATTAATTGATCTAAATTGGGAAATTCTCTCTTTGGAACTTTCACTTTCCTCATTGTAAAAAAATTTAGACAATTTTGCTAATTTACCTTAAAGTTAGTATCTAATACCTCTAACAAATTAAATTTCTTTTCAAAACTTATTTTTAGATTAGCTATTTCATATTCCTCAGTTTCGTTTTCTGTTATTTCTAAATTAACTCTAAACGGACCAAAGATTCTAAATTCTCCAAATTCCATAAATGGTTTTGCAATGTAAAATGGAACTAGATTATTTTGTTTTACATGTACGATATCCTTAACAACATAGTAAGAACTACCTATATACAATCTTAAACCTTTTTCTAAGTTGGAAAATTTTACTCGTTTATTATTAGCAGCAATTTCTGTAAAATCTAATCCTGCAATCAGAAGACTATCTTCATCATTAGTACTGGGTTCCATGCTACAAATAATGAATTTATCTGCATAAACAACATTAAAAGGTATGTTCAATAGGTTTCTAGGTATGGCAAAGCTCCTCATGTTTTAAAAATTTAGCTCTGTTACACACAATTTAGCATATGATTTACAATATCCAAAATGTTACTTTCGCTTTTAATAATTTTTTTGAAAGGTTCAACTATTATTCTAGCATACGTATCTAAATCGTGTTTGTTATATGATATGGATAAATAATCACAAACTTGTTTTGCAAATTTTGTTTGTAAATACACACTTGGTGGTTTGGAAGCAAGATATTTTATTTGTTCGTAATCATCATGTTCAACTAAATAAGGATGTAGCCATATTTTATGTTTTGTTGAAAAGCAACCTAAAAATCTCATTGGTGTTACTCTTAATGTAGTTGTTATATCAATCTTATTTTTTATGCATTCGTTTTGTTTTAACATTTGTCTAGTTTTAATAATATCACGAATCTTGTAAGCAACAAAATTGAAAACATGTAAGCCTCTACCTGTGAAAGTTTTTAATGTTAATCCTTTATTTGGTTCTCTAATTTTAGTGATGGTTTCTACATCCAAAAACAAGAGCCATCTAAACTCATTTTTGCTAAACTTAAACAAAGGAGATATTTGTAATTCAAGTAATCCTTTCTCGATCTGATGTATGCGATCAAATATTCTTTGCTCGAAATGTTTTAATGATTTAGTTGCAGGAGATTGTCTCATGTTGTATTTATAAGTTATGTAAATCATTTTTACTCTCCTCTTTTTAGAGGAAGTTGTAAGGTAATAAACCTTGATAACAAAGGTATCTTCATTATTTGTATGTTGAATTGATTCGCAATAAGAGTATGCAACATACCATAAATATTACTTAAAGTCCATATCAAATACGGATGTATTTTATAGGCACGAGCAAATACTCTTGTTACATCTTGATAGTAGTATAACTCTTTATCTAACTTGGATATTGATGAGAACAGATTTCCCAGCGTTGGTATGTAATTTGGATTGTAAACAAATTTATAATTCAATCGTTTTGAAAACTTGTTTATGATTTGTTCTCTTTGTTGATCAGTCAAATTCGGAAACATTAATGGAGATATAAAGTGATGTAAAATGTAAAGTATTATTTTAGCGTGAACTTCATCTTTGATTTGACTAACATTTAGTCCTTTCTGTGAAAATAGAAAGTATTTAAACATCTCCAAGACTTGTTCCAAAAATATTTCAATATTGCTGGATAAATACTCTACTAATATATCAAACCTGTTGTTGATATTGTTATACATATCAAGCATCAATTTAATCTTACTAATCGGAGATAACAAAGCATCTACAGTGACTTCATCTTTACTTTTAGATATGATATATAAGTCACTAACAATTTTGGGCAGTGAATTCAAGACAAATCTATCAGCTACATACGTAAGACATTGAACGGCTATAAATCTGGGTAAAACGATATCTCTAACTATAACTATTTTTCCTTGATCTGATAGAGTTGCTAAAAACTTGGCATAAAACTTTCCAAAATATTCTTCTAGCTGTTTAACAGGAGTTACAACATCAACGCTATATAAATCATACTTTGGAATGTAAATAATTGTTTTATTAACAGATAAAGTAAATATGGGTATCCTAGTTAATTTATTTTTTTCTGTTTCTGTATAGTCAACGGAAGCAGAACCTTTACAAGTTAGTTGGTAAAGTTTCATAATAGAAGTTTCATCTTTTTTTAAAGGAACTTTTTTGAATAAGTTTGTAATCTCTGAATTATCTGTGGCATATATTCTCTTAATATCTAGCATTATGTAGATGCTTCCAATACAAAACATTTATGATGGGTCAATTTTAAGAGATATTGATGATAAAGCATTAAAGTTATTATACTTTATCATAAAAACATTAAGTTTTCCAAAAAATGCTTTTATAATAGATTTAACTGGAGGTAGTTATTTATACAATTTGCTTGGTAAAACTCATTATCCTTCACTTAATGATTTTAGAGAGGATATAGTTCGTAACATGATTAATTATGGTTTAAGTGAAACAGAAGCTCGCGAACTCTTATTACTAATTGAAAGTCTGGAATTAAATTTAAAGTATTTGCTTAAAGATCCAACAACAAATGAGTATGTTATCTATGATCAAGTGAATGCAGTAACTCAATCTGATGCTCTACCATTTTATGAAGTGAGAGTAAAAATTAATGGAGTAGATTATATTGCTCAGGTAGTTATGTAGTTTTTTTGTTATCGTTTAATTGAAACAACAAGCAAGTCAGCTTATGTACACCCTAAAAAGCAGATATGGAACTATCACTGTTTTCGGAAAAGATGTGACTTCAAATACAGATGTATTAATGAGTCAAGTTTATAAAGATACAATTATAACAAGTGACATTTGTTACTTACTTCCCTTAGATCCTATAAACATAAATTTAGGACAACTAACAACTATACAATCAATTCTACTGATCGGTTTGTTAACAGCGTTGGATTTGAACAAAACTAAAGTTAAACTATCTGCTAGCAACGTATTTGAATTTTACAAGCTTATTAGGTCTGTTGGAGGCAGAGCCAGATATTATAACGATAAAATTGCTCAGTATATATTATCATTATCCGGTAATTCAGAAAAACTTAAAAGATTTGATACAATGGATGTAATAAGAGGAGTTGATGTTAATAAATTGGTTAGTAGCTTGAGGCAATCTGTTTTGGTAGGATTTTTAGCTGATGATGTAGATATTAGTCAGACAATAACTAATCGTTATAGCGATTCTGAATTAGATCTAGATGAACGGTTTGTTCAGTTGCTCAGACAATATGGTATATCAGTTTATCTAGGTAGTAGTCTTGCAAAATCTATAACCGATTTAATTGGAATTAATAAATCAACTACAACAAATGAACCAACATCAAATATACTAACTAATCTACCTGAAACTCTTATGGAAACAGCAACTCTAGCCATACTGTTATCCAAGTTAATTAAAAACATACAACTACCAAGAGTGTATACATCTACCTCTTACAATTGTCAATGCTCGATAACAATAACTTTGGTAGCAAATTCTGCTAGACAATTTTACGAGAATATATTTGTTCCATCTTTGTATCTAACAGGTATGACTTTGCAACAAGCTGGACCTGACTATCTAAATAGATTTGAAGCAACAAATAGGTTAATTAAAGATATATTAGCCATATTACAAAACTATTCTCAATTATTTGCTGGTGAACCTCACTATGTTACACTCTTAGTTCCTGGTAAAATATTCATACCATTAGGAATTATAACAGATTTTAATTTACAAACAAGCAAAGAAACTTTTGCTAACGGATGGCCTAAAAAAGTAACTATCAACTTAACTGTCTCTGATATAGCAAACATAGTTGTTGCAACTAAGGATCTCAAGTATCTTGCTCAACCGACTTCACCACTATTTACCGGAGCATATTTCTTTGATCCCATTAAGTATGTTTTAGAGCAAAATATATCTGAACTAGATAATGAATTTCAGTCTAGAGAGATTCTGTTAGCAATGGGTCATCCAATTTTGAAGACTCTAACAAAGGATAGATTGAATATTGAAACAGGAACTGGAGCTACTGGACCGATTGCTCCACCAAAAAAAGATACTTATACCAAACCAAATGCAAAAACACGAAAACCAATAAAAACAACCGGATGTAATAATTATGTAATTATCAATGGAGAACAAGTTCCAGTTAAGGTAAAGTATGAAAGAGGTCGCATAACAACCTACATTCTGAGAAATAACAGGTGGGAACTTACAGAAGATGATAATGTACGTAAGCAATTACAACAACAACTTAGTCGTTCTGGTAGATTATGTTTGGATGAAGTTTCATTGTACTGTGACGGAGATATTGTAACAACACAATATAGTGCATCCAGTTTAATATCTCAAATACCTAGCATACTATATGACAACAGATTCAGATTTGCATCATCAGTTCCATTAGATGCAAGACCTGGTCTAGGACATCATGCAGGTACTGATATACCAACTGGAAGTGCAAAAATAGATATGGGAACAGATATTACAAATAGAATAAGGCGCTATTTTGGTATTTGTTCTTTTGGTTCTAGTGATGCAAACTACATATTACAAGCAAAAACCAGTGATGGTAAAATAGTTATAGTTGATATGAAACATTATGAAATAAGTGGAACAAAATACATATCCAGACTGTCTACAGGACATCACTTTCATATAGCTGTTTTTGAATATTATAATGGTAAGTGGGAATTAGTAGATTTGAGTAGAGTTGCTGGAATTCCCAGACGTTAAATAGCACCTAACTAGAATGAGCAAAGATAAAATTCCTATTACTGTAGACAGCGATAATGTAACATTGCTAACAAATTTACCTAATTTGTATATCATTCTTAAAACAACACATATATTAAAACAGGAAAACGAACTTTATTGTATACCATTGTTATATTTTACACAGGATAGAGATATTGCTCTGGAAATATATGATTTGCTAGATAACGAAGAGACTATAGATTTACATGATGTAAAATATAGTAATGTTTATTACACTACTGGTATACATTATGTATGTGTATATTTGAACGAAGCTAATTTACAAAAAACAAATAGACCTTTGTCTAGGTTGTTATCTGAAGCAGAATCTCAAGATACTGAATCAGATAATTTGACTCTCAGGATTAAAGATAAAAATGTATATTTGGCTTTGTTGTATTATCCTGAAGAACAAACACCATTTGCTAGAGTGGAAAATCTAACGTTAACTGCTGATATTGCAATGTCAATACTAGAGCAAATGGCAGATTGGCTTAACATGATAAATGGCTTGAATGGTCAAAAAGCTTTTGACAGAATCCAACAGTTAGCAGAACTACTAGGTTTGGATATAACTAGTGTTTATATCGAGACTTGGCTTGCTCAAACTTTAACTTGTAATGATGATGTATTTAAGTTGTATAGGAATAGTAATTGTAAGTATGCTAAAATGCTAAGATTTAAGCAAGCCATAAAATATTTATATCCAATACGACAGTTGTATTTTGAGAATATCAAGTTAGCAATACCTAATTTACTTGTACGTAAACAAGATAGTATAACAGAATTTGAGAAATTTCTGCTTGGCAATATAGATGATAAAGCATAAAGCAAATGTATGTTGTTAATAGACATCTGGAAAATTTACTCAAACTAATAGAAGCAAATGTAATTTCAACAACTTTTAACCTATACGCAGAACATACAGATTATACCTATGACATAAATACACTCAGAAATTCTTATCGTCTTCTGTTTTTGGAAATACCTACGAGTCTGCTAAGGTCTTATACAACTTTGACTTTTGATAAACATACTAGGTTAGTAACAACACCAGAATATTATACACCTTATCTCTTTAGCCAAGTCTATAATTTTAACTGGACACTAAATAAAATAATCTACAAAATAGTTTATCAAGATATAATTACAAATACAACACAAGAGCATACTTTAGCTGAACTAAATATCAATAGTAGTTTGGATTATATTTACTTACCAATACTAGCACACCGGATATTGTTAAATATAGATGCGATTCCAGTATTTTATGCTAATTCCCTATTACAACAAAACTTTTTAAGATTTCGTTTACCAAAAACAAATGCTTTAATAGTAGATTTGGTTATAGATTATGAACAAAATTCATCATTGTTTGCTAGAATGATAAGCAACAGATTTTTGAACGTTGAAGTTTATAGTTATGCAATTAATTTATCGAAAGCAAAACTAATTTCTGATTTTAATGTGCTTCGTAACAGATATACATTACCTGTTGAATCAACTAATGAATTAATAACAATAAATCGTTCTGGCGTAACCTACACTGTTTTTGATATAACAGGTTTTCTTTATAATGAAGATGAAAACTTGATTATAGACATCATTATAAACAACAAAGTTAATAGACCTTTACTTTATCCAATTGCTATTATTAAACCAATTTTAAAGATTGTTGAAAATGATAATCAGGTCTTAGCTCCAAACTTTTACTTTGAAAGCATATTAACAACATTTGGAGATCAAAAAATAAAAGTTTATCCTGCAACAATTCAAACTATCCATCTATCTTAATTTTTTTGTTAGTAAAAAAAATTATCTCACATATATTGTTACTGCAATACGTTCTATTTCGCGAGCATATCGTAGATTCATATCTATGCCTAGTACATTTTGTCTAGTTAATTCTTCGGATAATCTCAAGTTAACTTCATATTCCTTTATTAAACCACTTGCTACTCTTGGTTTTAGTATGAAGTCTATGATTAAACTTTTGACGCTCTCCCAATCATAAGTTTCTAATTTATGTACAAACGGTCTTAGCAATTTAACTAGCTCTCTCTTAATATCAACAACGTCCTCAATTACATACAGAAATTTACCGAGAGCAAGTGATGTAGTTCTATCAAGATCAGTAAATACACCATAGAAAGGATCTTTGTGAGCAAAGTTAATTCCAAGTTCTACCAGTCTTGATCTCTCAGGAACTGTTAATCTCGGTATAACATCTACTCCTGTTGTTATCGTAGCATTAATAATACCAGCAAGTGGTTCAATACTTTGTTGTTGTACTCTTAATTTAGCAATATTTTGAACTACATATCTAAGGTGAGGATATATTCTGCCATCAACATCCTCAATTTTTGAATAGTAAGTTGCATGTAGATAATGTCTAGGTATAGGAGGATTGGTTGAATCTAAAAGTCCTATATCTGACCAGTCAAACAAATCAGCTATGTTACTCAGAACTATAGCACCAGCATTAAGCATATACTTGGATTGAGCCAAATCAACTAAAGCATTCCATACTAATCTTCTCTTTGCATAGGGAAATCTCTCATCACAGGGATCAACAATGTATTTGATGAATATTGTTTCATCATCAATAAGTCCTTGTATTCTGTTTGGAAGTAATGTAGTATAACCATATACAGCTTCTACAACTAGATCGGCAAACAATGAGAAATCTACCGAACCTGTAAGCGGATCTCTTAATCCACCATCAGAACCACCTGCAAAATTCCATATTGTATTAGTTGAATACACTATGTCAACAGAATCTATTGGTCTTGTATTAGTATCTGTAACAGTATTCGTTTCATAATCTTTATACTTTATTATGTAGTTAGCCTTTAAGTATTCAAATGCTGGTTGGTTAAATGTGTAAAGACTATGATTAATTTGTGTTGGGTATCCCAATTCATTTACATTTGGTTCAAAAGTAACACCATTGAATACCGCAACATTTTCAGTTTGTGTTCCTACAACTCTTTCTATAACTACATTAAATGTTTTGTTTGTTCTAAGTAACGGTAATAAAAATCTCAATCTATAGGTGTTATAATACATACCGTATTCACCAAACTGTGCAATTATAACTGCTTTGTTAGGTTCTGGTGGAGCATAAGTTGCAGATACAGGTAGTGATATACTTCTATTATTAATTTCATCGCGACCAATAAATGTATTAGTAGAGTAATCTACATACCCATATGCCCATACATAGGTATTTGCATCAACTGGGTCAGGAACAAGAGCTAAGGTAGCATTAGCTTTTGTAGCATTTCTCGGAAGTAATCTAACCACATATGCTGGTCCTCCATTCCTAACATATTCATATGCGTAAAGTGATGTTAATGGGAATTTCGGATCTGGCTGACCAAAAGTATCAAGAAATCTTTGAGCTGATGTTATGTACACTGGTTTATTTGCAGGTCCTTTCTCTGCTACAATAAAGAATAATGCATTGTATTTTTCAGGTAATCCAATTAATGGTTCAGGCGCAAATACAACATTGATGTAAACACCAGGTGCAAGTTGATTTGGAATAAACATATTTCATTATGTGCTTTTAAAAAAATCAGGTAAGAAGTCTCCATTCTCTATAGGGAGGGAGCGTATAGCTCCTGTGAAGTAGGAAGCTCCATCTTCTACAAGATAGAGTAGTTCACAACTGTTTACGTATTAGTAATGCACAACGTAGCTAAATTTAGCTATTATGGCGAACTGTAAATATGTTCACTGGTTAAATAATCAACAAAAAGAACTAATTGGGCATATTGTGCGCTATTTTGGTTTTCAAAATTTTGAAGATTATATGCTAACTCTGTATCGTACAACCGATAGAATTACAACTCAAATAAGACCATACGTTGACAACTTAAATGTTATCAGTGTAGAAAAATTTCGTCCTCTACTATTTGATAAGATGCATACGAATACTAGCATAGTTCAAAAAGAACTAAGGGAATTAGTATTCAAACTTCATAAAACCCTTGACCCAAATTTATCTAATTCAATTTACTATATGAACAGATGGCATCTTGCGGCTATTGTCTTACATGCTGATGTTGTTGCGTTAGTAGATTGTGATAACATTCCAGTTATAGATAAGCTAGCTATACTTCGTAATCTTTATTTTATGTTTTCTGCTATCATGTTTATAGTTCAAGTAACTAAGTCTGTTGTAATAGTTAACAAGCATGATCTTGAACAAGCCAGAAGATTATTACCCAGATCTAACTTATTACATCCAAGCAATTTCTCATCCATATCAGGATTATTAGAGTCAATTGCAGAAAGAAAGGCTCAATTAATATTAGTTGATAGAGAACCCAAAAAAATACATAATGTATGGACGGGTTATTTGCGGGCAAGAGTTAATAACTATGCTAACAGATTGAAAAACAATCTAATACATATAGCAAAAGAGAAGAAAATTACTAAAGATGAGATTGCTGAACGGGATTACAGTAGGTATTATCATGATGCAATAATTAACTTCAAAATGGAACCTGAACCAATAGATGATTTAGTTGATACTATAATCGAGATGCTCGGAAACAAAATATCAAAACAAACATTCAAACAATACATTCAACAATTACAAAAATTGAGTTATGATGAATTAAAATTGATTGTAAATAAAATCATAAGTGTAGTCGGATTTCCATTGGATGCTACCAATATGAATCAGATAAATAAACTATATAATGTAACAATATCAATACCTAAGATTAGAGAGGATATACTAAGTAAGTATTCATTGCAAACGTATTCAAACATAGCAAAGCATTTAGTTTTGTATTTGTTTATGTATTTGGGTAGATCTCCAGTTAAAGATACTTCAAATGAAATCGATTGGTTTTGAGTTTTTTACAACTTGTCTAAATTTATAGACATGAAGATCAGAGTTATCTCTGTAGAAAAATTATCAAGCATATTCAAACCTATTAAGTATGATGAACAAACATATTATTGTACAACAGTAGGTAGCAATTTAGTCGGATTTCCAGTGGATAAAAAATTCAAAATAGTTGAGCCAATATCCAAAGATCATGTAATTGTGATTAAGAAAAGAGAGAATTTGCTGTTAGGAACCAAATTGTATGATATGAATGGATATACAGTAGCATTGATTTATTCAAACAGATTGACATCAGCTACAGGATTAAAAACATCTCCATACATAGCAGTGATAAAAGATAATCATACATTATATCTAAGAGAAATTGGAACAAAAATGGATAATGAGATAAATGATGAAGTATTGGAAAATGTCAAAGAGGAGATTGATAGGGTTATTAATGCAATTGAAGAACTAATGAGAAAAGGTGCCACATTAAAAAGAATTGAAAGAGATGCCACAAGATTCTGGGAACTATACAATAAATATACAACAGAAGTGCCATCTAAAAAGAAAGTATCCGAAACTGCTAAAACAACCATAGAAGATGAATTGGATTTGGATCTATCCGATGTGACTGTTAATGTATCATCAGATTCAGATGATATATTACTATAACAAAAAAATAAAACATTTTTTTTGAGCACACATACTAAATTTACTATCATGTATTTCATAAACCTAAACATAGACAGCAAACCCATTTCATATCGCAAACAAGTATTAAACAATATTACAGAAGATGTTAAAAATACCATAATTTGGTTTTGTGATCTGATTGATGCTGAATTAATTGATTTACAAATTGAGGAAGAAGATCTCATGTCAACAGACGGATTAATATCTGTTTACACTATCAAATATAGTTTGAAGGATAAAAAGGATGGAGCAATTTGTAATTACAAAACATTCATTCCTAGGTTTATTGGAAACTACATAATAGTTAATGGACAACGATATGTATTTATTTACTCAATCGCAGATAAGTTCTTGGATAGATTTGGAACAGAGAGTATGGATGCAAAATTATCTAATCTGTATAGGAAAGTAGTGTTTAAAAATATTTTAGATGAAACAAAACCAATCTTATATGAATCAAAACATAAAACATTACCTGTATTGAACTTTTTGATATTGTATTTGCTCAAGAATGATGAAAGTTTATTGGAAAGTAATTTATCCTTGTTAGATTTGTTGTATATGGTTTTACAACAAACTGGCTTTCAAGTTGATATGCAAGAGTTAGGTAATAATCAATCAAACAAAGTAACTACTGTAACAAAAGGAAAGAAAGTTAAATACATAACAATACAAGAAACGGAAACATCTATTGTGTATACAGATACATCAGTCAATAAACAATTAATTGTAGATGTAACATATGAAAGCAATTATAGGAGAAGATTTGCAAAATCATTCAAGGACTATGGTGGGAGTAGGTTATTAGAAAGACTTATGGGCAAACATTCTTTTGAGATAATGACATTATTATATGGAGAGATAAGTGCTATATTTGATCCATTGGTTAGACAGGAGTTTAAAGATCCCTATTACTTTCTATTTACATTTGTTCCAAGCAATGACTTCTACAATTATATAAAGAATTGTGGTTTGTATAGCTCACTAAAAAGCAAAACAGTAAGATTCAAAACATTCTTATTGCATCCATTGGTTAGACAACTAATGCATTTGTTGTATGAGAGAATTAGAACACGAAAATTGCCCAGAAAGCATTCAACATCTCTATCCATTTTGTATAAGATAATGCAAGTTGAATATGTAGAGGATAAAATACATAATCCTATATCAGAAGTTATGTTACAGTTAAAGGCTACATATGCTCATAAATTTGCAATGAAGAGATTAAGTCACAAAATAAGACTTGTAACAGATATGTTGGGATACTTGGACCCTATTGTAACACCAGAATCAAAGAAGGTTGGATCGGTTAACTATCTTGTTTGGCAATTTGAGAATAATATCGACTAAATGATAGCATTCAATAATAAAATGTTTGTTTTCTTATAGTATTATCTTTAGCATACTTGTAAAAAATTTTTTGCATTAATATTTAAAGTTGTTTACTCACAACTTTTTAGCAGAAGAACGTTATGGATAAAGACGTAAGACTATCAAGATTTTACCCATCTGACTCAATTATATCTACAAAAAGAATTTACAGTCTAGCAATGGAAATGGCAAATAAGAATGCTGAAGATGCCAAGAAAATAGTGAAAGAATTTTATTCGGATATAACTAAGGTTAATGCATCTAAAAATCCATCAGAATTTGTAGATAAAATATCAGAACTAGCAAAAAGAGCTTTACAAGGTGATAGGACTGTAATTGATTTAATATCCAATGCAATAGTAACCGATATAGTTGCAGAACAAGGTAATCTATCAGAGGCAGAAGTATATTCACTATCCAAAGCCATTAAAACTTTGTATGAAAATAGTCTTAGGGCTATAGCTACAGAAAATACATCTGCTAATGTGATACCATACTTTATGTATTTGGCTCCTCTGATAAGGTTTATGTATCCAAGACTTGTTGCAACGCAAGTATATGATGTCAGGAATATGTCTGCTCCAGGTTCGTATGTTTACTTCTTCAGGTTTTATGAGGAATTAACTAACTCTACAAATCCTTATCCATTCTCATCCTATCTATCAGTAGACATGACAACTGGTAGACTTCTCAGTGGAGATTCTCTCGGCTATTACGGAACAGCTCCTGGGCAGGGTGTATTTGTTCCCGCTACAACTCCTGCTGCAGAAGAGATAATAAGAGGTAATGTGTATAACATTCTACGTGAGGCTAACTTGTTGCCTCCTGCGACTGTTGCTCCTGACAATAAGCTTAGGGTAACACCTGATTTTAGAGTAATAGCTGTTCGTATAACTGATGATACGACATCTGGAACAATAAATGTATCTTCCAATATTGAATCGTCTGGTGCTATAACCGGAGCTGGAACTGCAACCATTGGTGCCAATACCTACACTGTTAATGTAACTGGTAGAGTAGACTTCAAATCTGGTGATTTCACTATAACTGTTATAGCAACTGGTGGAACTGCTCCTGCAATTCAAGGTATAGAGGTATATGCAAGAGTAGCCTATGAATCGAGAGATCCTGCTAGGAAGCTCAGACTTGAACTTGCAAGACAAACTCTTGCGGAGAATAGACTTGAAAGCACAATACTTGTATCTCCTGAAATGGCTTTTGATGCTCAAGTTCTCTTCAATCTCGATATACTCGGCGAAGTAAGCAGCATACTATCTTCTATAATTGCACTTAACACTGATGCATTCCTTCTAATGAACTTGTATAATGCATCACTTGTTCATAACATAGAAGAATCTGTAGATATGACCGCTGATGCTCTTGCTGATTACAGTTGGGGACCAGGCATGTACGTTATGACTCATTTCCCTTATGCAATATCTAACCTGCTTGGTAAGATACTCAGGAATACACCTGTTCCCGAAGTAGAACCCATACTTGTGATGAATGTTGAAGATGCTTCACTACTTGTTAACATAGGTAAGTGGGTATCCGATCCTGTAACGAAAGCAGACCCATTCAAGATATACACCAGAAGCAAAGATGGATCTGAAGAGTGGATAAAGGTATTACCTACACCTATACTTCCTGTTGGTAGGAACTTGCTTGTACTCAAATCCAAACAAGAATTCTTCTCCACTGCAATATATGCACCTTATGCAACCCATATGATACCTTATCCTGCAAATACTCTTGGTCAAGCAATGACTGCTGTTCATAGATTCGGAGCATCTGTAATCTATCCTAATGTAGTAGGTAGACTTATCGTTCAAAGGTAATTAGAAGCTCTTCATGGCTACTCTCCTCCTCCCTCTTTTTTTGTTATTAAACTTATTGTATTCCATAGCAAAAAAACTATATATCTAAATCTAAACTTTTTTGTTCGAATGTTTCAAAATCATCTATGACATCAAGTGCATCTATGTTTTGATTGATATTACTTACTACAAAGTCATTTTCTATGTTTTCATTGTTTACATTTATTTGTTTTATATCAATACCAAGTAGATTTGATATTAACTCCAATCCGTATTGATATTTACTGTAATCCTTAACATCAAGATTTTTTACGAATGGTGCTATTCTATTTGTAACGCTGCTATGCAATACATCATAGTTTGTAGTTATATAATCATCTCCTAAATATGAATGTAAACTCGGAACAAGATAGATTGAGATTTCATAATTCAATCCATATATGAGAGATCTAAATCCTGTTAAACTTTGATTACTAATTGCATATCCAAAGCCTGTTAATAGATTTGGTCTATTCTTTAATACTTTGAGATACATGCTATTTATCATTCCAATTGCTTCTGCTTTGTTGTCTAGATTGCTTTTAATAATATCTTTGGTTAAAGGTTGATTTGTAATAATATAACCTTTGTTTATTGTTATTGGAACTAAACCGACTAATACATCTGTTACTTTACCATGTTCTATTGATTCTGATAAATGTGTAATGGATATATTACCTTCTTCAATACCTTTTCTGTTTATCTGTGTAGCAGATACAATTAGTAGATTGTGATTCATAGCTATCTTCCTTAACATTCTAGCATTATAACCTAACTTATGTCTATGTTCACTTATGTTAGCAGGAGCATATAACTCATCCATATAATCTAACACAATGACAACTGGATGCATATTTTTTGATTGCATCGACAACACAATATTCTCTATGTAAACATAATCCACTATCTCATCTGATAAAGATATGATATAGAAGTTATCCACAGCTTGGAATAATTGTTTCAAAGGAGTATTTTTTTCTTTTGGTATTGTTAATGTACAATCATTTAGTAATGTGTATAATCTGTTCCTGATCTGAACGCTAGTATTTTCCAGTGATATGTATAAAACAACTGGTTTTTTACCATACCAATCTTTATAGTAGTTTTCAAATGCTTTTAGGAAAACTGAAAATCCTACTGCCATGTTAAGTAATGTAAATGATTTACCCTGTCCCAATCCTGCAGCAAACAGATAAAGATTATTAACATAAAATCCTCCCAATACTAAATCTAACTCTGGTATCAAACTAACCAATTTCAAATCAGATATTTCTGTTACATTTAATAAATCTTTTGCATTGAAGATTTTCTCTGTTAGTTCTTTGTCTCTAACTTCATTAAGATCAGATAACAATTCACTAACAATCATTTCAACTTTATCATAGTCATGTATTGGATGTTGGAATAGTTGAATCTTCTCATATACCTTAGCAACAAATTGTATTTTGTATAACCTATCCAGTATTGTTGATTGCAATTCATCGAGATTTGCTACGTCAAATAGTTTGTAATAAAACTCCAATGGCTGTGATAGTTTGAAATCATGTTCTGGTATACCCTTATTCACAAATGTAGTTAACATTGATAATAGAGGTTTTTGCTCCTCAGTTGCAAGCATACTCCAATAGGGTAAAATGTTTTTGATTAAATCTAACATCCTTTTATTTTGTAATGCACAGAAGAATGTTACTTCAATCACATATGTTGATGGTTTCAATAACTCTAGCAAACCAAGCATGATTATAAATTTAGAGTGGATGCTAGAAACAACTAATCTAAATTTAATGTCATGGATATCAGAAACGCAGTAAGAAAGATTTATTTAATGAATCAGATTCCGATTGAACTCAGACATATGCTACAATTCATGAAGATTGCAGAAGCATCATTATCTGGTGTTCCCATAAAAGTAAAAGATGATTGTATTATTGTAAATAGAAATGCAATAAAGGATGAATCTACACTATTGAAATATCTAGTTCATGGAGCAATGCATATAATCTTCAACCATATAAAGAGATATAACAATGTTAAAGAAATTATTCCACCTGATATTTACAACATGGCCGCTAATGCATTTATTAATGAGATCATATATCAGTTAGCATATAAGATTGATAAATTTAACACTACAAAAATTCATGCTACCAAAAGTGAAAAAATTGAAGATATCAAAAAAATGTTTAAACTAGGCAAATCTTCAGATTTGGGAGATTTTCTGAAGAAAGATATATTCCTAAATGACATTGAAGAACTATTTGATATTAAAATAGAAGATGCTTTAGCAATGACAATAGAACAATTAGCATATGAAATATACAAAAGAATGCAACAAAAAGAGGATAAAAGAGCGTCTATAAATAGCGAAAGTAATTGCAATACATGTTCCGTTAAACAAGAAAATAATATACAACATTATAATTATATGACACTTGATTTTAACAATATGATAGATGGTGAATTGATACAAGATGCTCCGGATATAACAGATAATATGAGACTCGTTTTGATTAATAGAGTATTGGAAAGCATTAAAGATGTAGGAACTAACCCAGGAAATTTTGTAGAATTGGTCAAAGCAAAAGAACATTCACAATTCGACTGGAAAAAATATCTTGAAAAATTTGCTACAGATTATGATTTATATGGTAAAAAAATTTATGATATGAGAAGAACCCCTATGAAGATCAATAAACTAAATCCTGATCTATTGGGAACAAAATTTATGTACAAAGGTTATCCCAGATACCTTTATGCAGTAATAGATACATCTGGGTCAATTCCAACAGAATTTCTCGAGGATGTGTTTGGTAAATTCTCAAAATTAATCAAGATGAGCAGAATAAAAGTATACTACTTTGATGTAGACTTTTATGGTCCAGTGATATTAAGAAGCAAAAAAGATTTTGAAAATATTGAAGTTCGTGGAAGAGGCGGAACAAGTCCCAAAAAAGTATTAAATCATTTAAAGAATGAAATGAATGATAATGATGTTATGATATTTATATCTGATTTTGTGTTTGATAGAAATGATATAGTCTTTATTCCCAAGAATTCACTTTGGATTAAATACGAAAGTATAATAAACATTAAAGCTGATAGAGATCCATACAAACTATTCTGATTTTTTGTTTACTGTAAATAGTAGAGACAATCAATCAAACTTATATCTTTACTGAATTCAATAATAAACGGAAATTCAACTACTTCCTTACTAACTACTTTTACATAAACACCATCATCCTCAATCAAGTAGTTATCTGGTTTAGTACTTATATAGCTTTGTCCCACATAAGTCAGTAAACCCTGATTTAACAAACTTCTATACTTTGCTATATTATCTATCTTTGTACGCATTGTATTTGTTCTAATTTTTTGATTTCTATCTATATTAACAACAGGTATTAGTTTTAGTTTATCAATATCTTTGTTCATATAGTTGATATATGTTTCCAAATTGTTTGACAACTTAAGTTTATAGAACTTAGTTTTGATAAACTTTACCTCATAATCTACTATCTCAAAAACATTATACCTAACTTCAACAGGAATACTACCTGAGAGATAAAGTAAATTACCTAGCTGTATGATCTCTGCATTTGCTATATGCAATAGGTTAGAGTTATTATCCAAGTAAAAGTTTGTTCCTATCTTAATGAAATTCTCTGGGCAGAAAATTTTCATTAGATTTGAAATCGCTTTTCAAATAAAAAAAATTTTACATTCTAACTGCATAATAGGTATTGTGGTTTATTTGTAAGTCTCTTATCTCTGTATCTGTGTATGGTAATAGCATAGCAGATGATACAAGTCTATACAATTCATGTATGTAAACTAACAGATTATCTTTTAACATGTTTTCTAACTGTTGTATGTCAAATGCACCTGTACAAATATAATAACATATGGTTTCACCTCTTGAACATAGAATGTATGGTAGATGAGCAAAAGCTAAACTGGTATCTGATGTAGAGCATATATAGGTATTTGGACATGCATTGTTTGGTTCGGTCAATCTCGGTGCATTATAATAGTTTACGAGCATAAACTTATTTGTTTGTAAACTATCACTTGTTATAGCCGGTGTTATAAACAATTCTTCCATTGTATGATCGAACATTTCTCTAATAATATACTCAGAGGTAAAAGGTAAAGCTAAATTCAGTTTAAAATCTATCTCATAGTATCTGTTTGTCGGGATATGATGTATACGAAAACTGACTTTACCTTCTAGCAATGCTTTAATAGTTGGCTTATATATATATGTTAGCTCTCTGACTAAAATATCTCCATACTCTGTATCGCAGCTAATATTGAATCTGTTTAGAGCTTCATTGCTCATAATTTGATACAAACCAGGTCCAATACGTAGCAATAAAAATGTTAAATCATCATATTTTATTTCTTCCTCAAATGGTAAATCAGCATCTATAATCCTATATCTTGTTTGCGGACATATGTCGAACTCATATAGAGTTATGATTTTTTGTTCCAGAGTATCTTCTAACTCAATATTGTATGATAGTACACTAATTGGACTTATGAAATGTTTCCGTCTTTTTGTTCCCAGATAGGTGTATTTCCATATACCTGTTAAGGTTTTGTTTCCTTCTCTTATACTAGCTGTACATAAATTTTGTATGTTCTCTGGTAAATCATATTCAACTTTAAAACTATCAAAATCATAAACCAAATCATCGATATAGTTTGAATAGATTTTGCTTAGAGGCGTTTCTTCAAATTCGTAGAATGCTAAGGAAAAATAATGTAGTTGTCTATCCAGTTCAAAATTATTAGGTAGTTTGATAGCATAAACGTTTATATCTATACCGTTAGCTTTGGCATTACGTAAAACAATATTACCACCGAACAAACTATTTCTATTGTCAAATATAGTATCATATGTATCTACGTGCATACCTCTTGGATAAATGGATGCAAATCGAGTTATTGTAGCAAGAAATGATTGTATGTTATATAAATCTTTGTTCAGATTTTGATTATCCATAAAATTGATGTAAAGATTAGCTTGCAATATGGGACGCTCTAACTGCTTTTTAAATTTCTCTGATATGATATCATTATAAGGATTAAAGAATTCTCTGTGACGATAAACTTGTGCTCTAATTTTAGCCTGATTATTATCAAATAGTAAATTGGTATCGACAGTTTTGATATAGTATGGAGTAACAAACCCATACAAATTCCTTATGTAGTTTTGTTTAAATACATCATCTATTGATATTGATGTCTCGTGTTCCAAATAACTTGAGTTCACTAAGCCAAATAAATATATGTAGAATTTATCAGTTGCTTGTACTTGTTGTTTGTTAAGAAAGTCTTGAGTTAACAATAAAAAGTAGTCAAAAGGTTTATTTGCTTTTAGCTGATAGTAGTCTACTCCCTTTTCAACAACGTAATGTAAATTTTTTATCTGAGGATAGTTACTAAAATACAGATTGCCAGGTATTAGTTTACTATTTTGATATCGTAATACAACGTAATTATTAGCATAACTAATATCTAGAGTTTGCTCTAGATTTTTAGCTATTGTTGTCATATCATCAAACAAAAACCTATATAGATATAACCTATCAAATTTGTAATCAGTATGTAAATTAGGTAGTTGGTTATTGAAGTAACATGTAGCTATATGAAAGCCAGGTATACAATCAACTAATGCGAGTAATTTTTTATTGTATTCATGTAGTTTAGTATCTTTAATTCCAAAAATAGTTCTTTCAATGAGAGTATCTGGACTATTGCTAATATTTTCACCTGAAAATCCAAATGCAAGATAATTATATAAACTGATAAGAGTGTTCTCTTGCATCTTATTAACCCGCTGAAGCTAAGCGCTAAAATGAAGCATAGCAATAGAAAACAAAAAGGTAAAAGGTTTGAAGACAAGATTGCAAACATACTACAAAATTGGTTAGAAGAATGGAGCAAAATAAAACCTAACGATGATCAACTAAAAGTTAAAAGATCAAGATCGTCAGGTTCTAGCAAAACAGATAAAGGTGATATTGATTTTGGATTATATTATCAGATATTTCCTGAACTTGTGAATATAGTTATTGAATGTAAGAAATGGAAACAATTTCATAATCCCATTAAACAAAAGTCATTAATAAGAAGATTGTACAATCAATACGTTTCAAAACATAAAGACAAAAAGATATTTCTAGTGATATCGGGTAATAGAAGTCCAATATATGTTGTTTGCAATATGATGTATATTAATGTTAGTGAATATGTAACTCTATTTGATGATTGTGTACTAATATCTTTAAATAATTTCAAACAAGTGTTATCTTGTATGCTAAACGTTAACAGCAATCAAAAAACATGCTAACATTGTTTTTACTAATGTTCACACTCATAAATATTTCCTATGCAAATGAATGTAGACCTCTAGCTAGACATGTTCAATATTACACAAAGATTATGATAGCTGATGATGCTCCTTGGTGGTATGTAGTTGGTTTGATTCAAGCGGAAACAGGATGTAAATGGAGAACATCTCTAGACGGACTTGGTTCTATTGGTTTTATGCAATTAACTCCAAACCTTATACCAAAAGAAGTTAGAACTCGATATAACATTTATAGCTATACAGGAAACATACAAGCAGGTATATACTATTTGTTTAATATCTTGCATGTTAAAAATCCAAGTTCCATAGAAAGCAGAGAGAAAAGATTATGGTTAACGATGCAAATGTATAATGGTGGTGATTGGCCATTAATTGAATGCGAAAGAGCTAAATCTTTTGATCACAGTGTTTGTTATGATCAATGTATAAATTGCAAGAACTATGGATACACTAAATGCAGAGGTAGAGTTTGTGTTTGGAGAACTGAATATGGTTGCAAACAATACAGACATGCATGTGACATAAATTACAGTTACTCACAAAAAATATACAAATACGGACAAATTTACAAAAATGTTATTACTGAGCATTGGAGGTATTGGTAAGAGCTCCTAACCAGAAAATATCATCTGTTAGTATAAAAGCATCAATTAATTTTTTGATTGCATATATAGATTTGTAAACAGTAGTATTTGCTACATCTTCATCAAGTATTTGATCAACTGGGTCATATATAGTAGAGATAACTTGATCAGATATATAAAACCTACGATAACTTCTATACATATACTCAACTTGCACCTCAACTAATGTGTTATCTGCTATATTGCCTTGCAGTATGTTAGTTATAGGATCTCTGCTTGGAATAGCTCCCAACAAAAGCATACCTGATAAAGGAGATTTTAAATCTGGAGTTGTTGTAAATATAAATATATGTCCATAGGGAATTTCAAGAGCACTATAGGAGTCATAACTTGCCTGTTGAACAAAAGAAAACCATAAGCTATGTATTTTTGATACAACAGGGTTCATCATTTCAAGATATGAGATAGATATAGTTCCTGCTAAGTTAGTTAGATATGGTAATTGATAGTTTCCAGCATGAGTCAACATATCTATAGTTTGCAAACTCTTATCATCGAGTGCAAAACTTATATTAGAGAATATAGGACAAAGCAAATAATTGTTTTTAAAGTAGTATGGTGTTAAGATACCTGTTTTACTGACTAAAATATTTCCTCTTGCTTCTACAAATTCTGTGCCGATTTTTGTTTTTCCAAAATAATCTTCGATATATTTTTTAAGTAGAGGATTATATATCAAAGCAAATCTATAAGGATAATATCTTGTAAGCTCTGTTAGATAGGCTATGAATTGCAAAGCTTTCGCTTTTTTCTCCATTTAGTTGGTGCTAACAAAAAAATATTATGCTGCACGATAGGCTAGAGCTGCATCTTGAACTGTTGGTCCTTGTCTAACTCTGTTTACCATAGTGATAACATTACTCCCTGTTAGCATTGATCTTATACGTGTGAAAGCAACAAGTAGAAATACTCCTGTTGAAAATACCGCTATGAATTGTATAAGTCCTGGTAATTGTCCGAAATGCTGAAATAAATAAGCAACACCATTGAATATAAATTTCATAACCTGATAGCCAGTTTTTACTATCGTAAGAATGGTATTAGTAGTGTCTAGCTTTCCACCAGACATTGCGTAAGCTATAATTACTATAAAGCCAATAAATGATAATACACTTAAAATCGATAAAATACCTGATAGAAAACCTTGTCCAAATTTATCAAGTATGTAGTGTCCGACCCAGAGGATTGAATACAAACAGAGTACACTTATAACTAAGGCTAAATTCGGATTAGAACTTGCAACAGTATTAAAATCTGGAATAACTGCTGAAGGAACAGTATACTCTTTTTTAACTATTTGCTCAATAGATTCCTGTTTTAAATTGTTTTTACTATTAAGCAACTTTCTTATTGCAAAGGCTATAACTAATCCTATACCAGCACCAATAGCTATTCTTGGAAGTATAGCTGATTCACTTACTTGAGATGTTTGAGTTGTAGTATCAGCAGGTGGAGTTATAGGTGTAAGTTGCATTGATTGTTGACCACGTATAAAATCTGATGTTGCTGATGTTGTTGTCTCTTCAATTCCCTTTCCAATACCAAGATGACTAATAATAGATTTGAATGTAGATGAAACTTTTCCTAAAACTTGATCAACTCCTTCAATTGAAGTAATATAAGGAATGACAAATTTAAGTAGTATTATACTTAAACCTGCACCAAGCAGAAACACTAGCAGGAATTTATTGGTTATAACAGCTCGTAGAACTCTGAAAAGATTAGTTATAGCCACTTTGAATATAACTACAGGAAGCTTTAGTGCACCAACTATGATTGATCCTTTACCACGATTTGATATGTTATTATTTTGATTTCCTGTTTGTTCTTGTTCCTGTTTTACGCCAATTATTATTGGCTTCATAAACTCAAAGGTTATCCTATCAACTTTTACTTCTTCACCATCATCAAACACCAATATAACACTTTGATCTTCCTTCTTTATAGCTACTATTCCACTACCTTCGTTTAATTGTTGTTCGCTAAAATCAAATTCCTGAGCAAACTCTTTAACAGCATTTCCTTTGCTAACTAAGCTAACTGGATTTACTGATATTAATCTACCCTCTGATATAAGTTGATCGTTATAATAAACTTCGACTTTTCTTTCTGGTTCCTTAAAAATCATTTTAATTTTACCATTTGGATTTTGGTTAATTGAATCTGCTAGCTTTGTTTGTATTTCCTTAACTTGATTTTCGTCTTTAAATGTAACAACTCTATTTACATTACCTTCTACCTCTACTCTAATATCAGAAACGGGTATACTGGTTTTACCTATAGCTACATCTTTTATATATACTGTTGCATTACTAGATGTTTGTTCAAGTAATACATCCAATATATCTACATCATCTGTAAGAGCAACTTCTTGTTTGCTAGTGTATATTTTGACATTTTTAAATATTTTCCCAACATTGTAAGCTATCACTAGATCACTTGCTTGCAATGAAGCCATAATCTTGTTAGCTTTTTTACCTATTTAGCATTTATTTACAATGCATAGACAAAAATATATCATCAATCGTAAAAGTGGATCAATTCTACCAATATTGGTTAGCATGCTAGATGTAAAAGAAGATAATCCTATTCGTAAACTCAACTACATATATCCAGGAGAAATTATTGAGTTAGATGAAGAAGAAAAGAATAATTGTGAAGCGATTATGGCAGATATAATACTTGTTCCTGTTGAAGACGAAAATGTAGTATAAATTTTACATGTTTGATGGATAAATTTTTGTGGGTTGTATTAGAAATCTGAGATAATCCTGTTTTATTTGTTCATATTTCTTTAATGTTGTTCCCTCTATTTCAGTGTCACTAATTTTCGTCATTATACTTTTTAAATTGTTTCTCAAATCCAATAATATAACATAATATCTTATCATGAAGGATAAATACAATATTGTTCCATACAGTGGAGACGATCTAACCAATCTATTATAACTATCACGCATAGTTTTAACAATCATGGATATATACAAAATCATTGTTGCAGCAGCAAAATTGTAATCGCTATCATACTTGTTTGCTTTTGTAAGTATGTTAATACCATCTAGCAACAAATTTAATAAATCATCAGGTGTATAATCCAAATACAGTAAGAAGTAAGATATATTGTAATCCTTTGTTGTAATAACAGATTCTATAAAACTATCTATTGTCACATCAGAACTAGGTTTTATCTGAGCATAATTTTCATCAAACAAAACTTTTTGTTTAATAAGCTTTAAGGTTGCATAGGTTCCAGCCCTAAGTCCTATCAGAGTCGCAATATCTGAACTATTTAAAGTTATGTTTAATCCATGTTTTGCATAAAATTGCTTTATGTTTGTGTATAGATTGTTAACAAGAGTTTCACTAATATCGTTTGCATTAACATGTATGTCAAATACATACTTGTAAAATTTCTTGTTTATTTTTTGATTTAGTATGAGATCGTTCAAACTTCTCATTCCTAATCTATTTATCAATACCAATAGCTTGTTTCTTAGCTTAGATGATATTGGCTTTTGCTGCGCAAGCATAAATTTTGTGCTAATCAATAAGCAACTACCAACATGAAGCAATATTTTTATATAGTTGACTTGATTAGAAATATATATTGTTCAAGTTGTAGTAATGAAGACTCAGATAATATTGATTGTTCTGTTTTAATTGAGAACATACTATATAACAATCAAAAAGACGAACTTTTCCTTTTACATTTAGGTTTTACCAATAATATTTGCTTGGATTCTACAAACAGTATGAGTACAATTTGTGATTCGGTCTATGAGATTAATAACAGATTTTTGGAATACAAAAAACAATTTTATGATTTTCTAAAACAATCCTATACCATACATACGGGTGCATTTATATGTATAAATGATAATGTAGAAACATCAATTTGTTTTAGTCCACAAAGAGTAGATAAATATGTTTATGATTTGCTAGATTATATTGAACAACATAATAAACAGATGGCAACTATTTACAAAATTTTATACTTGATGCTATATGAGATTAATAACAGATTTTCGGAATACAAAGAACAAACCTGTACGATACATACAGATACAATCATATGTACAAGTGATAATGTAGAAACAGCAATTTGTTTTAGTTCACAAGTTTACAGGCCTGAGTGTTTTACAGGTGGTTCTTGTAGAAATCTATTGGATACAATAGGATTTTATGATCATGTTTACACTAACCTAATACAGTCTCCATATTGCGATAACGCTATAAACGGAGTTAAGGATTTACTAGTAGGAATTGCTATTCTACCTGAAACGATACAGCCTACCATTACAAGAGATCAATACTTACAATCCTTGGAAGCATTGCTAACAAATACGCCATCAGGAATAACTATAACATTTGGTAATGTCTCAAAGCAGTTAATTGAATTTCTGGCTACACTGTTTGCTACTAATCCAAGAGCGTACATATACTACACAACTTCATTTGACATAGAAGATAATAGATTAACAACTTTTGCAAATGAGCTATCAAATAACCTATCTACATATCTTAATGAGAGTCATCCGTTATACAGAGATTTGTTAGTAGTGTTATTATCCACAAACCTAGCCTAGCAAAAAAAGAGTTTTTTATATTCTTCTTACTTTTTTGTATTTTTTATCTTTTATTTTACCATAGCGTATGAATGCGATAGTGTATATCTCTTCATCAACTCTTAATTGAAATGGAGTTTCATATCTAAAATAAAAGGGTACATTTAAGCCATAGTGGTTTGTTTCTGTATCCTGTATAATGTAAACACCATATGGAGACATGTTTTCCAATTGTTTCTCTAATTCTTCATCTATCACAAATATCTCCATTATTTTTTCGTGTTTGTTTTCATCAAATCTTGTTATGAAATGGATTTTATATTGATTAATGTTTAGAGGTAATACAATATTCCTGACAGTGAATGGTGCACATAAACCAAATTTACCACTCTCACGATCTCTAACAATCGTGTAAAATCCTGGTCTTAAAGCAAAAGAACTCATGTAATATAAATTTAGATAAGTTGCTATCCTTACACTACTATAACGGGTATAGGTGGAGGAGATAATTTCAATTCCTCTATTATTGTTCTCAGTTCATCCATACCCTCTTGTTTTATATCATATGCAAGTGTTATGCTTCCAAATGGAGTGTCAAAACTTTGATATTTTGTACGTATATTGCCTATTGCTATTTTAATGTTTGCGAGAGCAAGAGCTTTAACCAAATATTCAAGACTGTTCGGAACATCAGATAAATCATCTTTGTAACTGCAACTATACATTACAACTATATCAGATATTGGTTGACCGTATAGTTGTAATTTGTTTGGAGGTATGAAACTAAATCTAATATCAAATGTATAGGAGTAACTATCTATAATTCTATTCAAAGTAAATTCCTGACCAGTTATCAAACTTTGTTGATTAGCCAATATTAACGGATACAGAGGAAATGGCTTCGTGCTAACATGTAATATATTAACAACTTGTTGTTCAGGTAATTCCACAGTCCAAGTTGTATTATCAAAATTTGCTCGAGGTATTGTTCTGATTTTAACTTGAGGAACATATTGGTTTAGTATCGATATGACACTATTTTTTATGATGTTCTGTATTTGTTGATCATCTATCTCCAAATCAATTGCATAGCCTGTTAGCATACCTTTTACATACTCAACTACTTCTGTTATATGCATCTACATTTGTGCTGTAATAAAAAAAGATCACTCATTGAACAAAACTTTCTTGTAAACTTGATATACATTATTTACATCAGGTTTGAATATATAACTATCAAAGCCAAACTTATCACTATAGTAGGATAGTTTTTCAAATTCATAACTTCTGCGGAATAATCTCTTAATTTCATCATAATCGTGAGCAATGATATTCCAAGTTTCCATTTCTCCGATTCTTTGTGGATTAGTGTATTCATTGTTTGTTAGACCTGCTCCTGTTACTTTGCTTGATGCTAAATGTTCTAGTTTTAATATAGTTTGATAACCCACATTGATGGTAACATCATAATTGTCTACTCTAACATATTCTGTTTCCTTGACATTATAGTCTTTGGCTAGTTGTTTTATCTCTTCTGCATTCAATTCACTAAAAGGTGGTTGTATGATGCTCAATCCATATTTTGTTAGGTTATACTCCAATAAATCCCATCTTTTAGTTAAAACACTATCAATTAAATGATGAAATGAACTTCGCTTTTCAACTCTCTTTAAAAAGTCTAGCAACAGTTTTTGAGCTTTGTCCCTCATATTCCTATTAAGCAAATCTAATACCTGTTGCTCAACCTTAACGACAATTTTTGCAAGCAAATTTTCCATTAATTGGCCTAGGTTCATTCTGGATGGAACAGAAAGAGGAGAGAACAATATATCTAATATCTTTCCGTCTTTTGTCTTGGGCATTTCTTCATCAGGAACAATCAAGCCAATGACTCCTTTGTTTCCATGTCTATTTGTTAGTTTATCTCCTATAGTTGCTTCTCTGGTAACATAACCAACTATTTGTATAACAATAGGATATTTTTGTGTAGGTTCTGTTTCTAATTTTGCTAGTTTGAATGGTTTCTTTGCTTTCTTGATGAATTCTGTTACTGATGCAGGTAATCTGTAATTTGGTAGAGCTTTAACTCTTACATCAACTACAAGCAAATTGTCAACATTAATTTGTTTTCGTTGTAATACACCTGCTTCAATATACTCATAGGATATTAGTGTATTGTATGTTTTACCTGGTATTGGTATCAAACTAATAGTATTGTCATTACTACTGATATGTTTCAATTGACTATTTGCAGGCAATCTAATAACAAATACTTTTCTCTCGATATGTTTTAGTCTTTTAGCAAAAGATTCAGATATTACTACTGCATCTTGATAGTTGAAACCATAGTAAGACATATAACCAACTAAAGCATTTACTCCAAGTTTGAGCTCAGGACACCAACCACCACTAACAATATCTCTGACAAAACATATATGATAAGGATTGTATGCAACTTTTAATTTCTCATCATATTTTAAAAACATAGCATTAAACTTCAAACCTTCATCTGTTTTAACTATAAATTCATCAATTTTCTCAAAAGTATTTGTCTCAATGTAAAAACTTTCTGCTTTCTTAACAATTACATTCTCAAATCCAGTTCTTATCCTCGGAATTTCAGCATTAATCAAAGGTAGAGATTGTCTTAGATGGTTGGAAGCCATCTGCAATCTATTTGGATCATTAAATCTTAGAAATGGAACGCATAACATAGTAGCAGTTAATAACTGTGTCGGTTTATATGTCAAATTACTCATGCAAAAAAATTTAGATCAAGTGTAACAACTTTTGTAATATATTGTCTCTCTTTTTATCTGCTTCTGATAGCACACATATTACTTCATCGGGATAAAATAACTCCTGATAGTATAGGTTAATTGTTAACTGACCTGTTAGCTTAACATAGGCATTATACATATCAGCAAAGAAAGAATAGGGTATAGCTTCTCTTTTTCCATTTGCTACATAGAGTGTAGCAACAATCTTTAAATAAACTGGATGTTTAATCATGTAGTCAAATGCCTTATCATACTGTGAATCTTTAACAAAAGCATTTAATACTTCATCCCTCTCATAGTTTATAAATGTATCAAACCAAGTCTGATAATAACTTTTTGTAAAGATTTGTTTTCTACTGTTATATAACAAATCATAATAACTATCTGCAATTTTATAATACTCCAACCTAGGGTCTATGTTTGAGAAAACAAGTTTGAAGAAGCGTTGTATTATTGTATCAAATTGTTTACAAAATTCTTTTGGTTTTACTGTAGCAAAATAATGAACAGTTTCATGTATCAATGTTTGTATAATTCTCTTATTAATATGTTGGTTTGTACGCTTGGATACTATGTAGTTGTTATCTATCAACAAATAAATCTTTTTATCCTCTGGACTATGAAAACCTAAAACCATAGGACCTCTAACTATTAAACCAAGAAAGTATGTTATAGTTCTGCTAATCAAATCTCTGTCATATGTTATAACTAATATGTTGTTATCTATAAGATGATTGTATATCTTGCTTAAATATATGTTGTTTTGTTCTGCAACTAAGTTATCAACTAAGTCTTTAGCTGCTGATGAACTAAGCATATGTTTAAAACTAAACTCTTCTATTGCTTTCAATTTAGAATAGTTTTGTTGTATTAAATCTATCATTCAAAAAATGTGCTCATTAAATTTCTACTTCAAGATATTTTTTACTCTCTCTAAGATCATTACCTGCAACTGGTATAACAAAACTTAGTTTACTGTTTATCTTGAGACCAGCTATGTATGCTTTAGTTGCAGCATCATTATCAACAATTACTATAATATTGTCAAACAAAGGTTCAAAGTCTTTTATAATTTCATACCATTTACCATTTAACACTAAGCAAGTTATTGGTGTATCTACACTTGTTAGTAAATGTTCCGCATACAATATCATATCAGTTAATCCTTCGGAAACAAGTAGTAAATTTTTTCTGCTTAGATTGTATGATTGATAAAACTTTCTATCAAAGCTGTATGGTAGCAATGTAAACAAACTATATTGTAGAGCTTGATAGCTTTTACCTATTGCTAAATAGAGATTCATAAACCTTTTTTCTGTTTTGAAGTTATGTAACAAACTCAAATAATCATATCTGTAAATTACTCTATTACCGATTGTAAATACGACTAGTGAATTATCCAATCTATCTTTATGTGGTAGCAAATAATCGTATACTACGTCATACATAGCAATCGGTAATTGATGTAATACATGTTCACTGATATTGATTTGCTTTTTGATGAAGTAATACTCTAGCTCATTTCTATACCTAGCAATAGATTCTTGACTTAATTTTTGTTTTAGTTTTTGCATCTCAACGTAAGTTGTATCTAAGTTTATTTGTTTTGATTTTTGTAAACTAATATTACTAACTATAACACTACGCAATTGGTTTATTATCGGATTTACATCAATTGAAAATCTGTCTCTGATTTTGGTTAGCAGATAGGCTAGCGAACCACCTTCATAACATCTTGCACACCAAAATACCATCAAATCTGGTTCAATATATAAGTGAGCATGCATAACATTTTTAATACTGTCTCCACAGAAAGGACACCGTATTAGTATATGGTTTTGTTTGTAATAAATAGGCTTATGTACATAGTAGTTGAAGATATTCCTAACCTCTAGCATACAAAAAAATTTAGGCGGTTTGTTTTTTGCATCCAATCTAAATTTTCATTTATGCCAACAATAAAAGTTTTTGACGTAAATTCACTATATCCAAATCTCATGGTAGCAAACAATATTCTAGATGTTCATGGATTTGTATCAGGATCAAACATAAAAAACGAAGAGAAATACTTGCAAGAATTGTTATGTATTGAAACAAATAATGAAGCTGATTTATCCTATTGGAATAATTTTGCAAAAGGTAGGTTTGCAGGTAGGATATTTGGAACATTGTTTTGGTTTGGATTGTATGATGAAATTGTCAAATACAAATGGTTTATAACAACAAAACAATTTACCGATCATGAAATGAATGGACAAGATTTACTGAACTTAATACAAAACAAAAACATAATTGTTACTCCTAATGGGTTACTAACAAATGGTAATCACTTATCTATCTTACTAGAAAAGACTTTAGTTGAATGGATTAAAATGAGAGATATATATAAGGCAAAGGCAAAGCAAGGCGATCAAGTTGCAGATCTCATACAGAATGCAACCAAACTTGCAATGAATAGCATGTACGGTGTCTTCGGAACAGATTCATTTCCATTCTATAATATATACATTGCTGAAGCCATAACAATAACAGGACAATATATATCTCTAACAGCATCAGCTTTGATTAATCGTTATATACAAACAAAAAACATTAATGATTTGTCTGTCAATATAAATGATTTTATTAACGCTCGTAAAAAGTTTGATGCAAATACTCAATTCATAATGTATAACGATACAGATAGCTTCTTTGTTTACGATAAATATGATATTTTGCATGAAGATGTTTTGAATAATAGTGTTTTACCCTTGGTTTACACTTATGCTCATAGATTTGTTACAAACACATACAAACAAAAAGTACTAGCACATTATCCAAAAGTTAAATTGGAATTTGTTGGAGACTCTGCATTTGGAACAGGAGTTAAGAAGAGATATTTCCTATATAACTCTCAAACTGATGAGTATAAGCTAGCAGGCTTTTTGAATAGACAAAATCCAGACTTTTTGAATGAGTATTTGATAGATCTGTTTAAACGTATATGTAGAGGAGAGGTTAAGTTAACTATGTTGGAACATATCATAAAAACAGAGTTAATAAGTATGTTGAAAGATTATAAAGCAAATCTTGATCTTACAACATTACGAGACATATCAGGTATGGTTGCTTGGAAAACTGCAACATTAACTAACAATGATTTAATATCGATATTGAAAGCGGCTAAAAACAAAAGTGAAGCTGAAAAAATATTAAAGTCGATTGCACCGCATATCTTTGGTATGTTGCTATACAATCTAATAGTTGGTCCTGTGTTCAGTTATGGAAGCAGAGGTCTATCACTAAAAGGAAAATATTCACTAAAGTTTTTAAATGAGTTATCAGACAAATTGAGACAACATTTACCTTTGGATATTGTTATGCTTGTTGTTAATAAAGCAAAAAATGCATCTTTGATTGTTGTTGAGGATAGCGATGAAGCAATAAATTTTGTTCAAAATTATGTAGTTGGCTTGGAACAAGAATATGTGAATAAATTCGTAAAATCAATCAAAGATATGCTTTAGTTTTTTTGCTGTTTTCTTGAGCAATCAAAATCAATGATTTTTGAACTACTAAATGTGGAACAATTTATTAAGGAGCATAATGCTCCAGCTATTATGGAACCATTACCTGCAAACTTAAATGAACAAAAGTTACTGAGCCAAATAAATGGATTGTACTCACAATATCTATTTGGTGAGAGAAAGAGTTCAAAATGGTTTGAGCAAATGGGATATATACCGTTGAATGTATATATCCCTAAGTTTCCTGTGTTGATGATTCTGGATAATTTACCCACAATCAGAGCATTCAGAAACAGACCAGATAGGATTTTAGCAATTGATGAAGAAGGAAATTTAGTTTTGGAAGATGAGAAAGAGATTAGCTACACAAATCATAAAATCTTGATGCAAGGCTTCGCAGACTTCTTTGAGAAAAACAAACTGATTAAGTTGATAGAGTATATTGCTCAACAGAATAGTGTATCCGGTCGGTTAATAAATGAGATAATCAAATTATCAAACAATAAAGTTGAGAATTTGATAACAAACAAAATAATTGTGCTTCCTCCTGGCTGGAGAGATTACTCAAAGATAGACAACAAAATATCAATACATCCGTTAACAGATATTTACTCAAAAATAATAGAACAAAACAAAACTTTTGAAGTTGGTAATGCTAATAGCTCAAAATTGTATAGGTTGATCGTTAAACTAATAGATTTGTTAGCAGAACAATTTGGAACAAAAACAGGTTTTATTAGAGAACAACTTGCTAGTAAAACGGTTAACTACACAGCAAGATCTGTTATTAGTCCTAATCCAAATCTTGAGATAGATCAAATTGCTATTCCATTTACAGCTCTGTTGCAACTATACAAGCCACAAATAATTAATAGCATACTAACAAAACACAAACAAGAATTTATAGAGATAACAAAAACTGCAAGACAAGAGATTAAACCTACTGTTAATGATATAACTAAGCTTATAAACAAGATTTCCAATTATCCTACTCTGTTTCCACAAGAATTGATAAACTTCTTTAGAAAGGTTTTAGAGCAAGATGTTTTACCAGATGCTGTAGTGGTTTATAAAAGAGACCCAGCTTTGCATAAGACATCTTGGCTAGCAGCAAAACCAGTTATAGCAGATCAAGATACAATACAAATACACCCGTTAGCTTGTGCACCACTGGGAGGAGACTTTGATGGTGATAGTGTTGATGCAAATATAACAATTAGAGTCAAAAGCAAAAAAACAAATAAAATAACTTACTTCAGAGATTTACCAATAGGACTTGTAATAGCTATTCCAAAGCAATTCGTTGAAGGGAGTATAAATGATGAATAGTATAAAAAGTTACATCAAAAGCGAACGATATAACAATACTAGGTAAAACAACTACAAATCCATTAATCGTATTGTATTTAACAATGCTTGGATACTAAACACATCTAAATTTTTTATTATGTACAGGAAGCTACTAAACGATTTAGCAGATGTTAGATGCTTCTATAAGCTAACATCAAATCTTAATGAAACTGATTTTGAAAAACTTGTTGAAGATGTGTCTAAACATGAATATGATATACCTGACATATTCGCATTCAATAGTATCTTCCTTACTATGCTGCAATTAGGTAGATATGATTACGCAGAAAAGATGATAGACACATTAGCGCAAAAAATTAATTCTCATCCGTCGAAAGATATTATACTTGATATATACCGTTCCATATATTATTCATTCAAGGATGATCCCGATCAATACCAGTTCATACAAAATACAATAAATGTCTTAACATCGATTTTAAAACAACCCAACAATGAGCTAAACATATCATTAAGACAATTTGGTTTGAAAAATTTAGTTTTATCTGATATATTGAGTAAACACTATAAAATTATCGAGATCAGCATGGGATTAAAATTAAACGAGTCAGAATTATTAAATCTCGATAAGAGATTGTATCATCTATATAGATACATGAATGCTTCTGATTTGAATATAGAAGATTTAACTGAAGCATTAAAACTAACTTTTAATTATTTCTTACCATCAAGAAGGATTTTCCGTATGATCGCTAGCAAAACATTGTTATTCATAAACAAAATTAAACAGAATAAAAACTATGACGTTTTGTTAATGTTAATATTGTTCAGTTATGCATTGAATGATATGCAAGTTTATGGTGATATATGGAGTTTACTTGATGATGCTAACAAATCAAAAGTAAATCATTTGCTAAAAGATTTAGATGAGCTAGCAGAAACAATAGAATAACAAATTCTATTTTTTTGTAAAACTAACTCCTTGAGTTACTTTTGTTTCACAAAAAAATGAAAAAAAATGGATAGAAATGAAACTATTGATCATAAAACTTCGCTCATTACTAAATCAAACCCAATTTCTTCTAATTCCTGAATCGTTTTAATTACTTGTCCTTCAGCCAATCTTTTCCTCAATACGAAATGTAATCCTATATCTCCAGACTTCATTTCAACTTGTATCCGATTTAATGGAACGTCTATTTCCAGCAACAATGACAATAATTTCGCTGTAGCATCATGTCCAATAGCGGATATAAATTGATTCTGATTCACTAATTGTTTCGCCTGATTCACATCAATTCTTTTAATCTTGACCGTATAAGAACCTGCTAATTTCCAATCTAGGGGAATTACTAGTGTGTTAAACAGGTATAGCATGCCAGTAAATTTAGATCTGTTGTAAAACAATCCTAAAGTGACAATAAATAATATCACATCCACTCTAAATTTTTAGATATGCTAGTCAGAAATCCAAATCTATTTGCTAACATTGATATGGCTTTGAAATATTTTGGATTTCCTTATGATAAAAATGTTAACTTTAAGCTCCCAAAACAAATTAGCATTAATACAAACAAAAAATTTATCATACAATCCATAAATGGTATCAATCATGCAATTGTAGATCCAAAATTTGATTTGGCTTTGACATCTATTCTCTACCTATTACACTGTGTAAATGATGAATTAGAAACAAATGATTATTATATTGTTCCCTTTGAGCAACTATTAAACTTCTTTGATAATTATGATGTATTAGGATTAGCTTTTGATAGAGTTGGTATGGCTATTAGTATGAGTAAACAATATCCAAATGTTTTAAAGGAGCCTTCATTAATAACATACAAAAGTAATTATACTGTTAACAAAGATTTGTCTCCAATGGTATATTATGGTTCTTTACCTTTAGCATATTTCACTTATCATACCATTAAACTACTGTCATCAAACAAATACAATACAGAAACAGATAGACATATAGCTATACTGATCATATACCTATTATATGATTACACTGTATCCATATCAACAGAAATCAATTCTGTGATAAATATAAAAAATGTTCCTCAAAATAAAAGAGTAGATAGTAAATTCCTAAAATACAGAAACTATTTGTTATTGAAATTGTCTCAGCAACAGATTTGATTTTTTCATTGCTTAGATTGTTAAGCTACAAGTAAATGCTTAGAGATGATTTACTTAAGGTTATTCTAAACAGCGATGAAAACGTTGATGAATCATCATCAATAGTTCCGTTACCCATAGAACAAAAAGATAAAGAGATAGTAGAAATTCAAATGAAAATTATAAATGAAGCGAGTTCGACAATAGATGAAAATCTATTATCCTTTGCAAAAGTTATAAAATCGGTAGTAAAACAAGAACAAGCAGAAAACAATAGCAAAAATGAGATTAAAGAGGAGCAAACTTATATTACTGATGTGAAAGAATTTTATCGTAAGGCTTTGGAGTATATGCTCTTTGAAGATGTATCGTTAGCTAAGGAGTATGAAAATATAAGCACATTGATCGATAACATAATAGCAACTGTTCAGGAAAAGATTGAACAAAATCTGCTACCAAAGTATTGTTACATCAAGGAAGATGATATAAAACTTCGGGTTGCTCAAATAGTGAATGAAGCCAAGAATGAACTAACTAATGATGAGCTAGAGAATATAGAATTAATGATTAGCATGGAAAATGCTATTGATGCTGATGTATATAGAGATGTGTTAACATCTATTTATGTTTATGGTAAAGCTATTGATAAACTCTTTATAAAAGATGTATTTAAAGATGAATTTGAGTTAGTAAGCTATATGGCAGAAAGAGATATATTGCTTACAGAAGTAGCATCAACATTACTTGAAACAAATCAAGCAATCTAAAATTTTTTGTATGAGTGAAATACTTATAACCAAAAAAATTAATTTTGTTGCAGGTCATAGGGTTCATTCACAAAATTTACCAAAATCATTGGGACCAAATAAATGTAGATTTCTACATGGACATGAATATATGTTGGAAATATTTATTACATCTAATCTAGATGAAAGCGGTATGGTGCTAGATTTCACATTTTTCAACTATCTAAACGATTTTATACAAAGATTTATCGATCATAAATTCATCTTGGATATAAATGATCCATTGTTTGATTCAATAACCGGAGTAACAAAAAACAAACCAGATTGGTCTAAATGCTTAGTTTATTACACCATTACTGAGATAGATGGTAAGCTAGAGTTAGTATCAACAGATAAGAAAAAATCTCTATTTTCAAAATTCAATGGATATTATGAAGAATTTAGCGATGAACATAAACAGAGCTTCATATTCGTTGATTTTGTTCCGACTGCAGAAAATTTATGTAATTGGTTTGTAAAAATATTTGATAGAATGAAAACTATAGGATTAATTCCAGCAAAAATACAACTTAGTAAAATTAGACTTTATGAGACACAGAAAGCTTATGTTGAATTGATTCTATGATTATTTTTTGGTTGAACTTATTATTTAGCTAACTAAAAATATGTTGACAACTGAATATCTTTCACCTTATAGTCTTTTGACAGGACAATATTTAGGAGTAATTAGAACCATTGTCAGCAATAGTAAAACAACCAAAGAATCAGCAATAGAAGATTTTGATGTATTTGATGATTTAGATGAGACAATAGTATTTGAAGCTTCAAAACAATCAGCAACAGTAAAAATTAATAATGTGGTTGTAGGTGAAGTAGATCTACCAGTATCAGAAGTAGATGTTTATGTTAATGTAGCACATCCATCAATACCATTCATAAAAAATCCTAAAGAATTTGTACATAGTGCTGCAGTAGTGGCTAATAGCATAGTTACAAATCCAGGTGAAAGTTTGCATATAATGATTGATCAATCTCATGTTAGATCAAAATATGGTGAACAAGATGCTGCATTTACTATAGAGGTAATTAACGTTGAACAGGGTGAGGAAGCAAATGTTGAGTCTATGATTAATGTTGAATCATACTTTGCAGCTATAGCATCTTCCTATATATCCAAAGTTTATGGTGTAAAAATGGAACAAGGTTCACAAGACATTTCGGAAAAAACCAAAGAGATAGCTGAGAAAACTGGAGAGAAAATTGTAGAAGGTTGGGAAAAGACTAAAGACATTGCTGGTAGAGTAGTAGAGAACTTTAAGCAAGATTGGGAAAAATTCAGGTTGAATCTAAAGAAAAAGTAAAAGATATGGTATTAACTCCCGAGGAAAAACAAGTTCTACAAGATCCATTTGTAAAGATTTATATGAAGGTTCGTGACATTATTGAAAGATTCATCCAAGAGGTAATTACATTCTTCAGCAAACTAAAAGCCGAGTTATCACAAATACTTTCAAAAATAGAACCACAGGTTGAACCCATAGTTAAGCCTATAAAAGATTTTGTATCACATTATCCAACCATTACAACAGCAGTTGCAACAGCAAGCCTTGTTGGAATAATAATGCTTATTATGAAGAAGAGAGCTGTAAGAGTAGCAGCTAGAGAATTTGCAAGCATACCTAATGACAAACTTACATATGCTGTGCTAGATGATATAGCTAGTGTTCTTATTGTAACAAATCCTACTTTGGGCATCAAACAAGTAACAAAAGAAGCTGTATCGATTTTCGAACAAGCTGGTAAGAAAGGAATAAACAATTACAAAAAGCTAGCAAGCAAACTTGTAAGCAAAGAAGCTCAAGTAAAAGTTAGTCAGAAAAAAGCAAATCCAGGTGTAATTCCAGCTCTAGTTGGTATATTGAAAGCTGCTACTCCAGTTGTTGGTGCTGGCATATTTGGTTTTATAATTGGGCTGCTTACAGCGTTGAATACAGATAAAATAGTGGAAGCTGCTAAACAGGTTCAAGATACTGCTGCTAATGTAGCACAAAAATCTGGTGAAGTTGTTGAAAAGATTGATGGTGAAGTTAAACAAACTACTGGTGACATAGCAGAGAAAGTTCAAACTACTGGTAAATCTCTAGTAGAGAAATTGCAACAAGTATATTCCGATATACCTACTTTTGCCAAAGTTGGTATCGGAGTATTGATTGGTGTAGGTGTTATATTGGTTGGAGCAAAGATACTACAAACGCTACGTAAAAGACGCGTCGTATTTACTTCTGTGGATATAAACAAAGTTAAGCAAGATGTTAAGAATATGAATAATAGAGTATTTGCATTCGCATACACAGGCAAATAATTTTTTTGCAAATACACTAAATTTTTTGTTATGTATTCCAGTCCGACTTTGTTACAGGATGTATTATTCTCAAAACTACATTATCCTCATTTGTATTACGGACTTAGCTATACACCAGAATTTGGTAGTGTTATGTTAAGTTTGTTAGATATTGTTGATCCATTTGAAAACATAATAACTTACATGTTATTGTTGAAAGCAGATTACACAACAGATATTGATTTCGACAATGTTGATTTGACAGATCCTATAAAGCTATGGATAGACAAAAGCATAAACAGAAAATTGCATCACATTATATTTTATAGGTTGTCTTTCACAATGAAAAAAATAACTTATTACAAACACAAAAATTCTAAGTTAATATTATCAACTTCATCAGTAGTACCAATACACAATATCATACTTGCAAACTTATTTGTGAAAGTTGCTTTGATAAATAGTGATGTCAGAGCTTTTGGTGCTCCAATATTGAGTTACATAACACTACTCATATGATGAAAACTGATCTAAATTTTCTGTTATGATCATTAAATCTACTTACGAAACAATAAATAGACTTATCAAATTTATACACTATTATTCAGCCTATATAGACGTGTGGTTTAATGGTGTTGGCTACAGCGACAATTTTGAAGATACTCTGCTAGATCTACTAGCTAATTGCAACAAAATAGAAAAAGTTGATTACTCCAAATTTATCGTTTACATAATGTTGAGTAAATTTTGTCCAAATATAGATATTCCTATATTGCCATCCATAGTGTTTCCAAACACACTGAAAACCAACTACCTTCAAAATTTAATAATACCGCTTATGTATTACAAAAAACGTATTACTATGGATATGGAAATCAGGAATCTCGAAATTAATAGTTATCATTCTGTAATTGTAGAAAATAATTTGATAGCTAGTACATTTCTTAACATAGTTATAGAGCAAGAATATAAATACATACCGCAAGTAGTTTTTGTAAATAGTTTTGCCTATTATTTATGTTTGTTGTTTTGACGATAATATCTCAGCGATTTATGTTTATGCAAATTATTGAAAGCAAAAACTTCTATCTAACGGATTTGAATTTGCTAGATTATGTTAATGAACAGGACAAAAATTTTTTAAAAATGGTTATCAATGATGTAAGTATAGGAAGCAAAACATACTACAAATTTCATCGCTTTTTTACAGTTGAGATTGTTCTATCACTAATATCCAATAATCAACTAAAAATTGCTCGTGAACTAATTGAGAATACTGTATTGTATCATATATTGTTTGATCATAAACCAGATACACCAAAACATTTAGATAAAGCGAAACAAATCTTCAAAGTTGAGTTAATGCCACATCAACATAAATTTGTTTTGCATTACGGTGAATATAAGGATAACCTCAAACTAAGAGGTTATTATTTGGCTTTTGATGTTGGTACAGGTAAAACCCTAACATCTCTATATACATCACTGGCCTATGGAACAAAAGTTATTGTTGTTTGTCCCAAAACACTTATATTAAATTGGCTAGATGAATTTGAGAAATTAACCAACATACCAAGAGAACAGGTTTGTGCTTTCCCTCTAGATCAACCAAACCATAATCATATTGCAATCATAACAAACTTTAATAATGTTTCAAAACTACATGTTCCGTGGAACTATAATGTTGAGAGAATTTTCCTTATCCTAGATGAGGCTCAAGTCATAAGATATGCTGATACACAGACAATGCAATCTCTATACAAATTTGTCATTGCTAACAACATTAATGATGTATTATTGTTATCTGGAACTCCAGTCAAAGGTAGATATGCTGAACTATCAGGAGCATTTTTATTGTTGGACCCTTTGTTTGATATGGATGCTTACCCTTATTTCGTTAAAGCCTATAATTCAGCTTATGCTACACATGCTATAGATTTGATAAAACATAGACTTAGTTTAAGTATGATCAGAGTAACAAGAAGTCAAATTAGTAGCAGTCTATCCTTACCACCAAAACATGAAATAGTTATAGAAACAAATGTAGATAATGTTGATAAATACACAATTGATGGTATTATTGAGCAAGCCAGAGATCAGTCATCAGGTTGTCTACAACAAGTAAATCAAAACTACAACACTTATAAACAAAACCTAATTGATATGCTATCAAAAATAGAACAAGTTGATACAGATAATCAAATTAGTGATTATGTAAAAATGATTAGGGAAAACGTCGAACAAAATCAAATTAAATTAACAAGAGATTTAGTTTACGCTCGCAAACAAATCTATGATTTTCTGCAAAGTAGAAACGAACATACTTTAGCTGAACAATTTAACAAAACGATGTCACAACTATTTATGGGTAAATTGATTTGTTTCACTAAAGAGTTAAGTAGTATATACAAACAAAGATTAATAGAGTTGGTGATGGAGTTATATGAAAAGAATATTAAGCTTATAAAAGATTTAGTTTCCAAACAGGAAAGAATAATAATATTCACGAACTACAAATACACATTGAAAGCCATAAAACAAACTCTTGAGAAACATGGTATTAGGAATATTGTAACTGTTACAGGAGAACAATCTTTGAAAGAACGTAAAAAATCAATTCAAATATTCAAGCAACAGCCAGGAACAATACTGATAGCAACATATTCATCTTTATCATTTGGCTTTACTTTAACAGAAGGTAGGATAGTTATATATGCAGACTTACCCTTTAGAGATGTAGATCTGCATCAAGCAATAGCCAGAGTATATAGATTCTCGCAAACAAAAGAGACATACATATACTACCTAAAACTAAATTCTGACAAAGTAACTATTCAACAAAAACAAGAATTATTAGTTGAAAAGTTTAAGGAAAAGGTGAGACAATTGTTTGAAGTTCCTGCTAGCAGAAACATTGATTGGAAGCATGTGCTAGCCTAATAGTTTAGCAACTAAACTAAATTTTTTTGTATGAACATATATGCCTATGTATTAAGCAACTCACAATTTATTCAAATCAAAGATCCATTAATTGATTTACCTACTGATGTAAAAGATTTTACTATTGTAACAGAACAAGGAAAACCCATAGTTTACAAAAATTACATTGAAGGTATTTTATATGATGACAAGATTATATTAAACAAAAATCTAATAAGTGATTATTGCAGAGCAAATATCAAAGTAGTTGTAAGCAAAAATCTATCGTTTGCTTGTAAGTTTGAGACATCAAATAATGTAAACAATAAATGTAAAATCATTGACGAATTAACATATATACTGAATGATATACTTGGCAGTGTAAACAATAACTACCCTTGCTCATTAAAACTAGATGTATTAATCAATAACGATCAACTAATATTTGACAAAGGAATATTAGAATATGAAAACAAAATTGTAGCTTTCTATATATCAACCGATGATAAAATCATTCAAAAAAATTACAACAACAATATAAAAGACAAGAGAATACTAATTGTTTTGTTTAATGAAGACAAATATCTCATACAAGATCATATCACATTATACTCAACAATAGAGTATGCAGATCTAGGTATTTGTATTGACATAACAACGCTTGAACAATAATACTAGATAAAACTCGTTTTTTGCTGTATACTATATATAATGCTCTCAATTTGATTTATTATCATAGATCTTGCGGTATCTGTTGTTATAATTTTGTCAATCAATCCTAGCAGATAGTTTAAATTTGTTAGGACATCATCTGTAATATTTCGTAGAATTTGCTTATTGTTATCTGGTAGATAACTAAAAAGTCGTAAAATATTGTCAACGTTTGTAGCAAACTGATCTAACATTTCTAATATGTTTTGTTTTGATCCTGATCCATCTTTAATTACGTTTATTAGGTTATGTAATTGCTGATTGATATTACCAAGATTGCCTAGTGATGTGAAAATAATAGAAACTTGTTCAGGTGTACCAAAATGATAATAATCTTTTCTCAACAAATCAGATAGTATGCTATGTGAATTCTTGATAAGATTGGAAAAGTTAGTTGGTGTAATATTTGTAATGGGTGCAATACTGCTTTTGTTTTCATTTAGCAATTGTTCTGCTCTTCTAGCATACATTTGCTCTTCATCTGGTTTAGCTAACTGATGCGCTAACACAAGACTTCTCTCTAGCACATTAACTATTAGAGTAATGTTATCCAAATCATTTGGTAGAACCCTATAGTATTTGATGACTCTTTTTTCTTGCAGATTATTTGCTTGCATATACTCATTCAATCTTTGTTCTAATCCCTGTTCTACTCGTTTATAAAGATCATTGCTAGATAATTGAGGTTTGATTGTATTATTTGTAGATGGAGTTAGATCAACATCCAATATATTTACTAAACCTATTGTTAGATTAAATGGAATAACCAAATTAGCTATCCTAATAGTTGTAGAATTGGACGCAGGTCGTAAATAAAATTCACTGTATCTACATAAAAATGGAAAATCAAAATCTAGGTCTAGCTCACTGCTATATCGGTCATTATAAACCATAATTACATCATCATTGTTAAACTTAATTAGTTTTGAGTTTCTTGTTACAAAAGTATTGAGTTTTAGTAGTGATTCTGTTGTCTGTTTATAATCAAACATACTACTAGATTCATTGGAGATATTTTCCATTGCAGACAAATAATTTCCATCACTATCTATAACATCTGTTCTTCTTTGTGTATTTGTATCTGGTTGTTGTAAATTGTGATTAAAAATAGCGATGGCTTTGTGTTTAGTATGTTGCGAAGCGTTACTCTTGAGTATTTCGATCACATCATCATATTTCTTAAAACTGTATTCATTCTCTGTAAGATAAATGTTTTGATCAACAAATATATTTGTTAAAACAGGAAAATCTGAATTAGGATTTATATTATCAACAGTAAGTGGAATTAGATATAAAGTTAATTCATTCTCTTGTTGAGCAATATAAGATAACAGAGATAAATCTACAGGCTTATAGTCTTGCACACAGAGGTTTAGTATATCATACAATGTAAGCACTAAATCATTTCTATAACTTTTTGTAAAGTAGCTTGCTTCAACATCATTAAAAGGATGTGACAGAAATTTTATCTTTGAGACAGCAAAACTACTTATCAATTCGTTAAATTTATTAATAGTTTTGTTCATAATATCTGAAACTGATAAACGTTGTGAAGTGTATATAGTGCGAACATCAACAATAGGTAATAATGATCTATCCAGTTGAAATCTTAATTTGATTGTCGGATAAGAGTTCGTATGCTCTATATCAAAGTCTGTGTAAGCAATACGATCTGAAATTCTTCTACCAAGACCTAGTATTGTATTTTGATACTTCCAAATATAGGAACCAAAAGCTTCATTCTCTATATCAGTAAGCAATCTATTGAAAGTTTTTACTTTTTTGGTTATCACTTTGAGATCAATTGTTCTATTAACAAATAAAACTGGAGCAGAACTATCACTATAATAACTGTCAACTCTAAAGTTGTAAGTTATACTGTTTGTATCAACATACAATTCATCATACTCAACTTCAAGATTTTTGATACGATCTTTTACAAATGGACTGTATGCTTTTGCATCCACAACAAAAGTCATATTGTAAAGCAGCTGAAAGTATGGAGGAACATAGGCATCTAAACATAAGATTTAATTTCAATAACAAAAAACTATACATACCTTTGTTTCGTAGCTTTTACACTATTAAACTAAACTATCATCCACAGAAAGGATTACTAATTGATTTGTATATGGCTTTACCTAATCCGTTGCTTGCAAATAGGTTTCTTTCGTTGGGCAAAACATTCTATTTTGATGATAGACAGGCATTATACAGGGTATTAGTATGTAGACACTGGCCAAAAAGTTTGCATGAAGATAGAATGATGATAATAACACAATACGTTGTTCCATTTACTGAACTTAAATTCAAAGGAGAAAGAGATTATCCACCTGGTAATTGGAAGATAGCAGAAACAGGCTATGTTTATCTACTGGATTTATACGTTAAACAGCCTATGATTGTTTATATATTGTATTTTGAAAGATATTCAGGTTTGCTACCATTGTCCATAAATCAGGGTTCTGTGTATGCGCTCTATTATGATTTCGTTAAAGAGAGAAATTTTCATAGCCTGTATCGTTTTGATGATAACTATTATTTCAGATTTCAGAGAATATACAAGGGTAGACCACAAATGAAATTGGATAATCTGCAACAACTTTCACCGAAAATGCTTACACCATACTTTACTAGAATTGTAAGCAGAAATCTACTCACATTCCTTACATAAAAAACTAAATCAAATTCTGAGCTATAATTTCATCAAGTTTATCTCTAGTTAAATTTTCATGATATGAGTTTAGAAATTTTAATTGATTTAATACAAAACTTTTATCAATCTGATCATATAAACTATCTTGTGCAAAGAACGTTGTTACAATTAGATTTGTTTTCAATTGTTGCATAATTGGTTCATCAACAGATTTTTTGAAAATATTAGATAATATTTGCATGACATCATCAATACTTTCTTTCTGCATAGCCTTAATCAAATCATCTGCATAATTATTTAAGATATCTTCAACTTTCCTTATGTTTAACCTCTTTCTTAATGAAGGTATATTGTCACTACTATCTCCTGCTAATGCTAGATATATAGGATGCAATAAAGGATGCTTCAGATTAATATCTAAATTCTTGCCTGTTAGTATTTTGTAGTCAACCTTTGCGTAATCTCCTATCAATTCATTCTTAACTTTTATGTTACGCCTACGATATATGAATAAGTTATTGTAGGCTAACAATTGTATGTAATCTTTATCCCAACTAAAAATGAAGTAAGCATTCGTGTTTTTTACATATGTTTTTAGTATAAGATATGGTATGTAATCACTATCCATATTCCTACTTATAACAAAAACTGTATTTCGAAAATTATTGTTTATTATGTTTTGTATCAGTTTGTAGAAGTATCTCTTTGCTACAGATTTTATCTCATTAACATTAAATTCACCGTACTTAGCTTTGAGAAATTTGATTAATTGTGTAGACGGTAATGTTTTGAGTATTTGTCTATGCTGCTTATATTTTGGCATTATTTTAAGTATTTTATTTGGAGCACCAAAGTTAGTGTATAAAATGATGGTTGGATGGTTCAAATTATTTTTCTGTGATTCTTGAACTAGATACTGTTGGAAGTTAAATAGAGAATACAACACTTCCTGAGCAGACTTTCTTAATTGGCCAAGAAAATCGTTAATATCAGCATATATGCTATCATAGTAGAGATCAAAGAATAAATTATCAATATCCAGGAAGACAGTAATTTTCTCAAACCTTGAATCGATAGCATCGACTATATTTTTTGCATCTAGAGTAGATAACCGAAACATATACAAAAATTTAGTGTAGTTGTATTTAGAAACTCTTGACAAAAAATTCATGAAATCTAAATAGGTTTGCAAAACTATTCACTTAAACATAGCTAAATTTTCTTTGATGGACGAAAAAGAGTATCTTTCACAGGACAATTTTCAAAATTTTGATCAATCTGAAGATATATGGGAAGATGAATTGACTAAACAAGATGAGGTAATTAATGAACCTGATTTGCCACAGGATGAAGAACAATATGAATTTGATAATATTGAAGTTGATGTTGAAGAAGAAGAAGTGATAAACAATGAGGAAGAGGATATTGTGATAGATATAGATGAGGATGATAATGATGAGGAAGTAGAGGATGAAAATGAAGAAGAAGATGCAATAACTAATAATGAGGAAGTAGATAATTTAGATGATTTTGATTTTGATTTTATGGATGAACAAGAGGATGAAGAAACTAAAGAAGAAAATGATGTTGAAGTATTAGATTTAAGTGATCTATACATGGAAGATGAAACGCCCAATATAGAGGAAACAGATCTAGATGATCTAGACAACTTAGCTGACTTCAACTTTGATGATAAATTTGATTTTGAATCTGAAAATGATACTCTTGAATCAGAAGAGGAACAAGCCGAGACAGAAGATTATGATACTCAAATAGAGGTGGATAACAGTGATGATGATAGTCTTATGATTGCTGGAACATTTACGCCGAACAATCAATTCATAAACATATACGCAACAAATGATAGCATATTCATAACATCACTATTCATATCTCCTGTAATCAAAGTTGATTTGAATGAAAAAAGACTTGAAGTAACTTCTGTTGTTCCAACAGAGGCAAACAAATGTGAATACACCATTTATAAGAGAAACGATAATGAGTATGCTGTGTATATACCATCTGCCAACCTAACTGTTATAATAGATAGGGAAGGTAATGTTAATGTAGTAGATTATGCTCCAGAGGGAGATGTTACATCACAATCTGACTTCAATGATTTACTTGTAGAAATTTTACAAAATAGAAATAGGGAGGAGTAAAAATGTCTGGAATAGGTAATGTAAATGATATATTACTATCTTCAATCTACTATCACTTTTTTAGTAATATAACAAAACTTACTACTCCGTCATTCTCATTAAACATCGAAAACGAACAAAAAATCAATCTAGATGATATTGAAAAACAGTTAAGTTTTGCAACAATAAATCTCAAGAATGAACAAATAACAATCAAAATCAAAACAAATAAGGAAATACGTTTTGATAAACTTATACAGGACATAGTTTTTGCTATAAACTTAATCCTAGGTAGATTGTATAGACTATCATTAATGAATGTGAATGTTGCTCAGATGACTATAAGTACAACAGGCTTCACTGAAAAGATTGACATACCCATAACAAATACGGATTTGTTACGCAAACTTGTTAAAGATAGAGTTGCATTCAGATTATTGAGACCAAAGAGTATTTTTGGTATCTATAAATTGTTTGATCCTAATGCAGAAAATTCCTTACTAGATTTAATATCATACAACATATACAAATTGAAAGTATACGATTCTATACTAGCCAAAGAATCTAGCACAGAACAACCTACAACAAAAACAGAATCTAAGATAAAACTGAACATAAACGATAAATATGATAGAACAAGATTAGTAATGGCTTTCGTTTATGCTATATTGTATGCAAAAACGAAGAATAAGGTATTTGCTCAGGAAATGTATGACAAATTAGAATACCTAAAAGTTATGGATTATATTAACAGTAATGATGGAAAAGATTTAACTAATATAATTCGTTCTATTGTGAGCAAACATCCTCTAGCAACTAGCGATATTGTTAGAAACATACCTTCCATTATTAGCAAACTAGATAAAACGCAATTAGACAAAATCAAAAAACTTAATGTAACTAAAGATGAATATGATGATGTAGGAAATTGGTTCGCTGCTGCTCTGATAGTAGATCTATTAATGTCATAAAAACTTATTTTACTTTTTTTATATTGTTTTTTCTATAACTGCAACATTAGTTTGTGAACTACTCCACCTTACAGATTACAGAAGATGGAGACTTCTTGCGGATTTGGGTTAAAATTGATTGATAGGATGTGTCATTAGCAAAACATACCACAGTATAGTTTCTGCATTAATTTGATTCTCTACAAACAGAGGAAATATCATTGTTAACATAGAACTTTTGAAACCATATGTATTTAGAAACTTGTATTTGTAGGTAGCTAAAAATTCTTCTAACACTTTTACATTTTTTTGTCTTGTTATTATAACTACTTCTTTTCCTGCAAAGTCAAATTGTATGTTACTTTTTAAATTCAAACATTTTAATGTTAGGTGTATGAAATATTTTTGAAAATGATTAGGTATTTTATATAGGTGCCTACGTGTTACATATTCAATGCTGGTTAACATCCTATTAATGTTGTAACTAATCTGATAGCTCAAAATAATTTTGTTATCATTAAGTCTAATCATGAAATAATCGTCTAGTAATCTGTATAGTGTATGCATATAAAAAAATTTAGATTATTTCTTCATTTTCTTGAATAACTGCATTTGTAATTTTATCAATGTATCTAGATTATTCTGTTTATGAATTTGAATTGTTGGTTTATTCAAATGTAGTAAATGAGTGTACATTTTAAGCATTTTTATCAATTCTTCCTGTCTTCTGTCTGACATACATATAAATTTAGATGACTTTTTGCATTAGTCAAGTAAACTATCAAATCATATAAACACCAGAGCCATACAACTTTAACATTAGTTAATGTTTGATATTCTCTACCTTTATGATAAATTGAAACACAATAATTCTTTTTTGAGTTAACAACATAAACTTTGAAATTTTTTAACCTATTGGCCACGTTAATAACTTCTAAAGGTAGTTTATCTTTTGATTGATGTGTATCCAACTTATCCTGATGCAATACAACATTAGCTATAAACCTAAGAGCATAATCTACATCATGATACTTAAATATTGGAGCATATATCTTATCAGACAAATTTAAAAAGCTTTTATCTACTGTAATTAGGTTGTGTTCATAATCAATTTGCAGACGAAAATCATGAATAAATTTTTGTATTTTGTCTGCTTGCTTCATGATAAAAAATTTAGTGTAATTGTAAAAGTTTATCTCAAAAGATCAATGTATGGTAAAAACAATAGTTTTGGTTGTAGCATCCTGTAGTGTACCCATACTGTCTTGGTAGATTATTTGTAGATTTTCAGATCCTCTGTGTTTTGTAGGATGAGGTCTATTCTCTCTGTGTTTGTCAGATAAATGCTTTCGTTGTAAGCTACAGCCTCTACAAAGATTTTCTTCCTGTTGATATACACAACAACAAGCTTTGGTTCCCACGGGTTCATCCACTCAGGGTATGCTAAGATCATGTTTTCTGTTGGAATACTTCTTTCCTTCACTAACCATAAGTTTTCGTTGATTTTGTAGATGAAATAGATACTGGCTTTAGTCTTTACCTTTATCTGCCAAGGTACAGGTAAGCTATACTCTACCCTCACATTCCCTACTTTGCCTGTGCCCATAAAGATTTTAAAGGATCTACTTCTTTGCTTTAGCTTCTTTTCTTTCTCCATAGCTTTCCTCCTGTCGCTTGTTCTCCTCTTGGAATTCCTATACGAATAAGGGATTTATACATTAAACTGTAATACAGATATTCAGCTACATTTGAAACTCTTCTGCGTCTCTGATGCTTGCTACAATCGTCATATAAACCAACTAATGGATTGCAAGTATGCAAATCTTTCCGGTCAATACTCAACATAAGTCGTTCATCTGGATTATCCCTTAGCAGAATATCATCAAAATCAATGTTAAGTATTCTTCTAGCAAAACTGAAAGCAAGTTCCATAACATATAAATTTAGATTTGTTTTGGTTTTTCAAATAGGAGTAAAACTAATTAACTTAACTATGCTAAACATTTATTTTCATCAATTTGAACCACATGATGTAACAGGTATAATAGCTTTGGTTGAATCATATATCAGTATACATACTTGGCCTGAATATAATTACGCTGCTTTGCACATATTTGTCTGTGGTGATTTTGAAAAGGCATTTACTTCTTTGGATTATTTGAGAGAAAAATTGAGACCTATGTTTGTAAAAAAAGAAATACATTTGCGAAGAACTAA